CCTTACTATAAGCCCGATTGATTCTGGGCAAGAAATAAGTATAACAGACCAAAATCTTGTCGGGACAATTGTCAAATATAGCACTGGATGGTGCTGCTTTGTTCGAAAGAATAATGGCGAAATGGTAGTTGTGAAAGATAATGTTGGAACAAAAGGAAAGGCAATGCAGGTTGTTATGGGGGAAATCAATGCCAACGAACATTAGAGAGCTTATGGATTTTTTTGATAGGGTAGGTGTTAAATGCAAAAGAAAATCCTCCAAACTCAATGGTGTTGTCATTATAGGTATGGATTCTGAAAAAGTTTATTCATCAGGGGGTAATCCGTCTGCTTAAATCTCGTTTATCTTCGATAAAATGGTGATTTTTTTACGCATTATATTTGGGTAGGAGTAGTTATGGGAAGAGAATCGTTTTTCAAGTTAGGACCGGGAAAGATTGGTTACCGGCCCTGACTTTTCTTGTTGTAACCATGAACAAAAGGAGGAAGTAGATGACCCCAATTAGCATTGGAGAATTAAAGAAAGCAATTAAGAGGGGTGAACCATTTGAATTTATTCCATTTTATGTGAGTGTTTTTAGCAACTGGTACCCTGCTATATTTGAAGAGGACGGAATTATATATCCAACGTCCGAGCACTATATGATGGCAAAGAAGGCAGAACTTTTTGAGGATTCCTTTATCTTGAAACAAATATTGGATACGGAGAATCCGGGAGTAGCAAAGGTTCTCGGTAGGCATGTGTCAAATTTTAACATCAAGATATGGAGAAAACATAGGTTTGATATAGTAGCTCAAGGCGCTGCTTTGAAGTTCGTACAGAATCATGAGCTGAAACTTGAACTTCAGGCAACTAAAGGTAAAATTCTTGTCGAGGCCAGTCCGGTGGATAGGATATGGGGGGTAGGTCTTGATAAGTCTGATAAGAAGGTTCATGACCCCTTTGAGTGGAGAGGTAAAAATCTGCTTGGTTTTGCTTTAATACGAGCAAGGCAGCTTATAAGGAGTACAACGTGGAGAAGCAAAAACTTGAAGTAACAGGTGTAGACATGAAAAACCATAGGGAAGTATCCGTTGACTTCTTTGATCTACTTAGTGCTGATCGAAAAAATTTTGTTATGGAATGTGTCGCTTGTTTCCAGTATAGAAACGGCAAGCGGAACCATGACGGTTCTTTAGGGGTAATTAGAATAACTCCAAAAGAATTGAATGATATTTTAGCATATGCCATGGAGCATAGTGAGCATATTACCTAAAGTAACAGGAGTACAACATGGAGAAGCAAAAACTTGAAGCACTTCTAAACAAGTGGCGAAAGCAGGAAAGAAGTCTTCAAATAACTACCGGCTGTGTTCGGGTGCGCCGGGATCGGGAACTACAGCTAAAGTATCTTCGGACCTGTATCTCCGATCTTGAACAAATTGTTCGGGAACGTGACAACTACTTTTGTCCATTTTGCGGTGGCAATTTGAGTGATATTGGAGAAATCAACTATGAACAACACAAGGGTTAACAAATAGAATTATAGAGGAGGAAGTAATGGATGAAAAATATGAAAACATGACACAGGAAGAAATATTTGATGGCCTTAAAAAAGGTAAATTTATGGGTAGGCCGGTTAAAGAATGGATTGAGATGGATTCGGAATATCTAAAGGCAGCACCGAAAGCTGAAGCATTATTAAAAGAAGTAGTTCGCTTGCGTGGGAAAGTATCAATATATGAAGATCGTATCCGGGGAATATGGTCTTTTGTCGAGTCGATGAGGGAAATGGAAAGAAAAGTAGGGATTAATCCTAAGAGTAAAGTGATAGGAAAACCGATAGAAGAATCACAAAAAAAGGGGGGATGATGACAAAAGTTAAAAGTGGAAGAAAAAAATCATGTACGAATTGTGGGCTTTTAAAAAGCATAGGGCACAAATCAATAAACAGGCTGAACTTTGTGGATATGTATAGTGCAGGATATGGATTTTGCACTTGGAAACCTGAAGAAAACGATTTGCCAGTTTCATGGGCTTGTAAGCTCACAAAACATATAATCAATTCGCTACACCTACCGATAGTTAAAAGGGTTATTAAACGTCGCTATGGTGATCCTGATTTTTATTGCCCGAAGTGGAAGCCTGAAAAGGTTTGTGTTTGTTCTGACCGTTTTACTACCAAAGATGTAAACAGGAATGGTTTTTGCCGTTGGTGTCATGGGTTTGTTGACGATGAAGGCTCAAGGGGTAGTTCCCCCTATCGATACAATAGGTCGAAAGAACTACCGAAAGAGGATGGCATGTATTGGCGGCAAGAAGTATATGGTCCGGGGGCGGTTGGATTCCGAAAGATAGTTTATTTGCACCGTGAAGAAATACATGATGGAGTATCCGTGTTTTGTGATGGATGGTTAATAAACAGAAAGATTAAATACCGATGGACCGGCCCTGTTGAAGCGCCTGAAGACTATCGTGAAGAAGACTATCGTGAAGAAGACTATCATGAAGAACAAAAGGAATGGTAGCCAATGAAAAGGACAAAATGGTTTCGTCTTGTTGATGATGGTGATTTTGTTTTAGGGTATTTTCACAACTTAATGAAAGCAAAGAGGGGTTTCAATGCTTTTGGTGAAAAATAAACTACAATGGTAGTTTATATTGAAACAATTAGTGATAAGGGATGGCAAAGGGCATCATTGCCGGAAAATAAACAGGAGAAGGTTGATATGAAAATTTATACTTATTATAGAGGAAAGGTCCATTCTCTTGAAGTTAAGGAAACAGAAAAGTTATTTATTGCCAACAAAGGAGCTGCCGCTTTTAGCTTTATTAGGAGATTTAGAAAGGATGGCTGTTGCTTAACACCTGTTGCTGCGGTGAATAAAGAAATTGGATTTCTTAAAGCGAGAATATCAGTTAAAAGAAGACATCTCATTGATGATGAGAAACGGCTTGATAAACTTCTTCACCTACTTGTCGAGACGTATAGTTGATACGGTCTGAAAAAGATGTTCCATGGTGGAGGTGCAAACATCTACTTTGTGGTGTAAAGAGTTATGACGCTTGCCATCTTGGTTTCTTTCCACCTATACCTGCCGTGGTCAATGTAGAAGTTCCTTCCAGGTCAAAAATAAAAAAGCCGGAATGTTTTTATGGTGAGAATAAAATTTGTGATTGCTATACATCTATAGACAAGAGGACAAACAATGAATAACTTTAAGGATGTAAAAAGAATGGAGAATAAGGCAAAGGTAATTTATTTTGCGGACGCTGGCGGTGACTTGGAAGAAGAAAAAGAAACAATAGAAAAACTACTCAAACGGAATGAAATCTTCTTCGATATAAAAGCTGTTGACCTACCACCTTTTGATGAGAAGTTTGATGTCTTGTTTTTTGATTGGGGTGGTATTTCTGTCGGTAATAGTATGCTTGAGCATTTCTGTCGTTATATCATAAATCATGCCGAAGACCATCCGGGAAATGTATATGTTATGACTTCTCAAATGACCGAAGCAGCAATGATAGATGCCCTGTCTGTGATTCCAGATCGTCCTGAAAATATTTATTTGGACATCGGGCATGGCGATACATTGATGGCATTAAAGGTTTTTTCAAACCGGTAGTTGGAGGCATAAAAATGTTAGTTAATTGTCCATTTTGTGAGAATAAAATAGTGGTTTGGATGCACAATGAAGATGTGAAATTTTTTCCTCACGTTATACTATATGAAATCCGTTGTACTTGTGATTTGTTTTGTAATGCCGATTCGGTGGAAAGGTTGTGGAAGCAAGAAAACACCATTGTTTGTTCTAGCTATAGTCTTGAAGAAGCCATAAAAAGATGGAACAAATGGGCAGTGAAAACAAAGTCATATTTAAAAAAGAAAGAAGTGGAGGACAAAATGGTAATCCGTGGAAACAAAATGTCAGAACAGGAGGGCAAGATGGCGGTACAGGAAAAAGTAAGGAAAACAGTTGGAATCAAGGTAGTTTACGCCATTCCGAGTGAGATGACTGCTCATGAACAAGCTGAATTAGAAGAAAAAATCAATACTGCCATGATAACAATTGGTGCAAAGTGGTATGCCCAAGGGGTCGAGTTGGCAACTATGGAAAGGGATATAGCTTTCGATGTCCCTTATGGTAGTTGAAGGAGGTATTTTCATGATAGTAAACGGCCGCAATTATGGTCTATGGGGGCAGTTCGTTGAACGCAAAGAAGAGTTCATTGGTGGTACTTTGGAAGAAACGGACGGAAGGGAAACAATTACAACAAAGATAACCGGCATCGAGTTGAAGCCGAATGGCGATGATTCTGCTTTTTTTCAAATATGTGGGGAGGATTTTAGCTGTGGTTTTGACGCTCAATGTGGAGGGGTAGATGGGGCACATTCAGGGGAAGGATGGATTGCTTTTGCCTCTGTATATGGTCTATCCTTCAAGATAAAACAGAAAGGGGATGAAGATGGCTGAAAAAGAAAATGAGAAAAAAGCAGTAGATCAAGCAATCCAGTTTAATGATATGGCTGCGAAGTGTGAAACCTGCAAAGAATTGAAGCCTTATGGTAGTTATATTACTATCGGCAGTGATTGTATAAACCCTGATGTTAAGCCACATATAGGATCATTTCATTGTCTTGACTGTTGCTTAAAATGCTATAGAAAAGGCTCTTGCTTTAAAAATATAGATACTCCTTGGCATGTTCTGGCTCCCTTGTGCCGTGTTGCCAAGTCGTTTTATTCTGTTGAAATGGAAGTCATGTCTGAAGTCGTAAATTCTTTTACTTCCACTATAGAATATAGTTCCAAGCAAATATCTATAGTTCTTAGTTCTGAAGATACCACGTTGCCTGAAAGTAAAGTTAAAATAAATAGTGAAATTAACTTTATTCATAGGCTTTCACAAGTGTTTGTTGCCCTGAAGAGAAGATTGATATCCAAGAAAGAAGGTTAATATGAAGCTATATTTACTATATGGCTATGAACCGAAGACAAGGCTTATCGAAACCGTTAACGGGGAAGTTCCATTTATCGATTGGATTCAGGAGGAGATGAGAAGAATCAAAACGGCAAACCCAAACAGGGTAGTTATGATTGATGTGCAAGGGACCAATGCGGCATTATTTGTTAATGATACCGGTTTTCGTAGGGTGGGGCAAACATTTCAATTTAAAGCTTCGATTGATGTTTAATTGATAAAAAAAGGGGGGCAGCAATGGCAACTAATTTTGCTATACATCATATAAAAGCAAAGATAAAGTTTAATACAGTATATAAATGTGCATCATGTAGTAATAAGGCTATAGGCAGGACTATGTTTGTTGAGTTTGACGGCTCATCTACAACTGAGCTGAAGGATATGGTAGATAGTATTCACCAGTCAGCTAATTATATGCCTGTTGGGTGGTCATTTAATGGTAAGTTTAATTGTGGGTGTGGTAGGTAAATGAAGATAGCATTTTCATTGCTTGCTTGTTTAAGGTGATGTTATGACAGATGAAAAGGTGATTAAAGCTGCAGTCAATGTACTTATGAAGCCTATTTTAGACTTGCTACAAGATGATCCGCATATGTGGAGTATGCGGCCATGTAGTACCTGTAGGGCAATATCGTCTATGGTAGGAAAACCGTTTGGCTGTTATTTTTATGCTCAGAAAATGCGTGAACAAAAATGCAAAAAGGAGGATAGCAATGGATGATATTAAACTTCAGGCAAATATGCAACGTGGTTCAAGAATGGGGGCTGATTTAAGAGAAAAATTCCTTGATGAAGCTATAGGTTTAAGAGAAAAATTCCTTGATGAGGCTGCAAAACAAAGTATAAAAACCACATCTACCGGTAGACCAAAAATCAATAACTTTGATAGGCTTCTTGACTGGGAGAACTTCGATAATCATATGTGTTCCTACATTTCCGGGCCGCAAGAAAAGTATGGAACATCTTTGAAGTTTAACGATCTATGTCACTATACCGGATTAAGGGTTATGACTTGGAATATCTTGAAGTATGCCCTTCGTCTGTGGAATATGGCCGGGAAGGTTAATGACTTTGAGAAGATCGCCCATTATGCACAAATGGCATGGACATTGAAAGAACAACAAAAAAGGAAACCACCATTTTTTTCTGAAGATACAGAAGGGGATTATGTAGTTGTCAGAGAAGAACCCATTAGCTTTTCAAATGTAACTGTAGATCAACTTCGTGAAGATAGTGATGAATTCTTGAAAGTGAAGAAGGTTCTGGATAACTATCCTAAACTTAACAATCGAATTGGTGGACTGCTTGTTCATGTGGCTGTGGAGCAGTTGTGTGAGATTGCTTCTATTCCTCATAATAATACTTTCCCAGAGATTATTGATCGGATAGGCGGCATCCTTTCCACCGTCGATATGATCCATGCCGGGATGGATTTGCCTGATGCCGTACAAGGGCTTGTTGATGAAAATAAGAAGCTGAAACAAAAGATTGAAAGACTACAAGCACTTGAAGCTGAAGCACTTGAAGCTGAACTTGAAAACGCCTCTATGCTTAAAAAGAAAATCAAACACTTAACCAAAACAAATAAAGACCTATGCAAAAAGAATAGGGGTTTGGCCGGGCAGTTAAGGAAGGTAGAAGAGAAGGTGGAAAAGCTGAAGTCCTTGGCTGATAAAATGGATGTTGGATGTAGTGGACGATTTATAGAAAATTCGGTAGGCTCTGTGACTTCTCAAGAGCTGTCCCATGTTGTATTCGTTGGTGGTCCTGATGATGGGTATAGGATGGAACTGGAAGCAGCCAAATCATTAATCGATGCTGAAATCAAAACGGGTATTCCGATTCGGAAAGATCCAAATTCTCTAAAATACTATCTTGTGAACCTTCAGGTTTACTATCCTATGAATGTTTACTATCCTATGAATGAGCATTCATTCAATATGTTAGGGCTTGTTCTTTGGTATGCCGTCCCGAAAGAAATTTTTGATGTGATAAACAAATCAGACAACAAACAAATTGCACAATTCTTAATTTCCTTTTATGAAGGATATAGAAGACTACCTGCAAACACAAATAAAATCCCTGAAGAGACTGACACCTTGAAGAAAAGGGTAGAAGAGTTGACAGTAAGGGTCAAAGAGTCGGAAAGTCAAAAGGCGGCACTTGCTATCAATGGCGATATGAAGGATAAAACAATTAAAAAACTTAAAGAATATTTCCTTTTTGATCCTCTTGATGATACAGATGTTTTTTTTAAGAATGAAGGTGTATTCACGAACTACCAAAATTCGCCTGATGTTCTCTTTATCGGTGGGGTGCGTGATGGTGAAAGACTATCTGCTGAAGAAATAAAAAAAGAAATTTGCAAGGAGGGCTTTATAAGTCATGGTGATTTAATTACTTCCGACGATGGTTCTAAGTATGTTATCGTTAAAATTTCTTTCAACCAAAAACCCCTTGAATTTGGCGTATCCGCAAATGAAGTACTTAATCATACTTTTTTCTTTGCTATCCCTGAAGATAGCCATAAAAGCGTTAGTATATCAAATTTCGTTTTAGAGAATCCAGGCGCAAGATTAAAGCTGTTTCTTGATAAACTTCAGCAATGGTATCGGGTGACTGATGATGGTTGAAAGGTATGGAAGAAATACTGTGATAAGGGGGATTTAAGAAGCTTAAAGTTTAAAAAATAACCTATTTCATTTAGCCTGTATTAAATGATCTTTTTAAACTAATAGTAGGGTGAGGCTTTATTATATTACAGAGCTTAAAACTTAAATAAGGAGGTTTGTACGATGGCTGATGAGGAAATTTCATTAAAATGGATTTTATAAAAGATATGACTAAAGATATAGAAGTTACATGTGATGATTTTTTTGATATCTGCTCTGCTTCTGATTACTGTATGGCGGCATATTCAAATGCAAATATTTATTTTCGCAAGGATAATCTTCAGTTAATTGGGGTCCATATTCTTAAAAGCAATAGTTATTTTATCAATGCTGATTATTCTAAATTGTATTTAAAACCGGTAGAAGTGGCATAATTGGTGAAAAAAGATATTGATCAGAGATATGGTGAGAGGATAGTCAGAAAGGGTGGTCAAATTCTTTTTGATCATCATATTTATACTTCCAGAAAATTACAAGACAGAGTAGGTCATTGTGTCAAGGTAAAGGGATATGGGTATGGCGCTATAGATGTTTCTCTATTGTCCGAACAAACAACGGGCATTGGGGGAAAGGTGATTTTATATGTATGATAGAGCATGAAGACAAACATGGGGGGAAGGTATAATGGAGGCGATAAAGATTGAAGGGATGAATGTAGTTGTTGCTGAAAATCAAAATGAGTATGAGACAATTCATGGACATGTTGACCCGGATGATCCGCAGGGAGTTATCACATACTGCTTTAGGTTTTCAGAAGAAGAATTGGTGGAAATAGCAAAGACAAATAGGATATATGTTCAACTAATGACCTTTAAGTGCAATGTTCAACCGATAAATATAACTACCAAGAACCCAATTCAAAAGAGTAAGGACGATTAAGATGATTTTTATAATGTTTGGTCAGTGTTGTTCGGCAAGTGGTTCGATTTTTTATCAGAGAAAGACTTTACCTTCACGGTAGGCGGATGCTTCTTTTGTGATTGGGTATATACCCCAATATGGGATACTTTACAAGATGCTTTTGAATATGAAGAACCTGATCTTTCCTGCCTTGAACAACTATCCAAAGAGGCAAGAGAACTATTATTTTCAAAAATTGATATATAGGGGGTATTATGGGGGTTATGAGGTGTGACAGAAACGGCTGCGGAATTATTATGTGTGATCGGTATTCTTATGAATATGGCTATATCTGTGATAGATGTTTTGAAGACCTTTTGGAACAGCTTGGCAGTGGGACAGTTGAAGATATTAAAGAGTTTATGTCTGAACCATTAAGGGTAGTGTCAAAGCAGTCGATTCGGAGTGAACTTGAGAAAATATTTGTAGATCAAAATGCTGCTGTTGAATAGAGATATGAAGAGAAAACATATTTTGCACTTCTAAATAAGGAGGGGTTTATCATGGATTGGGGATCATTTATGTTCAAGTTGGTTGAAGTGATTGGTGCTTATTTTGTTATTTCCGGTGTAATTACTTTTTTCTGTTGGCAATATGGAAAGGCACAAAAGAAACAGGCAGTTTATTATGAAAAGAAAGATCACTGGATTGGCTATTTTTACAGTGGTGCTTTTGGAGGTACAGGAAGGGTAGTTTATATATGCCTTATTCCAAGATTTCTTATTAGGATTGAAAGGAAAGGGCAAAACAAAAGAGTTTAAAATATAAAGGAGATAGCAAATGAGCAACTATACTTTTGAAGAACTTGAGAAGCTTTCGGTAGCTGAGCTTGAAGCCCTTAAAAAAGAAAAGATGGTAGAACTTGCAGAAGTCAGACAGGGCAAGATGGTTCTGATTGGCAATATCCTGTCTTTCCAAGGGTTGATTGAAGTTGAAAAGAAAAAGATTCAATTCAATCGTAATAGTCTGAAAGAAGCTTTTTATCACCTGTATGATGGGACGGTCCCTGATTGTGAGCCTGTCTTGGTTCGTGGCTACTTTTCCGTTACACATGGGGGGTTTGTCTTCGGGTATAACTGTCAAGATGGTGGTGGTTATGTTAAATTGAAAGACCTATCGGAAGATACCATTATTAAGCCGGTCAGAATTTTGGAGGGATAATCCAGAAGAAGCAAAGGGAAAAGTCATGAAAAGGCAGTTTCAATTAATGTGCCGGTACAAAAAATACGAGTTCTGCCGTTATGTTGGGTGTTTGAAGTTAAGGGAATCTGTATGTATATTAAAAGATAGGAAGTGCATCTATACCGCAAAACAGCTTCATAAATTGCTTGAAGCCAAAGGGTTTGAAATTGTAAAGGAGGATAAATGAAACAATGTAGTCATGAAAATACTCATCCTGAAGAGTGGCCGGATGGAGGCATAGAAGTCTGTGATGATTGCGGGATGTCCCGGCACGTTTGGGAGTGGGGTGAATCAGGATGGATAATGGTTCATGATATCCCAAAATGTAGAAAAAAATTACAAGAATATATAGACTGTATAAAAGCAATGCACTTGAAGAAGATTAAAAAAGACCTGTGATGATCATGCAAATTTTCAAGCCTATAAAAAAAAGATAACTCCTGATACAATGGAAATTGATGATCCTTTTTATGATCATTCTCACGGAATGAGTATTGATACTGAAATCACCTTATGCTCAGTAGTTTGTGAGGAATGGAACTATACCTTCATGAGTCCACGAAAACGCATTACATGCCCACTCTGTTTAGATATAATTAGACATTGCAAAACATATAAACTATAAATATAAAGGAGTAGTTATGAAACGGGATATGATAACCGATGAACAAATAGAGAGAGCAAAAGAACTAATAGTTGAGCGTCTTCATGCTGTAATTGAACAGAAAGGAAAAGACTCATTTGCTTCTGCTCAAGAATTACGTGGGGTCCTTAATACAGAAGTTGATGAATTCAATAAGGAAGTAAGGGTTCATGGCAATTCACGTCGCCTTAAACATGAGTTATGTGATGTTGCCATTACCTGTATTTTTGGTATTGCTTGCATAAACGCTCAAAGGTCGAAGGGTAAATGAAGTTATTTTAAAGGAGGTACTATACCATATTCATGTGATCCGGCAGTCATGGACCTTTTTAAAAGACAGACCTTTGAAAGGTTATTGAGATTTGTCAAACCGTCATACATGGAAATATTGTTTGGTGGGACAAGATTTGAAGGCAAAATTATTCAATTTGAAAGATATCAAGATATTGAATACAAAGAATATCGTAATATGTGGGAGTAGTTTTGCTTAAATCGATTCACCATTATCCATTTGCTTATCCGTGTAGGGTTAAGGGATGTGCCAAAAAACGGTGTAATGGTAGGTGTTCTTTGCCTTCACACATAGAAAAGAATGGCAAATGTATATCTTTTACTTATGATAGGAGAAATGAATTGAAAACAAATGTAGTGCATTTTCTTTTATATCAGAATCCTGAAGACTATGCTTGTGGTTCTTACGGAACCTTTCTTTCTGCTACAACAAATGAAAAACTTGTTACCTGTAAAACCTGCCTTGCTTTCCTAAAAAGAAGAGCAACCGGGAAAAAAAGGTATGTAGAAAGAATAAGGTCATCAAAAACAAAGATGGATTATTTCACTACTTCTAATATAATTGGAACAGAAGAAGTGAAATCAATGAGGGAGAACGGGTTTACTTTTCGGGAAATAGGGGATATACTTGGAGTGTCAAAACAAAGAGCATATCAAATATTTTCAACTGATAAAAGTGTGCCAAAAAGGAACGCTGAAATATTTAAGGCGATATGGTGGAACGGGAAGAAGAAAATGATGCGTGTTAGAAAGGGGTAGATAAGGAAGTCTTTAATACCACCTAAACTTTTTAAATAATCGGGAAGAAAGAAGAGTTGCGAATTGACACCTGACGATCTATTAAACTTGACTAATACAGCACGGCTTCTTGAATGGCAATATGAACTTGATACCTATAATGATAAAGAACTACGCAAGATTCAAAGGGCAGTAAATAAAGCCCGGAATCAGGTTGTCAGCTATGTTCAAGAGCGTGGAGATAAGATAAAGGAATGGAGTGAAAGACGGTCTGAACAGATAATTGATGAGATGGATCGTTTAACTACCGGTCTTCAAACACAACTTGGTGAAAGCATATCCAAAATGGCGACAGCTACTGCTGTTGCATCTATCCCTGCCTATAATGATATCCTATCTTTTGGTGGAAAAGTGGTTGGCTTTAATAATGTAGCTTTATCTGCCGCACAACTCAAATCAATAGTGGAAAAAACTCCTGTAGGTGGCAGACTTCTTCGTAATTCATTGAAGGATGGCACTCAAGGGTGGATGCAAAGAACATTTACTGCGAAGATGCAGGGGGAACTTCGTGAGGATTTACTCGCTGGTCGCTTGAGAGGTTTTGGACCAAGGGAACTTGCAAAGGCGATCAGGGAGAAGTTTGATAATCTTTCTAAAAAAGAAATTATTACTCTTGCAAGAAGTTATAACCATGCCGCATCTACTAAAGCAATGGACCTTGTTTATCAGCAGAATCAAGATGTTGTAAAAAGAGTAAAATGGACTGCTACTCTTGAAACAGGATATAAGAAAAAGGGCCGGGGAACTTGTATAAGATGTGCTGTCCTTGATGGAAGGACATTTGAGCTTAACGACCACCCTCCTTGCCCGTTACATCCAAGGTGTAGATGCGTTTTGACTCCTGTTACCAAATCATACAAAGAGCTTGGTCTTGATGTAGAGGAAGTAAAAGAAGGGTCAAGACCGTATACGAAGAGGACAAGGTATGAAAACATTGATGTGGGTAGGAGAAAAAAGATATTATCTATAGGCCAACATGAAGGCAATTATGGGTCTTGGTTTTATAAGCAAGGGCCAAAATTCCAAAAGGATATGGTAGGTCCGAATAGAGCAAAACTCATCCGAACCGGAGAAATAGATTTTGATGATTTAATCCGAATAGACCCAAGAACCAATGAAGTAGTTGTATTGCGTCTTGATGAGTTGACTGGAGATAAAGATTGGAGAAAAAGAATTGATTTGACTTCTGGATTAAGGGCTGAAGCAATAGCAGCAGAAAAAAGACAGGGAAGACTGTCAGCTAAAGCAAGGGCAAAGCTGACTAAAAAGCAAGAAGCTGATTACAAGACCAATATGATCATGAACAAGGAGAAGTGGACCATTGTCGATCTTACAGAAGCTGAAATTGCTGATAAAATAGGTGCAGATTGGATCAAAGGCACTCGACCATTTGATTTGTTTCTTGACAATGAATTTATTGAAGTTAAGACGGTTATCAGGCATAATCCAAAATTAGGACTCAATCATAAATTGCAAGTAGAGCCTGATGCAAGAATAAGAAAAGAAAAGTTTGCTAAAAAATATGGGGTACGACCGCATATTGTATCGATAGTTAAAGATCCTGATTCACCTTTATACGGGAAGATATTTTATCGAAGTGAAATAGGTGCGTGGCGTCTTAAAAACATGGAAGAAATTGCGGATTATGACGCCTTAAAAGCAAGGATATTGAAAGGTAGACGCAAAAAAGCACCCAAAGAAGCAATTAAGAAAATGCCGTCTGTTGAAACTTTAAAACAAGCAGAAGATTGGGGCAGAAAGAATCTTGCAGATGTAGTTGATTATGATGAACTGTCTCCGGAAGTTGCTCATATGTTCAATGAATATGCTGCTGGTGCAATTAAAAAAATGAATGTGAAGATCAAGCAGATTGTCTTCGATGAGGATTTATTTGATGACTTGACTCTTGGGTTATCAAAGGAAAATGGCACGCTAATATTCAATCCAAAGTCTATTAGGACTAAAGAAAAACTTGAAGATTTAATGGAGTCTCAGTTTAAAGCTAATCAATTTACCACTTCTTCTCCCGGCCATGTTTGGCGACATGAGATTGCCCACCAAAGATATTTTCAGTTGGGTGGCACAGAGGAGATGGCAAATGCTGCTATCCCTAAAAAAGTTTTTGAGCAAATGAAAGAAGATATTAGTAAATGGAAGGGATGGTACAAAAAATACATTTCCAACTATGCTACTATGAGTGAAGGTGAATTTTATGCTGAAATTTTAGCATGGGAAATGGATGGCAGGTTTATTCATCCTGTAATAAAAAAGTATATGGTTTCTATCGAAAGGAAGTTAAAAAAAAATCTCATAAAGAGGGTAGCTGCCGAAAACACAAAATGATTGATGGCTAAAATTGAAGGTCAGACAGGAAGTTTTGTTTATGAGAGGGAAAAGAAATGACAACTAAAATTCTAAAGTGCGCTACATGTCTTTTTAAACCTACTCCACAATGGATTGACTTGAAAGCTGGTATGGGAAAACTGTCTTGTCCCCGATATAAAAGCGGTAAGGTTCCTGAATATGTAAGGAAATCAGAAAAATCTTGTGCAAGATATAGGGAGAAGAAATGATTAATATTTATGAGGGCAACAAGTGGAAAGGTGAAGTTAAAGTAAGTACTCTTAGGTTCATTTATGGTGTTGCTTCTGAGATGGGCGATGCAGGCGCCTCTGGCATGAGGGGCATAATTGACTTTTTAAATCTTGGCTATACCGTTGATCCACAGTTAGTTGCAGAAATTATCATGTCTATCAAATTCCCAGAAGTAGATGGCATTGACAAGAGTATTTCTGATTTTTCAAATTTACTTAGTAAGTCCAAAAGACCAGTAACCCTTGCTGTATAAAATATTACTTTACTTTTATAATATTTGATTTTATAATAGCACCATTATGAAATTGATTTTACAGAAACTTGAAGCTTTGCTTAATATTTTGAAGAGGGACAACTTTTCAGGGAAAGCAGTTTTTAGGTTTGAACTGATAATTAATAGTGGAGGTTTGAGAGATGTAAAAGTTTTTCAAATAAATGAAAAACAGATTAGTTGACGGATTTCTTTTTAATCCCTTGCCTTGAGGGTAGGTAAGGATTTATTTTAAAGCCCGTGTTGAGTCGCAAAGCGTCTTGGTGCGGGTTTTTTATTGGTAGTTATTGGCCGGATGGTCATAAATTTAATGGTAGTTGCGGATGGTGTCCGCAGGAAGGAGTCAAGTCATGCCGTGGAAAGTAGATGAGAATGGACAAATTGAGGTAAAAGATGGCAATCCAGTATTCATTCATGGTGACAAGAGTGAAGCACCTTTTGATGGAGATGGCACAGTCAAGACGATTGCTGCTTTGAAGATGGAAAGCCAAACACGAAGGGAGAAGCTTCAAAGCTTTAAGAAAATAATGGAGCCTTTGAAGGATGTTGGTGTTAATATTGACACTGGTGAAGGCCTTGGTGACTATATTAAATCTTCTGCTGATGCTGTTGAGACAGTTAAGAACTTTAATGATTCAGACCTTGTAAAGGCAGATGAGGTTGAAAAGATCAAGAAGTCACAAAAAGATGCCTATGAAAAGAAGCTTGCTGACCAGGACAAAGCATACAAATCGGTCATTGAGAGAAAGGAAACCAGGATCAATAAACTTGACAAAACCCTGCGGGATAGACTTATTCGAAGTGAGTTTGAAAACAGTACTTTCATTCGGAAGAAAACAGTGCTGTTGCCTGAGTTTGCTTACAGCAACTTTGCAAAGAACTTTGAATTTGAGGAAAAAGATGGAATCCTTGTGCCTTTTGCTGTTGATGGTAAAGGGGATAGGATTTATTCTTTGAAGAATCCAGGTCAACTGGCAACCCCAGAAGAAGCAATTGAGATTTTGATCAATAGCCATCCTAATAAAGAAGGTTTGCTCAGAGGAAGTGATGTTGCTGGCGGTGGAGGGCAACCAAGTTTTGATGCTGGCGGCAGAACAACTATCCCGAAAGGTGACCCTGTTGCGTTTGGCGCAAATATTGAGGATATTGCTTCAGGCAAGAAAAGAGTAGCTGTAGATCAATAAATTAAAGGCAGTCCGACTACCTCCATTTGGTTCCGGTAGTTGACAGGATTGCCGAAACCATTAGACAGAAGGAGGTAGAACAATGCCGAACGTATTAACCGCAGTTATTCCCCAACTTTTGGCCCAAGGACTCCTGGCACTCAGAAGCAATTCTGTTATGCCAAGGCTTGTTAACAACTCTTATGACACGATGGCTGCAATGCAGGGTGCAACCATCAATGTGCCTATCCCCTCTTCCATCGCAGTTCAGGCGGTGAATCCGGCAAACGTACCGCCTGTGACGCCTGACGTCCAGCCAACCTCTGTTCCTATTCAGTTGAGCAAATGGTATGAAGCACCTTTTTATCTTACCGATAAAGACCTGAAGGAGTGTATGGATGGAACAATTCCGATGCAGGCAAGCGAAGCCATAAAGGCTGTAGCGAACCAGGTTGATGGAGACATCATGGCTTTGTACGCTGATGTCTATGGCTTTGCCGGCACTCCTGGTTCTACTCCTTTTGCTGCTGATGTTTCCGAAGCTACCGAAGCAAGAAAGGTGCTCAACAATCAGCTGGCACCTCTTGATGATCGTCGGATGGTTATTGATCCTGATGCAGAGGCAGAAGCACTTGGTCTGAGGGCATTTCAGGATATGTCTTTTTCCGGTAGTGCTCAAGGGATTGTCGATGGTGAAATTAACCGGAAGTTGGGATTTGACTGGTTTATGGATCAGCTTATTCCTTCCCATACAGTAGGTACTGCTGCTGGTGGTGGCTATACCACAGATGCTGCTGGTTATGCTGTTGGTGTGAAAACTGTAACCACCATCGCAGGTGCTGGTACTTTTGAAATTGGGGATGTTTTCACAATTGCAGGTGACACTCAGACCTATGTTGTGACGGCTACTTTGGCTGCCCCTGGCGCCTTGAACTTTGAGCCTGGACTGAAAGTTGCTATTCCTGCTGTCGCAACTGCTATTACCCTGAAGGGTGTAGCAAGCACAGCATATCCGCAGAATTTGGTCTTTCACAGGGATTGCTTTGCTTTTGCTTCCAGACCTCTTGCTGATAACACCGACGGTCTTGGCAACATCATTCAGGCTGCAGTTGATCCGGTCTCAGGAGTTGCGCTCCGTCTTGAAGTGAGCCGTGAGCACAAGCAAACCAGATACAGCTATGACATTCTGTATGGCTGTTCTACTGTCCGTGCACCTCTTGGTGTCAGACTTTGGGGATAATATGTTTTAATGGTTTGGATGCCGGCTTGCTTTTAACTCCGGTTATCATCAAATGGTTTGCTGGCATCCAATAACAGAGGAGTTTTCGCTTCACTGCGATGCTCAATATTACTCCTCCTTTTCCCTGACCGGTGGGAACTCAGCCTCCCACCGGTCTATTCCCAAACAAACAAAATAAGAGAGGTAGACATGTTAGAAACAGTTAGAGTAAAATCAAGCAAGCATCCGAATGGTTTCTATGTAGTGAACAAAGAGGATTTTGATGATGAGACCATGGAACTTTTTGAATCGAAACCGAAGAAAAAGGCTGCGGAGAAAACTGAGCCTGAAAGAGTTTCAAGGAAAAAAGCAGCCAAAAAGGATAAAAAGTAATGGCTCAAACACATATTCTGTTAAATAATGTGGCTGCTCTTGGTGCTGGTCCGTGGTTAAAGATTCCACCTTTAAGGCTTGAAAAGGGCAGTATTCCTTTTCAGCTCATTGGGGCTGCTTTTGTTGGGACAGTTTCTCTTGAAGCTACACTTGATGGCGATCAAGCAGTAGAAGAAGACACTGCAAGAGCAAGTTTGATAAATGGTGGAAGTTTTACCAATACAGATGTAGCAGATGTTCTTTTTGGTGCTTATCCCCATATTAGGGCAAATGTAACATCTTATACTGGTGGCAATTTGACAGTCCTTGTCCACATATAGGAGTATATCATGTCAGCCATGTCTTCTGTGATGGAGGTTGCTGTTATTAACTGGTTGCGTGGGGTAGCAATGCCCGCCGCACCTGCTTCCCTTGAAGTTGCGCTATATACTACTGATCCTCAAGATGATAATTCCGGTACAGAAGTGGCGGCAGGTCTTGGTTATGTTCGTCAGGCGATTGCCTTGACTGTTCCTGCTTCTGTTGTTGGTGTTGGTAGTAGTTGCACCAACACTTTAAATATTTTGTTTGGTCCTTGTATTGTTGGCCCATGGGGTAGTGTGACTTATTGGGCTGTTTTTGAAGTTGGTGGTGGTTTGCTATTCCTGCTTCATGGTTCTTTTGTTGCTGCGAAAGCTATCGCAGTTGGAGACTCTTATTCAATCCCTGCTGGCACTTTAAACCTTTTGGCAAGGTGATAAGACAGTGGGCTTCTTCCTACCAAAAGACAAACTTCCGAAAGATGCTATCAGGCGTCTCTTTGGGGATACCGACGCTGTTCAAATCCATGCAAGTATAGATGGTGTCGGTGACTTTGTTGGAGCTGCTAATGCTATTGCAGAAATAGTAGGCAGTGCCACTGGAAGTTTTGTTCATGTCGGTCAACCTACTGATCCTGCTATAATTGAAATTGCTGAGACTTCTCCATGGTGGTCAAACATCTTTGATGGTGGTGGTGTTCTACCTGATCCTACCATTCTTGAAATATCTGATACAAATGATCTTTGTTGTGGTGGTGGGATAGATGTTTATGATGAAGGAGTCCTTGTTCAGGCAGGAGTTGAGTGCCTTGATTTTATAGGTGCTGATGTAGCTGCGCAAGTTGGTGCCCCTTGTGTAAATATTTATATTCCTCCTCCATCGTATGTTTCGCATTGGAATACTAATGATGGAGTGACAAATGCTTTTGTTGGGGATGTAACTACAACTCCAAGATATGTTTCTTTGCCTACCATAGAAGGGATGCCGTTTTATGCTGCCCTTTGGGGTGGGGACGGCGCAACCCATCCAACTACAAGAACATCCCCCTTATCTTGGACAACTCCTGAAGACTTCTCTTGCGCTGATTTAGCAACAAATCTTACAGCACAAGTCACTGATCCATCCGGAATTATAGCTACTGTTACTGCCACTTTGAATGGAACAGGATTAACTACCAATGGTAACATATCAATTAATGTAACTGCTTTTGGGCCAGACAGTGACAAGTATCAGGCAAGAGCAACCATTTCTTTTAATGTTGCCGCTCAGCTACCGGCTTCTGGGGTTTTTACAGTGACTATAACTCATGATAACCCAACTGATGGTGGACCATACGTATATGCCCAATGATAGGCGAAAGTATGCTTGAAAGAGAACCAGAAGTAGGTGATGTTGTTGAAAACGGACTTGAAGAAAGATTCAAGGTTATTCGGAAGGATGATCATTTTTTAGGACTTATAAAACAAGGTGAATTCAATCTTGAGTATATTTCAAGTATTATGTGGAGGGATTTACAAGGTGATTGGAACAAATCTTTGACGATTATTTAAGTTTTAAGGCCTATAAAATTTTTACCCTATATATAGGTATTAGTTTTTTATTTTATAGGTGTAGAATCTTAAATGAAAGATGGTGATAATATGAAAAAGCAAAAGATGTTAAAGGTAAGATGGGAAAATGGGGATATATTTGAGTTCAGAGAAGAAAAAGCAAGAGGACTTGCTGCTGCCGGGAAGTGTACCTTGCTTGGGGAAAATGAGGACACTGGCAATCCTGATACTATCCCTGTTTGGAAAGAGGTTGAGGATCAGGTAGAAATGGTCAGAAGCCTTTACGGTACGGATTCTGATGAACCGGAAAAACCAAAGAAAAAGAAAAAAGGAACCTTTGCGAGTCTTTTAGGCGGTGAATAACCAATGATTTTTTACGACGCAACTACACAAACGGCGGTTATCACAGGAACTACCGCCGCTTTGAATACACCTGTTACCAAAAGGATATCCGGTCTTTATTGGATGACTACTGGAACCACTTTCGATTTTGCATTTGCTGATCTTGATTGGCCGAATGCCGAAAGCTATCCTTTGAATCAGGTGGAATGTGATTCGTCGGATTTTGGCATACCAGATTACTTTTTACAAGGAGGACCAGCAGTTGCAACCGATATCACAGGATGGACCACTGCATGGGATGATATTGACGATAGTTATGCGGATACTTTGGCAATTTCTGTTGCTAATTATCGACTGTGTGGTGGCCCTGCTACCTACAGAACACGACCTTTGGATTGGGGACCAGAAGCATGGAACGCCGCTGCACCGTTGGATGTTTTAATTGACACCTATACTGACGATGCCACTAATGGCGCAATGAATATAATTGAAAACTTCAACGGTGAAAGTCAAAGGGTTTACTTGACTGGCGCTGCTTTTAATCCGGCTGTTTTCCTTGCTACTAATGAGTTGATGCAGTTTTGTGGTACTTTAAGGGTGCAAGATGGTGATTGGACTGCTTATCTACCTCATAATGGCACAACTATTATTAATCCTAATTATGTTGCTACCGGTGCGGCAAATCAATATTATTATCGATTTTATACTACTGACGGCTCAACAAGATCGGGTGGCTTGTTTACTTTCAATGGGTTGACGGAACTTATGCTTTCATCCGGGAATGTCTTAATTGATATTTCTTTAGATGCAGTTAATTGGTATTCCTTAAATGCTGACTTTATTGCTCCACCGCTATTGAATGGTAGTGGGTGCAGAACAAATTCAGGAACAATTACTGCACCCACCATTGAATTTACACTTGCTTCATATACTACCAATAATGCGGTTGCTCCGGTCCCGGCCAATAGTATTATGTTGAGAATAACCATGCCGAACACTTCCGCAGCACAATTACAAAGTGCTCACTTGCAATGGTATTAATTATGGAATATTATTTGCTGCATTTTGATGAAATAATCATCTCTGAAGGCGATATAGGTGAAATGATAGAAGAAATAAAAAACGTCTACTTCTTTTCAAGGTTCAGAAGCTTGGCATATGCCAATAAATATGGTAAAGTTCTTGCTGAAAAAATGAAAAACCACGAGTTTATTAAGGCTGAATTAGTAAAGGTTGAATAATGGCTGCAAAAGTTATAAACTTTTTAAATGAGAAAGACCGGAAAGAAAAAGACAACTACGATGTCAAAATGCCCATGAAATGTATGTCTTGTGGATATAAGTATGATAAAAGAGTAATCTTTGAAGAGTTTATGACTAAAATTGATGGTGAAGAATGTCCTCATTGTAGTATGGAAATGGCACTTCCAAATGCCTTTTATCTACCTAAAGTGGGTGATGAGATTTACACTTGCTCCTGTGGAAGTGAAATCTTTTATGTTAGGAATAACGGGCTTGTTTGTTTGATATGTGGCTGTGTGACTACTTTTAAAAAACTTGCAGAAATGTATGATGAAATACACAGATAGAGGATAACAATGGCACTACCGTCTGACCCAACAATGCTGAGAACAAGTTTCTTTCATGCCGGTGGGCAGAGAAGCTTTCACCGTGATGGGCAGCAAATATATGAGTCCTACTTTCCATCTTTGGGAGTTATATGGGCAGAACAAGTCAAGGTTCCATCCGTACCACTTCCATTAAATACGATAAGTCAGGCTCAAGTAGACGCTTGGATTACTACAAATCCTGGTATACTGCGGAAGTACAACATGTGGCCGTTGACACCTGATCCTGTTTCAAACAACCAAACATACTATATAGTTGATGTTCCTAATGGGGGAGTCCAAAAGCCGATAGTTCAAGAACAGCTTTTGACTGATCCGGCTACCGCTCAACCTTCTGGGGGCTTTGCTGTTCTTTTATTTCAAGGGGTAGGTGGTGCTACTCCCGGCGCTCCAATTTCACCTACTGCTGGAAGGTGGTTTGTGTCGCCGGATGAAGGGTTTGTCCATTTTGAAGTTGGTTTTACTCCTGTCGATATGGGATGGGGTATCCCTGAAATTATCTGCTATGTTTATATTGGGGATACACTTGAAGATATAGTGACTCCCGGTTCTACCGGTGGCGGTTATTGCGCTCCGTTGGTATCGGTAGGTCAAGGGCCGTCTTCCAAGACATCAAGATTCATGGTGATTAACCCAGGATGCCCCGCATATACGCCAATTTACACTGATAGGAACACTACTACTCCTTGTCCCATCATGTTCAGCGGTGATGCCGGATATTTGAGAAGTGATGGAACAAGGTTTCAATATGATGAAGCGATAAATCTTTTTGTCATGAGAAATGCTATTGGCGGTCACATGATGCATCTTGAAAAGGTTCAGAACTTCTCATGGGTTTCTTCAAATCAGTTTTTAATCGATGTGCCTTTACAACATACTGACAGGCTGGTATTATATAGTCGTGGTGAAGATATATTACCTGAAGTTGTCTATAGTCAAGACTCAGATGGTGATCTCGATATAGACTTTACAAGATGCCCGGATTTATAGGAGTTTATTATGCCTATACACACTAAAGAAAGGCCGATGGGATCATCCATTCAGGATGTTTATAATACCATTCATGCCCCATATACGTGGGTTTATTCTGATGAAGCAAGTAGACTTGCCGCTATAGGTTTTGAGGCGTATGATGTTTATAAAAAGGCGCTTCAGCTTAATGACTATAGTGGTTGGATTCTTGTAAATCATAGTCCTCCTACTTGGATTGGTGAGTGTTCCGGTGGTATTCTTTCCTATACCGAAGATATCTTAACTGCCGCATGGACGCCGGACGGTCCTTTGGTTTATTATGATGTAACTCATAATATGAACACCATGGATTATGTCATTTCGCTTCGGGATTCTACTACTGAAATCAGTCTTACCCCTCAGAAGTGGCGAGCTTTGACTTTGAATACCACAAGGGTTTGGGTGACTGCCGCCGCTGATCTTTCGATAGTCATGGTTGTGGTTGGTGGAAGTCTTGCAGGTTTGTTTGCACCGTTTACGGCAACTTATACACCTACTGCCAGTTGGAGCAGATGGCAAGTCAACCATAACTTGGGTAGAAATCCACTACTTATAAGCTGTGAAAGCATTACCGGGGGTATAATGAATCCGTGTAAAATAAGCTATATAGATGTGAATAATTTGGATGTTTATTTTGACCCGAAGGGAGCTTGGTGTCCTGCTGGAACTATAGTTTGCTATTAAAAGGAGGAGATAATGTCATTGACCTTTACAATCAAATTGAAGAAACCGGCGGTAGAACAGGATATCCAATGCGATAGGATTGAATTTACGCATAATGGGGATGTCATTTTTTGGGTAGGTGAAGACCCAAACGAAACAATAAAAAGAGTCCAAACAAACGGGACGTTTTTCTCTGTTAATCTGGTAGAAGTGCCGGAATAAGGAGTAGTCATGAGTAACGATCTTCCGAGAAGTAGTGTAGAGCTTGCCAATAAAGAGGTGTTTTGCAGCTTCTATACAAGAGATGAAAAGTATAGACCTGTAAACATGCGTGATTTAAGGCGCAGGGATTATTCTGTTGTCTGGTGTAAAACACTTCCGGTTAGATGGGATTATATTCGGGATAATAACGCAAGATGTTTCCCTTTTCCCAAAGGGCTGATTATTCCCGGCCAAGCGGATAAAAGATGTGATTTGCAGTTCTACAAGAATCAGCAAACTTTTGACATTCTTCCGCAATGGTCATTGCCGTCAGGGGTAGGTAATACCTATACTGTTTCCGGCACCTTTGGGACTTTTGGGGATTTAGCAAATAGAACCCGTTTTTTATCTACATCTATAGGCGCTCAATGGCCGACTGTCACAGATACTCCGAATGATTGGGTGGTTCATTTCCTTACCGGAGATATGGCTGGTAAGTCAAGGAAGCTGTGTTCTTATGATCAAGTTACAGGGGAAGTCAACGTGGTTCACTCCACTTCTGGTAAGGCACCTTTTCCCGGATGGGGAAACAGGGGGATACAAATTGGGGATACTTTCAAAATCAGAAAAAGAAGTGGTGGTAATACTACTCCTGTAAACTGCTGCAACTGGGAATTGACTTCTAAGGTTTTTAAATCCCCTAATTCGAACAGTGCCTTGAGTTTGTACAAATCAGTCCGATTTAAATATGTTGCGGCATCTGTTGACCCAAATGTAATTGGTGATTTTGCACCTGCCGGGTATCCCATCTTTGATTCCGATACTTTAACTATGGCATGGAGGGAAATTCATTATCACTGGCAGCCTTGGATTCAGAAGATCATGCCGTCTGATATATTTCCTTCTGCCGCAATCAATACTCATGGCCGGTGGCCTATACAAAATGGCGCAACAACTATCGATAGTGTTACAAGGGTTTTACTTGGTACTTATCAAGTTCCTGGTACTTCTACCAATGTTCCAATTTATGTTTTTGATATTTCATATAATGGTGGTGCTTTTACAAAAAGATACGAGCTACCCACCTTATATACGATAGGAAATATGCCCCGTGGTTATCGGGTTGAGATGTGGGTGTCAACCCGAAGGAATATGTATATGCCAAGAGTAAGGTGGGGTAGAGGTCATAATCTTTCCTTTGCTGATTATTACTATCAGCTGATAGGAAATTATGTCTATGTCGATCATCGGTGGTGGGGAGGGCTGTCGGTAGATAACCAAGGCAGAAATCATATTCAATTCAATAGCCCTGTATGGTTACGGGCAAGAAACCAGAAGACAGGAGGGGTCACGGACTTTAGCAGACAGCATATTATAGCAAAGTTTAGAGCGCACAAAGCAAGACTTTGGAACTACCCAATGATCCAAATATAGGAAAGATGATGTTAGAAAAGTTCAAGAATGTATTGGGGGCGGGTGTAGGAATTTACGGTAACTCTGTGGTGGTGAGGGCGGTCAACATCGAATGGAGCTATCCTCAAGATTCAGTTCAACTATCCTGGGGATATTCTGTAATAGCGAGAGTGGTCAACAACGCCGGGGAACCTGTGGTAGATGTAGTTCAACTACACACCCCAAACCCACTAATGTCGTGAGTGGTTAACATCATGCGGAAACAACCGGAAGATCTTGTGCAACAACTCGACGTTTGACCCGCCCCCAATAGATTCTTGAACTTAAACGGTAGGAGAAGGAAATGGGACTTTTAGATAAACGAACAGTAATTTGTTTAGACTTTCATGATGCATTGGTAGCATTGCCTGTCGGTCCTACTTCCGGTGATGCTTATATCTGTTCTGTCGCTGGTAATGGTTGGACTTTGAATTACTTCTACTGGTATGACGGTGCCGCTTGGATAGAAGAAATACCTGCTTTTGGACAGGTTGCTTCCTTGTCTACTCCTGTTGAAATCAGGTGGTTTGATGGGACCGGATGGGTGTCGATGGGAGCTGCCGGTGGTTACTGGTCAAGAGATATAGGTAACGGGATCATCTACCCTACCACATTGACTGATCGGGTTACTATAGGCCACCAATTGCCTCCTATATCTGCCGGTATGCGGTTAAGTATTGGGGATGGGATTCAAACTACCTGTAATGGTGGTAATTCGGTGATGCTTTCTTATGATGGTGAGGACTGTTATTATGAGACACGATCTACCGATATGTCAGAAGGAGTTATTTTTAATGCTGATGGGGCAGTCCCAAATAGGTCCGGTATTCTTTCTAATATCTTTTCTGGCGGGTATCCTTTAGGATGGGGAAATAATAGACTTTTCATTTTCGATTCAAGAACAAATCCGATTACTGTAAGATGTAACAGCTATAATATGATTGAGATGAGAATGCCGGTTGCTGCCGGTGTTCCCGGTTTTCTTTTGAGAAGTGGTCCGGTCATATCTACCGCTTTATTTTATATGACAAATGAAGATCAAGCGAACATCGAAATGGGTGCAAGTAATGCTATCAATTGGCTTGATGGTGATGCAGAAGGGGATGGAGTTGACTTTTCAATCTTTATGGATGGTAATGACGCCATAGGAATTAATGGATCAACAAGGGCAATTACTTTTAATGCCGTCTATTCTTTCCCTACTTCTGATGGTTTAGCTTCTCAGGTCTTAACCACAAATGGTTTAGGTGTGGTGTCTTGGCAAAATGCCGGTGGAACCGGTTACTGGTCAAGAACATTAACAGTCATTCATCCTACCACTATCACTGATAATGTATCTATAGGCAATACTACTGGTAATGGGTACCAATTTTTTGTATCAACAGAGATTGGGCTTGTGGATACGATTATTTTGAATCAATCAGGAAATTTTGTCCAATTTGGGGATATGGATGGTGGTGGTCACGATATAGCCTTCAAAGGGGATAATGCCTATATTGACTTCTACCCTATTGGCTCAGACCGTGTAATGAGGTTAAGCGGTAGTGAAGGGCTTCAATTATGGTCCGTCAATGCTGCCAATCCTTCTACTGTTGCTTCTTTGCATTTAAGACATACACGGGGAAATTATGTTGGTGGTCCTGATTATACTCAAAACAATGATGTTTTAGGAACCATCGACTTCTGTGGTCATAACAATGCAAACAATGTCGGCGCTTTTATTCAGTCAGAAGCAACTACTAATTGGACCTTGCTTCCACTTCCTAATTGTCCTGCTGATATGTCATTTTGGACTACTCCTGATGACAATACCCAAATACCGCTTGAAAGACTGACTCTTCACGATGATGGGACTATTACTTTCAATACTGCCTATACTTTCCCGAATGCTGATGGTGCAGCCGGTAGGGTATTGCAAACAAATGGTTTAGGAGTTCTATCGTGGGCTGTTGCTGGTGGGGCAGGGTATTGGAGTCAAACGGGTACGGTAGTTCATCCGACAACCATCACTGATCAAGTAGCAATTCAACAAACAACTGCTTATGGAGCTACCCCAAGACCGTTGACGATAGGAGGGGCCGGTGCCTATGGCGGTACGGCTCATTTGACAGGTGCTTCCCCACGGCTTGAACTATATGCTTCTGGCCTTACTGCCACTTATCGAGCTTATGATATTGTGCCTTATGGTGATGCCTTACATATCAGAAATCTTGATGATGCCTATGCCGTTGGGGTAGATTTATTCGAAGGAAACCGGGATGGGGTAAACCTGTTTGGAACCGGTGCTGCTGCGATAGTTCAAATTGCGACGGCAGGGGTCATTTTTCATAATGCCTATACTTTTCCTAATGCTGATGGTACTGCTGATACTGTTTTAATGACGGATGGAGCAGGAGATGTCGAATGGGTGAATCCCGGAACCTTTGCTGTTAATCAGGCAGCTCATGGCTTTACTGCTGCAACACCTATATACTGGACCGGTGCGGCATGGGCTGCGGCTCAATCTGATGATCCTGATACGGTAGGAACTCATGTTGTGGTAGAAGTTGTCGATGCCGCAAATTTCCGAGCAGCAAATAATGGCAGGCATACAATAACCGGTCATGGCTTAACTGTTGGGGAATATTATTTTGTTTCAGACGCTGTAGCAGGCACTTTAACAGACACAGAGCCCACAACCTATAGTAACCCCTTAGTTTTTATCGAAGATGCTAATACAGCCCACATCCTGCCGTTTAGAGCAAGCCAATATCAACCAGCCACACAAGATGGCTGGACTTTATTTTCTGGTACATTTACCTATATTTCAGCTACCAGCTTTTCAGTTTCAAATACTGCTGCTAATCAGGCTATTTTTAAAGTTGGTAGACCTATTACATATCGAATTTCACCGGGAACATGGGATTATGGCATAGTGACAGCATATGTTGCCGGGACAATTACTCTGGCAGGTGCTTCTATGGCTGCGGGTGATGATGAGATGAAATGGGGTGATCTTGGAAAAGTTCAACATCTATCCTTTGCTGTTAATGGGGAGTTTGCTGATGCTGCCGAAAGTGACTTACTTGAAAATGATTTGAACTACTTTTTTAAATGGAAAGGTGGCTTGTCATATTGCGTTTTAATAAGTCATATTCTAACGGTAGACGATAGTGGTGTTGGCGGTCCTGCTACTGACAATCCTTTTGCCAATGTGACTATTGGAAGCAAAAGTGGAGTAATGTCTGATGTTTGTTCTTCAAATGGTGGTGATGGGTTAAGAGTAAGAACTACTTGGCAGGAAACAACAAATGATATCAATGTGGCAAATTATCAAATTGATTTCGGTGATGATATAGAAATTAAAGCAACCCCGGCAGGTAGTGCTGGTGAGAATCTGGATGCTGCAAATCTAACCTTACAAGCAATTTTCGTATATGAATAATGTCTATACTACTGACACATAGGGAATCCGGTGGATTCGGAAATGATACCAAAACCTCTTTTTATCTTCGGTCAAACGAGATAGCTACCGGTGGTAACAGGTTTGCCGATCATTCTTCTGATGAAAATATTATCCGAACACCTACCGGAAGTAATGTTGTTCATTCGATAGTGCAAGTGCCACCTATGGCAGGGATGACTTCTTCTATCTTTCTTCCAGGTGGTGGTGCTGCTTGTGGGGAGTACATCTATGTTGAAGAATCTGATTCTTTCCGGTTTAGTAATGATTCGTTTACCATTGATCTTTGGTTGTATGCTGTTAGTGCTGCTACCGGTTTTGGTGGTATATTTGGCGCTGCAACTTTTCCTACTGCTGCTGCTATGTATCAGTTATATTTTGAAACGTCCGATAACACGTTGAATTTTTACAACAACTATACTGGTGCTGGTTCTGAAAGACTTGCAAGTCCACCTATCCTTTTGAATACTTGGTATCACTTGACCATAGCAAGGGAGGGGATGAACTGGTATATGTTTCTTGATAACAATTTGGTTGATACCCTTACTCTTAATTGGAGTACCGATCTACCCGTTGGTGCTGATTTTACCATCGGAAGGCCGTATTCTGCCGGATTGGATAGTCATTACTTTGGCGGGTACATAAATGATTTAAGAATATCAAGCGGCATATGCAGGAATAAAAGAACACTTCATGTTCCAGACAGAAGGTGGGGGCATAGGCAACAATATACCGGTGGGGAAAATTGTGTTTTGTTGATTACTGCCGAAGAAGAAATGGCTACCGCAACTACCTTTACCGAATGGTCAAGAAGCAGACACACGGTAAATATTTTTGGAACCGCTATGACTCCTGATCCAAATAATCGGGTAGTTGGCGCTTATTCATGGGATGATAACGGGACTCAAGCACCATTGAATCACACCTACTTTCGGATCAACGACAGCCTTGGTGATTTCGGACCTGCCGCAGCGGAAGATTATACTATCGATTGTTGGTTATGGTTGGACAGTGTTCAGACCGGAATGGGGTCATGGGGTTTATTCACTACGGATGTTTATACTGCGGCAACAGTTATCAATGTCTTACTTATCGGCGCTCCTACGGGGATGGCCCTTTACAATAGTGGAGCTGCAAGAATTAACGGTGGTGCTGCTCCTTTCGATACTTGGTTTCATTTTGCCCTTGTAAGAAGTGTTAATGTTTGGACTATGTATTATAACGGTACTCCTGTCGGTGGAACTTGGAATGATGGCGGTATAAACTTCAATTGCCCGAGTCATGCACTTGTTATGTGTAGGCATTGGGAGACCAGAAGATATTTAAACGGTAAGATAGATAACTTTAGGGTAACAAAAGGTGAAGCGTTGTGGACCGCCAATTTTGCGGGTAGTTTACCTACCGAAAGAAGATATTATGAAGGATAGAGTTGTTCTCAATGAAGGGGTTTGCCCCGGTTGTAAACGAAAGATAATTTGGATGTATGTATTACCTGATTTTTGTCCACATTGCAATAGAAAAATAAAGATAAAGGGGAAAGTAGATGTCAAGTAATTGCGTCTTGCCGACAACTCCAACAATGGAAACACCTCCTTTTCAGCTTGAATGGAAAGCCGGTGTTAGAAGTGGACTTGCTTTCATTTCAACAAGTTCTTTTTCGGTAACTCATCAAGCCGGTGTGACCGATGAAATGTATACTGCTGGTAGACCTATAAGATACCGGCAAACAGGAGCATGGCGTTATGGAATCATCACCTCATATGCCGCCGGAACCGTTGTTATTAGTGGGGCTTCTCTTGTTGATCTACCAGGATTGACAGAACTGCAATATGGACCTACCCAAAAAGTTTTACAAATCAACTTTGCGGTAGGCGGTAACTTTGCTGCGGTAGCTACAAACCAGATCATTGAGGACTATTTGAACACTTACTTCCGGTGGGGGATGGCTACTTCATATTGTGTTCGGATAAGCACAAGGGTTACACAGATTGATACCGGTGGTCTTCAACCGAATGTCAATTTTAGGATTGCTGGTAGTAATGTCGGTTCGGCAAATGCCGGTGCTGGCCTGGATGTAGCTTTGACTTGGGTAGATACAGTTGTGGATTTAACAGTAGCAAATATGGAAGTGAGCTTTGATGATGCTATCGAGATTACTACCGATGCTTCTGGAGGCAACAATGATGCTTCCGATCTAACATTAGTGGCTACCTTTGTGATGGTATAAAATGACAATTCTTGCTAACATACATAATGTTTCTGATCAAAATATATCTGTAGCAGAGCATACAACGAAGCTACTCTGCCCGTTTGACGGATCGTTTAATGATATTTCCGATTTTTTTGTTGAACCTGTTCTTATCGGTGGAACTACTCCTACTATCAGCAATGCTCAATTAAAAATTATCGATTCTTCTTATGCTGCTTCATTCACCGGAACAAACAATGAGTATATTGACTACGGTGATCTTGAACAGTATGAAATGAGAACAAAGGACTTTTGTATTGATTTTTGGATGTATGCACCTGCTCAACCGAATAATCCTTGTGGGGTAGCAAGTAAAATATCAGGCGGTTTTGTCGGATGGTTGGTCCAGATTAATGGCGGTTTCGTAAGACTTTATGCTTCAGGTGGAGTTATCGATATTTCCGATCCGGTAGCACATTCAATAAATACGTGGGTCCACTATGCCCTTAATCGTCAACGGGTAGCTGCTGCTTCAACAAGGGTAAGTATTTTTAGAGATGGGAAAAGAGTTGTGACAGGTTTGACTGGTGCTGTTGCTGATATTGATGCTCCCGGCGGTGTAGCAATGGAGATAGGCCGTCAAGGTGGTTGGGCGGCAAGGACTTTTTCAGGATACATTCAAAACTTCAGATTAAGGGTAGGTCACCATGGATGGACAAATAATTTTCATCCACCGGATAGGTATTATAGAAGGAAAACAGAAGGGACAAAACTTTTAATCCACTCCCATAATCAACCTAATAATTCACTCCATATTATGGATAGTTCTTGTCAGGGAAATGCCGGCGCTGGTCATATTATAAACCGGCTTGCTGCTACAGTAGAACATTCAACTGCTCAAGCTGTTTTTGATATTAGTTCTGTTTACTTTAACGGTACCGGTGCGATGGACTTTCCTGATAGTAATGATTGGGATTTTGGCAGTGGTGATTTTACCATCGAAGCATGGGTTTATGATATTTCCCTTGTGGGTCAGACTATTATCTTTGAGCATTATCTTGCACCCAATGGGTGGGCTTTTTATCTGAATGCCGGGAATTTAAGATTTTGGGATAGTGTTAATGGGGTGGTTTTAAACACACCGGGAATTGTGATTAATACTTGGCATCATGTGGTAGTTTGCAAGGTAGGTGCGTTTATTTCTTTATATATCGATGGTACATATTTGGCTGGGACTGCTGCACCGGGTGCTACCGGTACTCCTGCCGGTGCAAGAAACCTTGATTTTGGATCAAGACAAAACGCTTCTCAGTGGTTTACCGGATATATAGACCAAGCAAGAATAATCAAGGGGCAAGGAGTCTATCCTTCAGGTGTAAATTTTACAATTCCGAATACTTCTTTCATTGAAGTGAATACAAATGGGAATGATACAAACACCGAACTTTTAATCCAAAGCAACACAACAAATGGTAGTACTGTTTTTGATGATAATTCAATATCCCCCACTAATCATACTATAGTTGCAAACGGCACAGCAATTCATTCAACAGCCATTGCTTCTCCGCTAAATCAAAGTTCAGTAATTGATTTTAATACCGGGGCAGGATATTTATCTTGTGGACATCATGTCAATTTTGCTTTACTTGAAAATGAATGGTGTGTTGACTTCTGGATTTATCCTACAGTAGTTGCCGGTAATTGGGCAGTCATAGAACAGTTGACCGGTGGCATTTCTCCCGGTTGGACTATATGGCAACAAAACACAAATCTTATTTTTCTATCAGGTGGGGCAAACAGATTAACCGGCACAAACATTTTAACTTTGAATAATTGGCATCACATAGCTTTGACTTTGTTTCGAGGCCAATTACAGTTTTGGAGGGATGGTACGATATTTACACCGAAAGCACCTATCACACTGATAGCTGAATCAAACGGAGCCGATCAGTTAAATATCGGTAGTAGATCAGGTGGAGCGCCATTTACCGGGTATATGGCTGAAGTAAGGTTATCACGAAACGTAAGGCGATTTATTTATGAGGGGGCGGCACCTGTTAGGCCGTATTACTAATGGAAAAGACAAAAGTATTGATAGAAAAAGAAGTGTTGATGATGCTCATTATTGCGCTTAATTGGGAGCTTGATCCTACTTTCATGCATGAAGTGCGTGGAAAGTCTTTAAAGCTTGGTGTGAGAATACTTGGGGATAGCTCTAAAATGTTTGAATATGGCAGGGACAGGGACTGGCTTTAAAAATAGCTTTATTAGTTGGGAAATATCTTATATAATAAGTGGAAAGTATCGGGAATAAACTTTTAACCTTAACGATGGAGGGTAGAAAATGACTATAGGAATGATTAATCAGGATATTTTCAACATGGCGTCTTTTATGGAAAGTCTTGGGGAAGTAAAAGGCTCTGGAAAATTCAACTATGCATGTATTAAGAATAGAAGGAAGATTCAACAGGAACTTCGTGATATTCAAAGGGTCGCAAGAGAAATTCAAATGAACGAAGAGTATCTTGCCTTTGAAGAAAAAAGGGTAAAACTTTTCAATTATTATGCCAAAAAAAATCAGGATGGAAGTCCTATAGTTAATATTGAAAATGGTAGACAGGTCTGGGACATCCCGAAAGAAAAAGAAAAAGCATTTGAAAAGGCAAGGGATGAGCTACTTGAAAATAACAAGGTGGTGATGGAAATGCACACCAACTGTCAGCGTAAGGTTCAGGACTTTTTGAATGAGCCTCTTGAACTTGAACTACATAAGATTCGGCCGGATGATATCCCTGATGGTTTAACGGTAAATCAAACAGATGTGATCTACCTTTTTGTCGATGAAGATAAGGGTAGATGCCCTTACTGTAAAAGGGTATATGCAAAGAATGTAAAATGCCATTCTGCTGGCGCTTCTGCCAAGGGCAACGCTATGTGTGGTGGCGGTTGAAAACTAACAAAAAATAATCGGGGTGAATAACCATGTCTATTATTACAAGCTATCCATTTTCAAATGGTTCTGAATATACTTTTCCTAATTCGATAGAGGTGACTGGAGGTAAAGCCCAGCTTGTACTTATAGATAATGCAGGGCAAGTTTTTAATCAACCATTTGATAGCCCAACTGGGTTTACTTTGGATAGTTCGAAAGCAGAGGTTGTTAATGGTGGGGTATGGCAAAAAGACCAACGACCCGATGCTGGCTTTAGCTTCCGGGCTACCTATAAAAGTTCTATCGATGCGGACGTGGGTGACGGCGTGTTGACCGGAACTGGAGTAGGTGGCCCGGTTATAACCGATGGCAAGCTTAATTTGTCAGGAGGGGCAGTTCCTAAATATGTTGATTATGATGCTACCTTGAATGCGGATAGTGACCCTTCATTCCAATCCGGTTGTGTAAGGTTCAATGTTACTCCTGATTATACAGGTAGTCCTGCCGATATTCAGGCGTTCTTTTATATTGCAAACACAGCCGGTTCAAATAATAATGCTGTTGGTTTCTTCCATAGTAATGATGGAAATATTTATTATTCAATTAGAGATAATGCTGGAGTTTTTATATTTGGAAATATTCTTTTAGGTGCTTGGGCACCCACCTCTGGCGTTGAGTATGAAATGGAGTTCAATTGGTCTATCCATCCGACTATTCCAGCACAAACGGAAGTGCGACTTTTTATTGATGGTATTCAATTTGGAGCTACCGGTACTGCTGCTATAGGAACACGTGATACAAACATGACCCTTTTACGGATTGGAAATGGTCCGTTGGGTGCTTGGAATACAGATTGTTTTATACGGGATTTTGTTTATTTTCCGGCAGTACAACATGATTCTAATTATACTCCTAAGAATAAACATAATGCAAATACACTTACTGCCACCTATACCACCAATGAGGATGGTGTTTATGGCGATGGTGTTCTAACAGGGACTTTAAATGGAGCTGCTGCCGTGGTAGGTAATCGTCTTGATCTTACCGGCATGGTTCAAACGGATTATTGTGATTATACTGCCGTTGGAAATGCAGATAGTCAACAAAGAGGTTGTATCCGATTTAAATTAACGCCGAATTATTCCGGTAGTCCTGCTCAAGACCAATGCTTTTTCAGAATATACGAATTACCAGCTTTTGATGATAATGGAATTTGGATTCGTCATCTTGCTGCCGGGAATTTGCATATTAGGATAGAAAATTCAACCGGGGCAAATATAGTCAATAATAATCAAGGTGTTTGGAATCCTGTTTCTGGTACTACGTATGAGTTTGAACTTAATTTTGATGTGACTCTTGGCAGAACTCAACTCTTCATTGATGGTGTTCAGTTTGGGGCTACACGAGCCAATGTAGGAGTAAGGGATCAAGCTACAACCACCGGTTTGAGAATTGGGAATGATGAAGCTTTAGGATATTGGTCTGATTATTACATTGAAGACTTTCAGTATTTTTATTCACCACAACATATAAAAGACTATACTCCTGCTGTGGCTGCTTTACCTGAGCTTCTTTATGCTGAGTCACTTATACAGCTACCATCATTTACCTATACAGGACTTGGGGCAATTCAGAACTTTTCAGATATGACATCTACCGAGATTGCAACCCCAAGATATAATTTCAACGGATTTTATTGGAATGGTTCTGCTTGGGTTTCTTCTAATGGGACTTATGCACAATCAAACGATATTGCTACAATGGCTGCAAATATTTCTTCATTGCCGGGGACTGATACTCCCGTTTTAAAAATTATTTTTCCTGATGGCAATATATTAAATTCGGTTTCCGATTTAAATCTTGAATATACCGGACAAATATTTTCAACTTCAAATCCAAAAATATACCCTAATGAGCTTTTAAATGCAGAAGGGCTTGTTGATTTTGCCGCTACCATAACTGCTGCCGGCGCTGATGATGTTCGATTCACTATATCTGTTGATGGGGTAGAAATGTGGTGGGCCGGTGCTGCTTGGGCTGCATCAACCGGTTATGCCGATACAAACGATGCCGCAACTATCCTTGCCAATGCAGCCTCTTTTACTCTTTTGATTGCTGCTGGCGCTCAAATAAGACCGGTTGTTCATCTACATAGTAATGCCGGGGATACAACTCCTGATATTGATCTGCTCACAATCGAATTTGATTTTTTGAATCCTCCTGATCCTGATCCGTTGAAGTGCATGATTTCCGGTTATGCTATCGATGCCGGCGGCAATGTCTGTCCGAATGCTGCGTTGGTCTTCACACCTTCTGATAGTGGCGTTTTGGATACCAAAAATTACTTTATTACGAAGGATGGGATTAATAATGCAGCTGATGTAAACGGGTATTTTGAGCAGGAAATTATTCGACAAGCCGAGTATTATCCAGATGGGATAACAATTAATGTCAGTATAAAACCTACTGGTGGGACAAACCATATAATTGAAAATCTTGTAATTCCTGATCAAGGAGCGATTGACTTTAATGAGCTTGTCAAAGCAAACAGTTAAGGTGAGGCCATGGCGATTATAGTTGAAGATGGAACAGTAGTAGCAGGAGCAAATTCATATGTGGATATTCCTTATGTTGATGTTTACACTAACGATCTTGGACTATCATGGACCGGTTCTGCCACCGATAAGGAAAGAGCAATAAAAAGAGGGATGAGATACCTTGAAGGACTTGTTTGGGAAGGGACAAAAACAAATAGGGACAATCCTCTTGAATGGCCGAGATATGATGTCACCGATAAGAATGGATATTGCATTGATAGTGATGTTGTTCCTGAAGTAGTTAAAAAAGCACTTTGTGAAGCATCGGTTCTTGAGCTTGCAACTCCTGGAATCCTCCAGCCGAACATGGGTAGTGCTGATGGGAAAGAGATTAAACGGGAAAAGGTAGATGTCCTTGAAACAGAATATTTTGAAGGTCAAAAATATGGAAAAAAGGAGACTACTCAGTTCACGATCATTTTAGACTTGTTAACTGGCTTGCTTTCAAATGAATTTTCCGGTGCTTTTTTTGATGTTGTAAGGACATAGTAAAATGGCCGACTATACAAGACAAGTTCAAGGTGCCTATGATCTGATCAAAAGAAAGGGTCTCTTGATAGCTGTGAGAAGATATACAGCTTCAACTGGTGGTACTTATAATCCGATCATAGATGAGAAGGTAATTTATGAGGCTGAACTTAACGGGGCCGTAGGGATTGGTGATCTTGCTTTAACAATTCAAAATCAAACCGGTGTCTTCCCTGCTACCGGTGGGGAAATACAAATAGATAATGAGCAGATTAGCTATACAGCTGCTGCTGGAAATGTCTTGGCCGGATTGACAAGAGGAATTAATGGGACTTCTCCTGCTGCTCATTTAGACTTAGCAAAGGTTTATCTAATTCAAGCAAGGGATATTTATTCTGATTATTCTACATATGCTGTTTTAACAAATTATGAAGACAGGCATATAGATGGTACTTTAATTCAGGAAGGGGATTTAAAGGCTTTGATTTCTCCTTTCAATTTGGCTGTTGTTATCAAGGTGACTGATAAGTTGGTTGTGGATGGGATTGTATGGAATATTGTCCGTGTTCCAAAAGTAGCACCGGCAGGAATGTCTCAAGTTGTGTTATATAAACTTCAGATTAGATCATAGAGTTTGTTTCATTTAAGATTCTACACCTATAAAATAAAAAACTAATACCTATATATAGGGTAAAAATTTTATAGGCCTTAAAAGGGGAATAAGAAGTGATTGACCCAAAGTTAAAAGGTAGAATTACAAGAAATGCAAATCGGTTTTCAAGAAACCTTGAATTGATGGCTTCCTTTGCAGAAAACAATGTGGAGCAAATCATCAGGAAGTCAGTTATTGATTTATTCGGAAAACTTGTAGAAAGAACACCTGTCGATACCGGTCATGCAAGAGCAAATTGGAATATTGACACCAAATTTGATCCTTCTTTGGTTACAAGAGTAGTTGCGTCAGATGTAAGAAAGTCAAGAAAAGCAGGAGCGGCAGGTAAATCAAACGAAGTAAAGTCAATTACAGCACAAAAGGCAAGAGAATTTGAATACAATATCGTGGATCAGGTTATAGTTATTTATAACAATGTCCCTTATATTGAAGCGTTGGAAAACGGCCATAGTAAACAAGCAGCGCAGGGATTTATAGCAATGACAGTAAAGGAGTTTTCAGATCAGTTTTCAGCGAATGCAAGGCAACTTGCAGGGGAAATATAAATGAATGTAGAAGATATCAGGGAAGCTTTCAATGGGTTTTTGAATGCGAATTGGACTAAAACTCCTATAGCATGGCCGAATAGGGATTTTGATATTGAAACTGATTCAAATTCAAAGGGGGAATTCATCAGGGCTTTTACAAGACTTGGCAACGCCTATATCGGGGAGATAGGTGAGCGTACTACCGGAGCAGTCGGACATAGGTCAGGAATCTTTATGGTTTCTGTTTATGTTTTAAAGAATACGGGAACAAAGGTTGCTCTTGGATATGCTAAAGATTTGGAGGACTTGTTTAGAAGGGAAGACTTGAATCTTGTAGTAAATGATAACTGCGGTTGTATCATAGATGAACCATACACTTATGAGATGGGGCCGGATGATCAGCACTACGGGGTTATGGTGGTTGTTCCTTTCAGCACGTTCACTGGCGATTAACTTTTAACCTATTCTACCCATAGGAGGTACATTATGGCTTCTTGTTCAGACATCGGAATTAGCAGGAAAAAGAAGGTGTTTGCCGTAATTGAGAGTACTTGCGGCACACTTGAATTTCCGGCTACTACAGATGCGGTAATCCCTGCCGGTGATGCGATGATAAATCAAGTCCCGGCATTTGTTAACAGCGAAGAAATTGTTGACAGCCTTGATATTATGGATCAATTCCAGTCTGCAAATCCGCCCGGTACGTGGGAGGTTCCTATGTACTTGAGGCCGGATGCTACTCTTGGCAATGATCCACAAGGGGATGCCTTTTTTCAATCAATGCAGGGGAGTAAGAACCCTGCAACTACTTGTGCTGTTGATGATGTGGCTGGTGTTGCTATCCCGGATACCACCATTGACTTTGACACATTGGCTGGTGGCAACCTGCCCGAAAGGGGAGTTATCACTCTTGGTGCTGAAAACATCCACTATACCGGTATCACTTGGACTTCTTCTACTGCTGGAACCATTACTGGATGTACGAGAGGATATAACGGCACCGTGGCTGCGGCCCATCTCGATGGTGCTGCTATTACCCTTTCATCTGTTTTCTATAAACAAACCACCGATCCACCTGCATTTTCCTTGTGGATTGAATCAGATCATTTTATTCAGGGGCTTTCCGGTGCTACCGTTAACACTGCCACACTTGCTATCTCAAATGAAGGTGCTACTATGATTACCTTTTCCGGTGAAGGTATGCAAATGGTATGGGCCGGTACGGATGAGCTTGCTGCAAATGCTCTTGCTGCCCAAGCAGATATCGTTGTTGTCGAATCGAAGAAATATTCTCCAGGAGCAAGAATTTACAACTATACTACCGGTGATGATAATGCCGGTGCTGGCTTTGAAATTCTTTCCATCGACTATACCACCGATACCATCACCATGGGAACAAATGTTCCTGTTGGTGGTTGGACCCTTGCTGATGTTATTAAGGGTTTTCTACCTGCAGTTACGGAAGTTGGAAGTCCTATTGAATCAAGGTATACCGCAATTGACCTTGACGGTGTTGCCGGTGTTCTGCGGACAACCGACTTCAACTACTCTGTCCCGAAGCAGTATATCACTGATGAAGTGGGTATCACCTTTCCGCAGTCCTTTGTGCCGGATACACGGGATATAACTTCTTCAATGAATATCTACTTCAGACAGGCCGATGCCGCATATTTTTATGATGGCTTTCAGGGGAATGAAAAGGCTGTCGGGATTGCTTTTGGTGAGCAGACCGGCACCAATCGGCATTTTGACTTTTATCATCCAAGAGTCAAAATTCAAACCCCTGAAGTCTCTTCTGATGGACCTACCTTGGTGTTGACTATGGGTATGACTGCCCTTGGCACCAATGGTGAAGATTCTTTAGAGATTGGTGTTCATTAATCGTTGGTCCTACACTACCCTCTATGTTTAGGACAAGGTAGTTCTTGATGGTGGATAGGCTTGATATCAGCTGATAAAGCAGGGCTTCCCGACCTGCTTTCCACCATTATCTTTATTAATCGGGACAGCAAAAAAGGAGAACGGGAAATGGCATTTAAAATTAATGTTGAAGCGGAAATTAACAAGATAGTTCTGCGGGGTAAAAAAGGTGAAAAGATCGCATCTTTTGATGTTAAACTGCTCCAACCTGCCGAATTTGAAAAAATTATCAAGAAACATCAAGATTATATCTGGGATTCACCTACCAGAAGGGCAAAAAAGGAAAGGTTCACCGAGCCTAATTTTTCAGCAATTTCCGAAGATCGATTTTGTAAACTGATTATTGATTGGCAAGGAATTGTTGGTCCTGATGGCAAAGAATTTCCTTGCACAGAGGAAAACAAAAAGATAGTTTATCAAAACAACCCTGCTTTGGTTGAGTGGTTTTTCAGTCAAATAGAAGAGTTAACCACCTTGCAAGTTGATAAGCTTAAAGGAGAGGAAAAAAACTCAGGGAATGGGCCGAATGGAGAGAAAGAAAAGTAGTCAATTGTGAGGATTGTGAACTTTTGTATAAAGGTGAGCCACCATGCGAAGAATGCGACAAACCAGAACTTCTACCGGAGAATTATCAAGCATGGCAACTATGGAATCTTGCTTCTTTACATGGCCGGCCACCTTCTTTTTCAGGCATTCACCCAATATCCCATAGTGAATTAATAAGTATCTGTGAAACACATGATGTAGGCAAGGAAATATACGACAAAATTTTAATTATTGAAAGTGTTGAGTTACCTTTAATTAGAAAAAAACAAGAAGACGAAGCTGAAAAAAGAAAAAAGCATTTGGCTGCTAAAAGGCCGCCAACTACCAGGGGCAGAAGGTCATTCACTCCAAAAAGACCTATCAGGAGAAGGTAATGTTTGCCGGTTATAAAATAGAAGTTGATACCAAGACTGCCAATATTGCTACCGCAAAATTAAGGAACAATCTTAAAGGTGTTGGTGGGCAAGCTAAAATCAGCGAAAAGGAAATGAGACGCCTTGAGTCAAGAATGAAAAAGGGTCTTGGTGCTGGTAAAGCTGCAAAGGATATGGAGTCATTGGCAAGAGCTACCAAAATGACCCGCCTTGAAGTTGCCCGTTTTCAAGCAAAGGTAGGAAATTATTCCGGTGCTTTGGCTACTCTTTCTGGCGGTGCCAAAAAAGCCTATAATTCTTTGTTCAGTTTGAAAACTATGTTTGCATCTATGGGTGCTGCTATGGCTACCGGCGCAATCATCACTGCCGGTAAGAACTTCGAACAAACAATGGCGATAGTTCGAGGTGTCACTGGCGCTACCATAGAAGAGTTTGATGAGTTGTCTGCTGCTGCCCGCAGAATGGGTGAACAAACAGAATGGTCTGCAACACAAGCTGGTGATTCACTTCGATTTCTTGCTATGGCCGGTTTTACCGTACAAGAAGCAATCACTGCCCTTCCATCTACCCTTAATCTTGCTACTGCTGGAAACCTTGAGCTTGGCCGTGCTGCCGATATTGCATCTAATGCTATGACTGCATTAGGGCTTTCTGCGGAAGACCTTTCAAGAGTTAATGATGTCTTTGTCGCTACAGCTACCAGAAGTAATTCAACTGTTGAAATGCTTGCTGAATCCTTTAAATATGTTGCGCCTACCGCAAAAGCACTGGGTTATGAAGTTGAAGAGCTTAATGCTTATCTTGGAAAGTTGCATGATGCTGGCATTCAAGGTTCTATGGCAGGTACACAATTAAATCAAGCTATGCTAAGAACTCATAAAGTCTTTAAGAAGCTTGGTATAGATGGTGAAGGAAAGAGTTTGCTTGATGCTCTTGAGGCAATGAAAGAGGCACAATGGGGTGTCAACGAAGTAATGGGGGTCTTCGCCGGTCGTGGTGGCAGGGCTATCCTTACATTGATGGATATGACCGATGGTATTAATAGTTTAACAGAAGCAAATAAAAACTCTGCCGGGGAAGCAAAACGACTTGCAGATATAATGCGGGATACTGTTCACGGTAGTTTTAAAAGGGTCGCTTCTGTTATTGAATCGGTAATGCTTGATATATTTGAAGAGTATAAAGGTAGCTTAAAAGAACTTTTACAAGATACTGCCGAATGGATAGAACAAAACAAGACTGGCCTTGTTGGGTTTGTGACTGCTCTTGGAGAAGGGGCAAAAACAGCTACTGATTCTCTTGCAGCTATTGGTGGTTCTCTTGATGCTATCAGAAAGAGTTCTGGTTTTATTGGAGATTCATTTTCCGACCATCCTGAAATCTTGACCTTTGGCATGATGGGTCTTTTCCTTTTTGGAGTTCAAGGCGGTGCTGTTGTAGGCACACTTGCAATGGTTGTTAATTATTTGAATGATGCCTCCAAAATGGCTGGAATGATAGCCGGTGGTGCTGTTGATTTTTCTACTTTTATGGATAGTAATAATAAGGATATGAAGGAGTTAATTGTGGCATTTGAAAGGGGCGGCAATGCCGGTGTTGAATTTGTAGAAAAGCAGAGAAGAATCAAGGAACTTCAAATTTATTACGCTGACTTAAGAACAGAACTTAAGAAGACAACTGATATGCAAGATAGTTGGAGAGGAAGTTTTGTCAGTTCTTTTTATACAAAAGGTGACGACCCATATTCAAAGGAACTTGAAAAGACAAAAACAAAGATAATAGAAGTTAAGGCTGAGTTGGGTTTACTTCAAGCTCAGTCTGAAAATTATATAGATGTTTGGCAACATAAAGCTCAAGATATTTCAGCCCCATTAAGAAAACAAACAACTGAAACACTTCTTGCTTCTAAAGCAATGAAAGCATATAATGACAGTATTTATGCAATGAGGGGTAAACAAGAAGTAGTACCGGCAGACAACAGTAAATCTTTGGCTAAAATGGAAAAATATATCGAGGAAGTAAAAACCTTAAATATGTCCGCAAGGGAAGCGGATTTATATGATCAACAAAAGTGGTATGAAGAAAGACTCACTCATTTTGAAAAGTACGGTGGTGACATTGAAGCTCTTAACAAAGCAAACAACAAAACTATATCTGAAATAAATAAGAAGTACAGAAAAGACGCAATCAATGCTGATAAAAAAGCTTATGATAAACGCCTCAAGGCGATGGAAGATTATAAAAAGGGAATTCAGTCATATGCTGATGATTGGGCAGATATAAACAAAGAACTTGCGGTAGGTTTTGCTATTTCCCCCGAAGCAAACGAAGAAAGAACTGATTTTATGGAAGTGCAAAACGAATGGGACAGTATCACAGTTGATATTGAAAATGCAGCAAAAGAAGCAAGAGAAATCTGGAGGGATGCCTCTGAAGATATATCGGAAGACCTGTCTGATGCTTTCGGTAGTTTTATTGATGGGACTTATGATTCATGGGATGATCTTGTTGACCATATGATGTCTACCTTTCAAGGTGCTGCTACTGAAATAGCAAATAAACAAATTAAAATGCTCTTTACTGATCCTGGCGGTGAAGAAATAAAAATGACTGAGATGGAAAAGTATGCTGCTGGTGGAGGTGCCATTGCTTCTGCATTTCAGGCTTATCAAAGTGCAAAACAAGGACAGGCAGGTGCAGCTATAGCTCAAGGCGTAGGTGCAGCATTGATGGCCTATGCTGCGGCGTCTGGGAGTGCCTATGTTATGATGGCGGCGGCAGTGGTGTCTGCTTTGGGTGGTCTTTTTGGTTCTCCTTCAGGTGGTGGTGGAATGAGACAATGGCAAGTAAGATATGATCCTTATAGGAGAATGACAGATGAAGAGCTTGCCATAGCGAAGAGGGAAGCATATGAACGTGGTGAGTATTATGAGCCCAGATATGCAAGGGGAAAGGAATCAGCCGAAGGTGGTCTTTGGATACTCCCGATAATTGACAGGGAGGGCAAGCCAGTAGAAGGAACATATGACTGGAGAAGGCCGGTTGCTGAAGCTTTGCCAGCACCACAGACAGGATTTTGGGAAGCGTGGGGAGAAGGGTTTGAGCCTGTTGGTGATTCAAAGCAAAGGGCTATGATTGATGAAATCAACGAAACAATAGGCAAGGTTCAATCTGAAATATGGGATACTGTTAATGAATGGTTGAAAAACTTTTCCGATGCTGTTCAAGAGTCATTCCGTGCAAGAATGGAGACGATAGTTGTTAAGCTGTTTGATGTAACAAGAGGCGAAACGCTTTTTGTTACCACTGAAGATTACACCTATTGGATGAAAGAAGTGAGTCAACATGCTCAAGAAAAGTTTTTTCTTGCTATCCTTAACCCATTACGATTCACAATAATAGATGTTTTTGAAGAACTGGAAGAAAAATTTGGCAAACAAATAATAGGTGGATTCAATGTTGAAACTATACTTCAGGATGGAGAAATAGTTGATACGATAAGGAACTTTACAACTCAAGCGTTCGGGGTAAGTGCCAATTCTGTAATGGGGCGGTATTTAAGGTTTCTTGAAGAGTCAATGCAAAAGGAAGAAATGACACCTGAAGAAGTGGATAAATTAATGCAGGTTCTTGCACAATTTAATGCAGCTTATACTAAAATGATGGAAGTTTATCAAGGGGTCATTGATCATACACAAAGTATTATATCTGATAGAACAGAATATGAACAGGCTTTATATGATATTCAAGAGTACTACCAAGATGCCTATGACACCTTAAAGGAGCTTGGTGCAAGTGAAGAACTACTTCTTGGCATTCGTGAGCAGGAAAGACAGGCAAATGAAAAGATAGTAAATGAGTTTGCAAAGGGTAGAAAAGAAATTGAATCAGAAATGAATCAGTATATTGAAGCTATCACAAATCCACTTGAAGGACTTGCGCTCGAATTGGATACGGTAAACACTCAATTTGATGCTTGGATAAGTAGCCTAAAGGAGCTTGGTGCAAGTCAAGCGGAATTGGAACATGCCGAGGTGGAAAGGCATAGAGCCATTACTGCTGCAATAGAGAGTTATTATGGTAGTCTTTTAACGAGCTTGGTCAGTCCATTTCAAGAATTGGCAAAAAGTATTGAAGAACTTCAAGCTGAAATATCCGGCGCTTCTGAAGTAGATGTCCTTTCGAAAAAGTTAAATGAAATGAGAAAGGAAATGGGGATTGCCGGTGCAGAAGATTTGTTTGATTTTGGATGGCTTGGTGAAAACTTGGTAAAGAAAATTGAAACAGGTATAAGTGAACCGGCAAAGGAAGCTGTTGCCGCCTTATTTGGTGAAGGAAATGATCCGGGTGGTAATATAATAAGACCTTGGGATAGACATCCAGAACTTGGACCTACACCGGGAGTTATCAGTCCTTCTGCTGAACCGGAAGTTGCCGAGAATCAAGGAAAACAAGCTGCTGAAGTACTCAAAGAATACATTACTTCATGGACGCTTGGACTCCTTGAAAAAGGATCGATGGTTACAGAAGAAGCAATGAATGAAGCAATAGCAATGTGGTACCGGAATAATAGAGAGTTGGCAGGAATAGAAGCAATAAATGAAGAGATGATCACCGATCTTATTTCATCCTTAATGGGTAGTCTTGTCGAACCTTATGTTGAGGCTGCAAGGCAAGAAAAGTTTGGGCAGGTTTATAGTGAGGCTGTTGATTTTATAAAAAGGGAAATTCAAAGAGTATTTATAAGTGAAACCGGGGCTGGTGAAAAGACTTTCGCAGAGGCAGATGTAGAGCAAATAAAGAAACAGATATGGACAAAAATGACTCAGGCAATTCCTGATGTTGATGTTATCAGAAATATCTTCTCTTCCATTTGGGATAGGTTATGGGAAGAATATACAGGGGGATATGCCGGTGTTGCTGGCGGCGTCGGGATTGATAAGGGGTTTGAAGGTCAAATTGATAGTTCTGTTAAGGCGCTTGTTGAAGAAGGTGTATCTCAGGAAGATATAGTTGAATACTTAACTGTCCTGCGGGATTACTACAAGTCATTCTTTAAACAATTAAAGGATGATTGGGGAAAATGGGATAGTGTTAAAACAAACGCAGAAGAGGCAATTAATTTGATATCTACTGCATTAGAGCCTCAACGGTCGGTTTTGCAGAAGATACCCCAACTTATGGGTGAAAGCATAGAAGATATTGATGACTATATAAACAATCTTAATGAATGGGTAACTGAAGCAAAGGCAGTTAAGACAAGTTTTGAAACATTTGCAAAAGGAGTACAGGAAGCAAAATTTAATATTAAAAAGACAACCTACCTTGCCGGTAAGACAATTGAAGAGCAGGTAGGCGCTTATGATGACTATTTAAGTCTTGCATATAGTGAACTCCAAGGTGCTTATTATGGTGACCGTCCTGAAGAAGCCTTGGAGCTGATGAGCAGAATGCAAACACTTTTGATGGAAAGGTATAATCTTGAAAATCAATTAATTGAGGAGACCTACGGTAATATGAAAAACATAGAAGCCATAGTGACTTCAATAACAGACAAAATTCGGCAATTACGATATTCAGAATATAATTTACAGCTGCCGGTACAAAAGGCAGAGATTGCGACGGAAGATTATGCTACACTCCTTCAAGCTGCTCGAAGTGGAGATGCTGCGGATATTAATAAATATATTGGATTTATTGATACCTATTTGCGACAATCCATGGATGCTTATAAATCGAACGAACAGTACCAAGAAATTTGGGAACAAGTAAACGATGATCTTGAAAGCCTTAATCTTACAATGCAAGCCTATACTTCCGAAGATACCATTTATTTGCAGAAGCTTAATGAGGCTGCCGACTATACCAACAATTGGCTTGAAAAAATCCAAGAGCATGCTGAGGAAGAAGGAGAAGAGATGGGTCAAATTATAGGCGACCAGTCTGATACCCTTAAAAAACTACTCGGTAGATCGGGAGTTATAAACAGAAGTCTTGAAACGATAAACAATTCGATAAGTAATGTAGCATTGGCAATCAATAATCTTGAAGACCATTTGGCTTCAGCTATAGAAGGGATGGAAGGCGGCGGCGGTCTTGGCGGGTATACAGGTGGTTTATCCGAGTCTGACAGATCGATTTTGAACGAACTTGCTACTCGATACTTTGATCCTGGTACGGGAGCCGAAGCGTTTACTGAAAGCATAAGTGAATTGGCGGTTCTTTATCAGCAATTGATGGCGGGTGGTGCAGATGCTTGGAGTGCTGCTGCATCTACATTTGGTTTGACAACCGAAAGATACCGGGCTGATTTTGAACTACTCAAAAGTATTCTTCATTTTCAGGGCGGCGGTATGGCTAAAGGCCCGGATGAAGGGTATCCAGCTATATTGCATGGCATTGAGGCAGTTATCCCTATGAATGGTGCAAATATTCCTGTCCAAATAGTTGGTGGTGGAAAGGATGCCACTTTGTTGGATGAGGTCAAAAAATCAAATCTTCTTCTTTCGGCATTGCTTAACAAGGATAGCAAGGTTGATGTTCATATAGGAAATGAGAAATTTAAAGGAACTATCCGGAAAGAAGCGAATCAGCTTATGGTTGAGGTCCATGACCGTGGCGCTTATGGCAAAATGGTTGTGCCTTAATCTTAAAATTAACCGTGTTAATTTAGCTTATATTAAACGATCTGATAAAAACTAATATAAGGGTATAGGGTAAAAATTTTATAGGGGTTAAAAAGGAAATGCTTTTAATTGAAGTCACCATAAACGGAACAGTAAATTATCTTTCGATGGAAGGTATTGAATTGACGAGATGGTGGGATAACAAAGTGATTTCATTTACTGCTCCTAATTACACCATTAAGGATACTTATGGTGGTTATGTAGATGTTGAATTCGGAAACATAGAATTTTCACCCGATCTTTTTCTTTCTCCTAATTGGCCTCCTCCTGCTGAATGCCCTATAGTTGTGAAATATACAGATACCGACGAAGCAAGTGCAGAGGTTCTTTTTGATGGTACCTGCTATATCAGGAAAATAAACAGGGAATCAATAGTATATGACATCTTCGATGAAGCGTTTGATATAAATCTTTTGGATACTGCTGTTGATTACAATGGGGATACCGTACCGTTACCAAGAGCTTTTGGGACTGTTACTTTTGTCAATCCGGTAAGACTACCGGATGCCGGTGGTTTCCCGATATGGCATAAAGGGAATATTCAAGGAGTACTTGGAACTAATTATTTCTGTTATGATGACGGAATAGATGTTTCAGTTAATTTCACCGATCTTGGCACTACCCTACAACAAAACGTAGGGCTTGCCGGGGAACTTACATTATCAGGAGTTGGCCTTGAAACGACTCTTGACCAAGTTATGAGTTGGGGAGCTATAACTAAACTTGGTCTTGCCTATGATAATTCCGTTGGCAGGGTAGTGAGTCCACCAATTAATTATTGGGCGGCAGGGCAGGATAAAATAATATCTTTTTTATCAGATATATGCTTGTTTTTCACTCATCTTAATTATATCAGGAATAACACTCTTTATCTTGTAGATATGTTTCAAGATAATGGAACAAGAACTATTACTGAGTTTGAGTTCTTTCCTGCCGAGTATGATTATGAAGTCCCGATAAGGATAATAAAATCCGCATGGGAGAATCGCTTTTCTGTTTCTGAAACGATAGGGCAATATGTTAAGCATGTTCCTGATAAAACAGAAAGGACAACTGCTTTTCCGTATGGCAATTTAATGGAAGTAACACCATTCGATGATATCAAGTCAAATATAGAAGCTGCACTTGACAATATATTACTTGTTCATCCAAAACCACGAGCAAGAGTTTCATTGCCTCTTTTGGGTAGTTTGCCTGTTCCCGGTGAAGCGATAACTCTTGAAGATACTTCACTTGCTGAAGATACAGATGTAGTTATAAGGTGCAGAAAAATTACTTACGATTTTAATAATGATGAAGTTGTAGTAGAAGGTGAAGGGACACTGACATAATGAAAGTAATTTATCCTGATAAAGTAACCGGCTTGACTCCATCATCTACCCCACTAACAGGGACAATAACCTTGACAAATGGTGGTAATGCGCTTCTTGGTGTCGGCACTTCTTTTACTACCGAGTTAACAAGTCAACAAGGGGATCAAATATATTTAGATGCTGATGGAGTGATAGTTGAGGTTGATGTGGTTGCAACTGATCTTTTAGCTTCATTAACTGCTAATTACACTGGCGCTGGCGGTTCTGGGCCGGGAAGTATATATGAAGAAAAAGCGCTTTTCCCAAAGGAAAATGTTTCTGATGATCATCCAAAGAAACCGTGGAAATCCGTATCAGATGATGCGACAATGCATGTGGCTGTTTCTGGCGGTAGTAATGCAATAGCAATCTTTGCAACAAATGCTGAAACAATAACAGTTACAGTTATGAATGATATTGAAACGATTACTTTATGGGGGCCAGAAATATATGACTTACAGGGGATAGATACTTATTATGAACTAATCACAGATACCGGTGAAAGATGGTATGTGCTTTGGGTAGATTATCCTTATCAAGCAAATCCTGTTAGTATAGTAGTTGATTTTGAATCACCGTCTGCAACAAGGGTAGGAATAATCAGAGCCGGTGCTACATATACTTTCCCAGACCCCAGATGGGGTTTGAGTGAAGGACTTGTTGACTACTCGATAATTAAGGAATTAAGCAATGGTGCTACCTATATTCGCAAAAGAGATATAGTGAGAAAGTTTGATGGCGATATTACTATGGTAAGGGACCGTGATTTTTATAAGTTTATGCACAAGGTAATTAAGACAAAAGGACCGGGACCGCTTGCCTGGAAGGTATCAACTAATTTATCAAATTTCGATTGGGCTGTATTTGCAAGACCGCAAAACATGCCGAGGGGAAGTCACACTTTCCCCGCTTGGAGTCGTGTCAATTTTCAATTACTTGAAGTTGTGTAGGAGAATAAAATGGGATCATATACTTGGAATGTCTTTCCGTTATCAGGGACTGCTAATTTTGAAGGAACTGCAAGGACTGCACTTGAGCAATGGAGAACCAATGCCAGTCTTATGGATAATGAGATAACTACAGCAAGGAGTACTTATCCGTCATTAAACGCAAGACTTGATGATATCCTTGGTAGTATCCCTCCTGGTACTATTACCTATGGGCAGTTGGACATCTTGAATGCTCCTACCGATACCTATCAACTTACCTATAATTTAGCAAGTGATAAGATGGAATGGGTAGTTCCTGGAGCTGCCGCTGATCCTGGCGATGTGCGTTTTGAAGCTGCTGATCCGAAACAATATCTTAATGAAAAATTAAGACAAAGATTTTTATTATAGGAGGATAGTATGCCTTTTGCTTATAATCGACTTGTTGAATGCAAAGCTATCGCAAATAGTGTTCAGACACAGTTTGCGAATCCGGCAGGAAAAACAACCTATATCAGAAGCATATCTATCCACAATGCTGCTGCTGTTACTATTCCATTCGGATTGTATAATGTTCCTGATGTGGCCGGTGCAGTAGGTGTTGCTGGTGCTACAAATTGTTTCTATCTCAACACAATAGGACTACAACCGGGTGAGATATTAACTTTTGAATTTACTCCTCCAGGCATTATATTGGAGGATTTGAATGATACTATTCAAACCTACGCTTCTGACTTGACGGGTGCTTTGTCCTTTCAGATGTTCGGTGCTATTGAAACTACTATAGCACCGACTTTTAACTATAAGCGAATTATAGAGATGCAAGCCTTACCACTTGTAACAACTACGATCTTTGCCAATCCCGCAGCAACAACCACTTATATAAAACTTCTGATTCTTTGCAACCTTGACCCATCATCGAATTATGTGAGGGTTTGGAATGTTCCTGATGCTGCTGGTGCTGTTGGGGTAGTAAGTGATGGAACGCAGATTTTTGGTGATTCTGTTTTGGGGATGGCGGCAGAAGAAACAGTGATAATGGAGTTCCTTGATGGCGGCTTGATGTTAGAGGATTTAAATGATACAATACAGGCAATTTCAGTTGCACCTACTACATGGAGTCCCACCATACAAGCATTTGGAGCGCAAGAATAAGGAGAAGTCATGAAACGGATTTACTTCAATGATAGTGATTTGGTTATCTATGCCCCAAATTGGGTGTCCGATCTTCGTAAAAAACCAAATAGTACAAAGAATACTCAGTTGGCAAGGATTCTTGATGGTAGTTTATCGGAAACGGCTGATACTGTTAAAGATCAAAATGATGAAGATGTTGAAATCATCGAAGTTGAACCGATAGAAGTTCTTAATCAAGGGGTAGACAATGCCGGGGTGCCGTGGCTTGAGACTGAGGATGATATCGAAGATAAGTTGGATGATTTTGACATATTTGTTTGTGTTCCTGCATATCTTCATATCACTTTTAATACTGATTTTGTAGTAAAAAACGATGGTACCGATACTGTTGAGTTTGATATAGCTTTCAGGGAAGGAAGTGATCCTGCTTCAACCTTGATAGATACTGATGATGATTTTCAGGTGGTGATGACAGAGCTTGATTACGAGTCGGTTTATGATATTTTCACATTAACCGGGATATCCGGTGGTGAGAAAAAGGGCATCGAATATACAACTACCGGAAATCCAAAAAGGATACATATATCAGAAACCGACTTGAAAGAAATAGTTGTTGATGGAACAGAAATGAAAGTAATTTTGGTTGGAAATGAATCAATAACCGTTTACAGGGAGTTATAAAATGGGAATTACAACGTCATATAAGCCCGAGCAAACAATGCTGAAAGAAATTCAGGATGGCAATCCTGCGGTCAGAACATGGGAAGCATTGAGGGATAATCTTCATGAAATAAGAAATGACACAGGCACTTTGAATAGCACTGTAGTAGGCGATATCTATATTACTGGTGATACAGTCTTGTCTGAACCCTTGTTGTGTAATGACCTATATGTTTTAAATGAAGCAGAGCTTGACTGTGGCGGGTTTGAAGTTCTTGTTCTGGGAAACCTTGTTATAAGGTCGGCAGAACTCATCAACTGTTTGAAGCTTGAGGTTTATGGAACGATTGATATCAATCGGGCTGTTGGAGATACTTCTTTCACAAATCTACTTTACTGTGATGAAACGAACTGTCATGGTCAAGCGTGGTTTTACTATACGGAATGGGATAGAGCGGCAGGTGTAATTATTGAGCCCGCACCTACCGACTATATAAAACCACAATTGTTTGAAAGTGCTTTTTCATGGATAACTGCTTCAAACAATTATGCTGCTGCTTTTAGGTTCGCAGAAATTCATGTTGCCGGTACTTTCGGTTTTGCTTCAATTGGTGCAAATGCCTTTGCTCAATATTGTTGTCATCCGACAAAACTTTTTGTTAAGGGCGATATGAATATGTTCACTTGTACCCAACTCTTCCTTGCTGGAAGAGATATAACTACCCCTACTTCATGGAATGTTGTCGGATCATTCACCCATAATCTTGCTGCTTTTACTTTAAACTTGACAGGCGGCGCTGGCGGCGCTGGCGTAATCGCCACTCATGCCGGTGCTGGTGGGGAGTTTAATGGTCCACCAAACCAAACTGTAGGTGGTGCTACTGCTGGAACTTATAATGGTGGTGGTACGGGATATCGTGGAACCGGTGCTGGTGCTGCCGGTAGTCAAAAAGGTGGTGCAGGTGGTGCAGGTATTAATGGTCCCGGCGCTGGTGGGGGCGGTGGAGGCGGTGCTACTGACTTCAACTTTTATTATGGTAGTGGTGATCTTGGTTTAACATTCAACATGACATCACGTGGTGGTAATGGTGGAGCTGGTGGAGGTATAGGTGGTAATTCCGATGGTGGTGATGGCGGTGATGGTGGTGATGTAGCTGTTAGGTATACTGCCAATCAAATGACAATGCCTTTTACTGTTACTGGCGGGACCGGTGGTGCTGCTGGTGGCATTGGAGCTGCCGGTGCTAATGGTGCTGCCGGTAGCTCAAGTCATATTGTCGGAGCAGTTTTTGCCGGATATCGACCTGATATTCCAGTTCCTACTACTGCTGATGGTGCAACTACTGCTACTCTTTCATGGAATGTTCCTGCTGATGATGATGGTGACAATCTTGATTTCCAAGTAGAAGTAGAAGAAAAATATACTCCATTTGTTTTTGTGACAATTTATCAAGATGATAGTGATGCGAGTCCAGGTAAATTTTCTGGCGCTCCCCCTTATGCTCAAGGCGTAGGGAGTGTTACTTACACACCCGGTGGGTTAACTTCAGGGCAATTGTACCGTTGGAGAGTAAGGGCTTTCAAAGATACTTCCACTTCTACATATAGTATTTTTACACAATGGCGTGAATTTTATGCTACTTAGGAACTGATATGTTATTACCAAAAAAAACAGAAAAGAAGCCGAAAAAAGAAGGTAAAATAATAGATGAAATAAAAGGCATCCATGATCTTGAATTTCAAGCTAAAATTGATGCAGAAATTCTTTTACAAGTAAAAGAAATACAAAAGGATGTCTTGAGATACAATAGAGCTATGGAAGTATATAATGGAATAATAGCAGAGAAGGAGCGAATTGCAAAAATTACCTCAAAAAGAATTAAAGAAAGTATCAGCTCAAACCGAAAAGTATTTTCGAAAAGAAAGAAAACAAATAAACAAAATATAAAGAATAGGAGGTAATCATGGAACAACCAATGACAGATGCAGAATATGATGCTCAGTATGATGCAAACACTTTGGCGAGAGCAAAGAATATCTTAAAGGATCAGAGTAGAAAAAGTGCCGCTGAAAAAGCAGCAAAAAGGATGGTAGAAAAAGAACAAAAAGAAGCTGATTCCTTAAGGGAGATTGCTGCCGGGAACGGCATTACACCTTCACAAAAAACTTCTTCGCCATTGACTGATGGTCTTCAAGGAGCAATGGATTCGGCTTATGGCGGGAAACGCTATCGGTAGGTGGGGTAGTTATGCCATTCGAAAGTAAAAAACAAGAAAAATGGATGAGAATAAACACGCCCAAATTGTATAAAGCTTGGGTTCGGAAATATGGTCATTATAAACCGAAGAAGAAGAAATCATCCAAAAAGAAATGACTGAGGGGGGAGGTCATGACAATAGATAATATTTTTCAGCCTATCGTAATTGCAGGTCATGAAGTTAACTATGATTTTTTGCAATTAACACCTATTACTCACAATGTAAAAGACTCCTTCACGTTCTCCTACGGCGGGTTTACTTGGGTTATATGCACTAATGTAGATCAAGGACCGAACGGTGGTGGTTTGACGGTTTTTAAAGAAGTAAATGGTATTTTGACTTTCCATGCAAATCTTTTTACCGGCAGATACAAAATGTGGGCTCCGAGAGTGGTCATTGAAGACGATGTGCTATACGTTTTGGTTACTGACACACAAGGGACCGGGAATGAGCCTGACTGGTACAACCACATGAGGGCTTTTAAGTTTCAGTATGCTATCTTCAGTCCTACCAATTGGTGTAGCAATCCGGGGAAAATTGTTGTAGGTGATGACTCCTTCGGGATTATAGATGTTGAACTGTTCAAAATCGGGGAGTTCTACTACCTTTGCTATGTCATTATGGACTGGCACCAAGGGGAATGGTGGGACTTATGGTGTTCTTGTGCTAATAACTGGTCCGGCCCATTTACTTCTCCAAATAAGGTTAACTTTTCGGGAGCGACAGAACACGGAATAGAAGAAGCGCCTTGTTATAATAAAGATGATGGAATGTTTTATTTTTCAGTCAACGACAGTGCTACCATTTCATCTTTAAGGAGAGGTTATTTAATAAGCAGCGGTATAAATGCAGACGGTTCACAAATCCTGAATTTGAGCGAGGATGATATGTTTAGGATGCAAGATGTCAGTGGTGGACTATGTACCCATCCTGATTTTTGGAAAGGAAAAATAAGAGCAACTGGAAAAGGTGTTCATGGATATCACATAATGGAGCAAATCATCTGATCGGAGCTGTAAAATGCCTACCAAAAAAGACGATCCTTTCTTAAAGTTGGCTACCGCTGTTGAAAAATTAACAGGTAATCATCTTTGTGCTGGCGATAACTGCCCCAACTTCATAGGAGTAAAAGCATCTCAAAAAACATTTCAAGTGATTGTAATTTCTTTGATGGGAGTATTATGTATAATGGCAGGGGCAGTTATGCTTCAGCTTGCCGCATTTAAGGATGATTACAAAAATGATTATGCTAAGGTACAAGATGTTATAACAAGGGTAGGTGTGGTAGAAAAAGACATAGAAACGCTTGAGATAAAAACAGACAATATCAATGCTCGTGTCTATAACCTTCAAATAAAAAATGCAAGGACTCCATAAAATGTCATTCTTATCGAATCTTATTTCAGGTATCACCGGCAAGAAGCTTGAAGAATCGGAACGACTTGTGGATGAAGCAAAATTAAGGATTCAATCGGCTTCTCAGGAATTACTTGAAGCAGCTTCAGAAGCAAAAGAACAAAGAGACCAGCTTGCTTTAAGTGAAAAAAAGTATAGGAATTTATTTCACAATTCACCGGTAGGTATGTTCAGGTTAAGTAACGATGGAACAAAATTCCTTGAAGTCAACAATAGGTCTGTTGAAATTCTTGGCTATGATAGTGTTGAAGACTTGATGAATGTTCATCCGATTACTATTTGTGCGTCCGCTGACGTTTTTCATCGCATCCAATCAATACTTGATAACAAAGGAAGGGTTATCAAATATATCTTTTGTGGTCGGAAAAAGAATGGAGAAATTGTCACATTGGAATCATCCATGAAGGTCTACCCACACGAAGATTACACTGAAGGGACTGTGATTGATGTCACTGAAAGGGTGAGAATAGCAAAGCTGAAGCAATATGCCTATGAACTTGCCAATCAAATGGTTGATCTTGCGTGGTATAAGGATAGTAATTTGAAGTTTTTGTTTATTAATGCTTCCGGTTTAAAAGTCCTTTTCGGCCCGGATATGAAGCTTTCTGATGTAGAAGGATTAAGCGATATAGATGTTGTCAGAAAACATTACAAGGGAAATTATGATTCAAATCTTGTCGGAGAAGTCTGTCAAGCTACCGATAAGAAAACTATCGAAGCACGGAAACCATCCCGATTTATTGAAATTGCTAAAAATTTGGCAGGAGTAGAAGTCTGGCTTGATGTTTTTAAGGTGCCTTGTTTTGCTACTGATGGAAAATTTGTATCAATAGTTGGAAATGCAAGGCTTATACATGAGAATATGCGGAGTGAATGTTCTTCTTTTTTAAAAGAGAAGATGGAAGAAGGCAAGGTTGATTTGGTTGCTGGGAAATTTTATCACCTAAAAGAATTTGAATATGCCGAACTAAGGGAAAGCATAATCGATAAATCTTGAAAAGAATCATCATCATTTAAGATTCTATCAGCATAAAATAAAAAACTAATATAAGGGTATAGGGTAAAAATTTTATAGGCCTTAAAAAGGAAATAAGGAAGCCGATGGGAATCTTATTTAAACATTTTTCAGAAGTTCCTGAACGATTATGGAAATGGGATAATTTCAAACCGAATGAGTATTATCTTTTTTGCCCGTGTTGCGGGGAGTTCTACCTTGATTTTGAAAGTATGGATCGACTTCAAGCTGCAAGGGATAATATCGGTAGTCCTATTCGAATTAACAGTGGGCATCGATGTCCTATTCATAATGCAAGGGTAGGTGGCGCTCCATTATCTCAGCACAAAAAAATTGCTTTTGATATTTCTGTTTTTAATAGCGACAAAAAGAAAGTCCTTGAAGGATTAAAAAAAGCAGGTTTTACCACATACGGGTTCTATAAAACTTTTGTTCATACTGATATTCGTAAGGGTAGAATGTGGTATGGAAAAGGAGGTAAAGAGGCATGGATGGGATTAATTGGGCAGACGTGATAGGGGTAGGGGCATCTGCTGCCACCGGCGGCATTTTTGGACTCGTTGGTAGTCTTGTCGGCGCTGTTGGCAAATATTTCCAAAAGAAACAGGAACAGTCGTTTCTTCGGGAAAAATGGGATTATGAAACAAAGCTTCTTGAATTGAACATGAAAAAAGGAATACAAGAGTTTGATCATGAAATGGCATTAACCGCTCAACAAGGATCATGGTCGGGGCTTGAAGCATCGTATAAGCATGATGCATCTATAGGGCCAGTTCACAAGTGGGTAAATGATATAGTAAAGTTGTTTAGGCCGGTCTTAACTATCGCACTTTGGATTTTATGCGGAATAATCTTTTGGTGGTTTGGGCAGAAGGAGTTTTCTGAAACCCTTTCATCAGAAGATATTTTTATTTTAAAAAGATATATGATCCATACCACCTTCTTTGCTGCTGGTTCTGCTGCAATGTGGTGGTTCGGAGAACGGTCTTTAACTCCACCTGATATGAAACACAAATAGGTGATGCTATGTTTAAAAAATACAAAGAATGGTCGATAGTAAAGAAGATTACCGCTATCTGTGGGTTGATAACTGCCTTGGCAGGGGTCGTGACTCTTCTTTTTACTATCGATCATCGATTTGCTAAGAGTAGTGAGCTGAAGAAAGTCAAAACAAGGCTTGAGCATAAGATTGAAAGTGATCATTATCAGTGGTTGGAGCAAAGATCATATACTTTAAAGGATAGATATATTAATAAGCCTATGCCGCAGTCTGTGAAAGAAGAAATACGGAAAATTGAAGATGATTTGAAGTGGTTAAGGGAGAAGATTAAAAGCCTGATGAAAGATGATTAATCATTGTGAACAAAACACAGATCACCTATATGATCTTCCCATAATTGAACGTGTGCTTGTACTTCAGGATCATCTTCCAGCCCTTTTTCTTTGATGATATCTTTTAATTCTTGAACTATTTCTTCTGTGACAAGTAGTCCTTTTATTATCTTGGATGTTTTCTCTGAATAACTTTTTCTATTTTTGAGCGGGTTTGGGAAAAAAGCAATAGTAGCACCCATTTCACTTTCCTTTCTTCTTTTTTGGCGTCTTGGCCTGAAAGATTCTTGATCTTGCTTCTACAAGTTTTTCTATAACAACATCAACTTCTTCTTTTTTAAAAATCATCGAGTCCCAAATTGTAGTGCCTGGGTGTTTAATTTTTAGCAGAATCCTTTTGACATCATCTCCTCCTCTTGGGATATATTTAGACGCTTCTACTATGAGTTTGTCTCTTTTTAACTTTTTTTTCTTTCTTATTCTTTCCATAAAGTTTCCTTTTTTGTCAAATTACCCATTCACTTGGCCTTCTGATTTTAAAGTCGCCATAGAAGTCTCTGCTTGAAGGATTATCTTCAGAAGAAAAACCTTCTTCACCTTCTATACCTACCTCATATTTTTCATCCAATTCTTTGTTGGTAAATTGCTTAAAGAATGAATTAAGGATACGGAAGAGCTTTTCATAGACAATAATCTTGTTTGCTACTTCTTTCATAATTTCATCGAAATGGGTGCAATACTCAGGAGAGATTACTGGGGTGTCATTAGATTTAAATCTAATGGCTTCATTTGTCCCATCTGTTAAATATTCTATGCGAAATAAACCATCATCTATATAGTCAAAAGTAAAGTCTTCATATTTATCATGTATGAAGTCGAATAGATCACATTGAAGCATTACAAGTTTTGTTTCCATTATATTCCTCCTATTGTATTGTGACTTCTTCAACTGAAAAGAAATCACCAAGATGGGTTTTTACATTTTCAATTAGAAGCCTTGAGTCTTCTTTGTCTTTTCCTTCCGGCATATTATCTGTTACTTCTATCATTTGGTTGATGAAAGTTTCATCAATTATCTCTTCTCCAGGTTCCCCGAATTTAAACCCAAGAGGATTTGGTCGGAATTTAAAAAGTAGTTTTTTCATAATTATCACTTGTGCTATAGTGTGTGTATAGTTCTTTTTATATCTTCAAGTTTTTGTTTTTGTCCTGAATTCTTTTCCGTCTTGCTCGTTCTTTTTCAGCATCCTCTTTTAGACTTTTTAACTCAAGACAAATAGCCTTAACATTCCCGGCAGTTTCTAAGATAATTGTGTTATCATATACTACTTTAAGTTCGAATATGTTGGGCTTTATACTATAAACCCCTATATAGCTGTTAGTATCAGATATGATTTGGTTTCCTCTTGTTTCGGGGTTCATTCTAAGTCTAATTATTTCTTTTTTATACCTATTTATCTGACGGTTGATTGTTTGTTTGTTTTCTTCCAAACTTATCCGTAGTCTTGCATCTTCTTTTGAAAGGTCAAACTTTTCATTTGGCATTTTAGAACTCCTTTTGTTGAAGCCATTAATCGAACAACTATATCTAATTTATTCATAAACCTTGCGGCAATGTCTGTCTTTCCAAGGTTGTTGGGTTTTTGCGTATCTATAGCATTTATCTCCATAAACACCCTTTGCTCCATAGTGGGCGAAACCACATAGTGGACAGCTACTATAATCACCTATATTAAAAATCCATTCACAGGAAGCACAAACCCTTAATTTTGCGTGTTGACCCATAGTCTAATCCATTGGCGTCATATACCCTTCGGTAATTTGATATAATTCACATCTGAACACAGTACAGCTACTTGTATTTCTTTTTTCGCAATTGGAACAGAAGATATAGCAGTGTTCAAGTTTTTCTTTCAGCTCATCACATTCATTTTCACAGGTATCATATTTTTCTTTTAGTTCATTGACTTCTTTTTCATATTCGAGTTTTTCACTTCCAATGATCTCAATAATCCCTATTAGATCATCAGTTATTGATCTAATAGCATAGGTGTTAATCACAATCTCCTGCAACCGGTTAAAGTTTTCTTTTCTGATTACAGGAACACATTTTAATTCTGTAGCCATTTTGATTATTTTTTCTTCTGCTTCTTTTATGGTTTTTAATATTTCAGATGTTTTTATCATTTAATCCTCCAGCATCTTATTCCCAAATGCCCATTTTCAACCACCTTTCGGCAGGTGAAATCCATATGCTTTTCAATTCTGCATTTCTTTGCTTTCTTCCGGCGAATAACACTCTGTTTAATGTTCATAATGGTGAAACATTGATCACGATATGTTTTTGTCTTGATAAAGAAAGATTCACCGATGCTCATTTTATGGAAAGGGTATTTATTGAATGGCCTTGGTTTATTCTTTGGTCCTCTTTTGATTTTTGGTAATGGTATTCCAGATTCAACAGTAGGCATATGGATAGTCATATATCCCCCATCTTTCCTTTTGCTTCTTCGTCAAGAAAAATCTTTTCACCCTTTGAAATGATGGTGAAAGACAGATCAGGATTCCCGTAAAGAATATAGTGTGCAAGGGTTTTATACTTGTCTTCCCGGTCAGCAAAGAAGGATTCAACCTTATGATCATCCCATGATGCAGGGATAACTATCGGGATATTTAAGCTAATTTCCATTTTGGCATATCTTTTAATTAAAATACATTGATCGCTATGTACTTCGCCTACCCTTGACAAACATCCACGGCATATACAATCAACATCCCCTACGGCTTTTTCAGTTACGATATAATCCGACATCTTAACTACTCCTTACAAAGTCTGATTTTTACCAATTCTTCGGCATGACCATAGATGTGGAGCCCTTTACTTGCTGTGATGATGGGCCGGAAGCAACTACAATTTCATCAACCCTTTTTTCAAGATTCCCTAAACTGAAGATATATGGAACATATTCAACACACAGTTCACACCGGTAAAAGGTTTCTTCATCATTGTTGACAAGTAGTCCTTTATCGAATAATTTGCAAATATTGTTACTACGATCAATAGGGCAATCACCACATTCTTTTTCTTTTTGTTTGTAGGTATCTGCCGGTTGAACTTTATGTATTTTTTAGAGTCATCGGTTATCATTACTTTTCTCCTGAGAAACATGTGATCCACATAATGGGCATTTTGGAAGTCCTTTATTTTCACAATCTTCTATGTCACAATCTTCTATATATCCTTGCCAAGAGCAGCTTTCATTACAGCATATACACCGAATACCAGGTAGGTGGTTATTAACAAAAGTTTTACTTTCTATTTTCATCAATCAAGTTCCTTAGTTTTTTCAACTCCATTTTAATCAGTACCCAGTCTTTCATTGGAGATTCGTTGGTTCAGAATGCTTCTGAAAATAGCTTGTCGAGTCTCTGTTCATATTTTGGCAAGGGCTTAATTTTCATTTTATTTTACTCCACAATTCCTTTCTGAAAATATAGATATTGGCTTTTGTTCTACCTACTTTCAATGCTTCTTTTTTTGTCCACATAAAAATATCAACAGATCGTGTTATCTTCTTGCCTGTCCTTTTTGACTTGAATCCCATTCGATCATCGAACATAAAGATACCATACCCTTCAATCCAGATATAATCACCACGATTAAGTAACATCACCTTTTCAATATCTCTTGAGATAGCACAAATGCCTTGAGCCACGTTGGTTTGAAAGGCAGTTGTAAAAGGTGTATCATCTGTTTCATCAATGGAAGGACTATATGCAGTCACTTCTACCTGTGGGATGCAAAGAGCAAGGAGTTTTTGGGAGAATATTGTGTCTTTGATTATGGATAGTTGTCGGTTGGTCTCGGTCACTTCTGAATTGACTTTTTTAAGGATGTCAAAGTTGTTTTGGTTAAAATCAGACGGAGCAGTAAGAAATTTGGTATCGTAAAGTATATTCATAATGGCGATTGTCAGTATAGTAATTAATATAGCCAAAACTACAATTATATAATTTTGGGCTTTATCCCCAATGCTTGCTTTCATCCAAACTCCTTTATATTTTTATTTTTCTTCTACTACTGAACAATCACTTGGACCGCCTACCCATGAGTCAAGATAAGATTGTGCTTCTTGTTGTGATTCAAATTCAACCGGTGTTTCGCCTTGTCCTTCAGGACTTTTTTCAAAAAAGCCAAGTCCTAATATTTCACCTACAAATAGCCCACTTGTTTTTTTGATCTTATGCAAAACGGCATGGTTGTTGTTCCTTTCATTGCCATATTTTGTTTTCATTCAAAATCATTCATATTTTTATTTTTATTTTTAAGCTCAAGAAGTATGTCGGCTAATACTTCTTGGATCGCTTTGACATCTGCTTGTAGCTCATCAACCTTCTGTTGATTTTCTATCGCTATAGTTTTGGTCGTGATGTATTTAGGCTTGTTGGTGGTCTTGTTGAGCATGATGTTTTCAAACCAAAGAATAAAGGGAAAGACAATAGTGGCAGTAATAAAAACAATAAGAACACTCTTCCATATATCCTTTTTAAGTTTCATATCTATCCCCTGTTTATAAATACTTTACAACATATCCGATTAGGTCAGAGACTCCATGCCCCATTTCACATCCTGCGTGACAACTTATCAGAGCCAGTGGTTGACCTATAAGGATTTCCGGCATAGTATACCCATGAACAACAGCTACCAATATCTGTTGGGCATGGTTCTCGTTGGTGCAGCTATCGTCATACACCTTTCCACATAACCGGCATCTATACTGGAATATTGCTGTTTTCATATCTACCCCTTGAACTATGGCCTCAATCACTTATGAAGTAATAATGTAAAAAAAGATTAGTCAAGACTGCTGCAAGAAAACAGGAAATTACAAAGGTAGCAATATACATTTCCCCTTACAGCTTCTTCACTAATTTTTTTATTTAAGAAGTCATTAATCTTTTTCATTATTTATCATATTCTTTCCTTATTCCTATGGCGTTAATTCTCATAGTAAGCCCTTTAATATCACGACTTATTTCTTGTAATGAATGGTTCATCTCTTCCATTGTTTGGCTTATTTGATAAAGACCGACTTCTTTTTGAGTTTGAAGCCCTACCGATGTTTCTACTAATTCAGTTTTGGGCGAGGCTTCCTGTACTCCTTTTGACATTATTAGTGGAATTAACACAGAAAAACAACACCAAGAATAGCAAACACAATCATCAATTCCATAAAAGTTGCACCTTTACTACCCATATTTATTTTCACAGCCTGTATCCTCCCCGATCATATTTTTAAAACCATATTTGACTGCTACGGCTTTAAAGAGTGGTAAACCATATTGTGCATAATAACTATCAGCGGAATCTTTTAATTTGTCATCAAGAACCCAAAGCCACATCTTAACAACGGCAAACATAAAACTTGCAGAAATACCTCTTTTGTTCAATGCCTTTTCAAACCCAAAAGCTATATCGCTTTCCAGTTGCTTTAATACATTTTCTTCTGTGAACTCTTTCGGCGTCCAACTTTTACCTTCTACCAACTCCATGCCAAGTAGGTCAAGTTTGTCTTCAGGGAAATAATCTGCAAGACGCCGGAAGTCACGTCCATCAAAGCAACGCCTTTCAAGCTCTTTAGTCTTAAGGGCAGTATAGATGTCTTTGAGTGTTTTCATTTTTCAAGCTTCCTTAATGTAATTACGTTTTCCATGGTTGTCCTGACATGACCCTTAATATCCGGGGTTATTCTGGTTTCAATTCTAAGGACGAAATATAGCTCTTCACTATCCATAAATCTTACACGCCTCCCGTGAGGTGGATTAAAGATAACATTCGTTACCCTTTGAAGTTGAGTTCCCTTTTCATTGACAAAGACCGTTTCTTTCTTGTATCTCATGATTACACCTTCTTATAAAAAAACTTCCGTGGGATGGAGGGAGACCTATTTTTTTTGACAAGAACACCTTTTTGAACCATGCCTTCAAGCAAATCGTGTTGGTAGCATTTAAGCTCTGATGGAGTATACCAAACTTCACATTCCATTCTTTTGAGAATTTTGTTCTGTACTTTGCTTAATCTTTTCATATGTGTAATAACCGGGGCAATAGATGCCCCGGTTCCTTTACCTGTTAAGATACAGTGGGTATTACCTTCTCACCCTTCCATCATCTTCACTTTCCCTGCTTTTTCTTATGGTGATTATATCTTTCCTGATTTTTGTCGCAGCTTTGATCAGCACCATCATTTCTTTCCTTACTCTGGTCGCTGCAGCCTTGACGCCGGCATCAAACTTTAATGCATCGTTTTTGATTCCATGGATTTTCTCTTCATTGAAATAATCAGTGAATAGTTCGTCGATGCCTTCTTTTATTTTGACTTTTTGCCCCATAATGCTTCCTTTCTTTGTATCTGTTATAGTTAATTGGCTAATAAAACAACAAATCAGTCATCACCTCCTTTTACGCCTTATTCTTTTCAAACTACTTGTCCTTTTCTTTTTACTGCTTGGTGGCATACTCCTTATTTCTCCACAGTCATAAGCATAATTTGCCCATAGCCTACACTTTGTGCATTTTTTAAGCTTTGGGTGATTCACATCTCCCGGCTTTCTTTTCGACATCTCTATACAAACTTTTAAGTTAACATGAATTTGCCTTCTTTTGCAATAAAAGTAATTATCCATAATCTGTTAAGACTTTCTTATTTCCCTTTTAAGGCCTATAAAATTTTTACCCTATACCCTACTATTAGTTTCAAAAGATCACATACCCTGTGTTAAATTGCAAATAGCTATGTTTGTATTTATTATAAGCCTTAAAGGGGCTTTATTTGTTAATTAAAATTATTAGCTAAAATCTTGTCTGTTGATTAGTATAGTTAATAGGGTTTAAGTTTAAAGATATTTTAAGTTAACCAAAACATCCTTATGAATGCTTGTTTTCATAAAAGAAAAAAAAGAAGAAAAAAAAGAAGAAAAAAAAGAAGAAAAAAGAAAGAAAGAAAGGTTTATAAAGAAAGAAAGAATAAAAGAAGAAAATAAAAGAAGAAAACAAAAGAAGAAAATAAAAGAAAAAATGACTGTCAACTACCATGAAAAAATGGATACGTTTGAACAGAAGTAGTAAACAAACTTGTTGTTAGCAGAAGTAGTTGTTCAGCCTTCGGCTGTCTTCGCATGACATAGTCATGCTACGATTTTTAATTGCTATAAATTTTGCTCAAAATATTCTTTTAAAATCCATATAGACTTTTAAGTTTTTTAAGACTATAAAGAATCTTTCTACTAAAAAGTTTTTGCGATATCAGCATCGTTGGCCTATAATAAGTAATATGCTTGAATTACATTTTGGCAAGATAGGACTATACATGAATGATGAGACAGAAGAACAAATCTGCAGAATAAAGATGCCGGATGAAGTAAAAAGAAGAGTAGAGCTAAAAAAGATATGCATTGCTTTGCACGAAGTTGAGAGTAGGTTTGCATCAATGCAGCATAGGAGGCCAAGATATTTTTTTGCTTTATTCAAAGAGTCTGGCAAGAAATATCACCGCACTCTTTTTAGGATTCTAAACTTCTTGAAGGATAAAAGAGGTGACTACAAAAATGATATCCTGTTTTTATCAAGAGATTATTTTGAAGTTATTTTTAATTTTTATAACAAGATTAACAAGATGCCATTCATAGGGAATCTTGGCCCTTCATTGACTAACAAGATGAGGTTTGATGATTTCTTAATATCTTCCGAGATGGAAGATGAGTGTTATTGGAGGGTAAAGTCAAGTAACTATTGGGTAGTGAAGAGTAGAGCAAAGCTTGCGGCATTCAGATGTAGACAGGCTGATATAGATTTGAAAATAGTAATAGACAGGAATAAGGGTGTTGAAAATCAACATGACTTGAAAGTAATATATCCAGGAGAATATTGATGGCAGAATTTGATGAGTTTGACATTGGAGGGGATGACCAAGACAAAGTCATGATGCTTCTTGTTTACAACGATACTTTTTTATCAAGGTGCATCCGCAAAGGAGTTGAACCTGATCTTTTTTCTTCTAAACCAAGACGGAAGTTTTTCAAGATAGTTAAGAGTTTTTATGAGCAGTACAAAAAGGCTCCTGGTGATGATATAGCATCAGTTTTGGCAGACGCTTTGTCTGGCCAATCGATGATTATGAGGGATGATGATATACCATTAATTGAAGAGTATGTAGACAGGCTATTCAGTGTTGATTTAGATTCGATAAAATCTAAATATTTCATAGACAGAATAGAACTATTCATGAAGAAAAGAATAATGATGACTGCTACAAACTCTTTGATGAAGCTTAAAGATAGATTTAATGTTGATACAGATAGGCCTTTAAGCATAATGGAGGATGCTGTAAGCAAGATAAAGTTAACTACAAGCAAAATGTCTGTAGAAAGCTTGCTTGGTGACAATGTTTATGAATATGACAGAGATATTCAAACAAAGTGGAATGTCCCTACAATTGACTTCCCGATAGGTGGTGGATTCTTTTCCGGCTCTTTTACTGTGATTCAAGGGTATACAAGCAGGGGCAAGTCATGGGCAGCTACCCATCTTGCAAAGATGGCAACAAGGTTTGGAAATTCAGTTCTACTTGCCCAAATAGAGATGGCAAACAAGACATCAAAGAGACGGATTAAGATGAGCTTTACAGGCCTTGCAGAAGGTGATGTGATAAAAAATGCAGCAGAAACAAGAAGGATAATTAAATGCTCTATGTTGAAGCATTCTGATATCTTTCTGCTTAGTGATGATGAGAAGTCAACTTCTGTAGATTCTCTGCCAGATATTCTTGATGAGATTGAGGATACTCACAACAAAAGGGTAAAGCTTATCATTTTGGACTCAGCAGATGATATGTTACCTCCATCCGGAAGATATAGGAATAAAATTGAAAAAAGCACAGCTACATATACTTGGCTTAAAAACTTTGCGAAGGATAATGATATATGCATCATAAATACTACACAAACACAGAGGATAGGTGAGAAGAAATATTGGTTGTCTACTGGTAATGTTGGTGATGACATAAACAAGATGAGAAAGGCAACTATTAGTTACTCAATCAACGCAACAGATTTTGAGGCAGCAATAGGGTTTTGTAGGATTTGGCTTAATAAGAATACTGATGGCCCAACAGGAGCAAAAGTTTGGCTGAGGCAGGACTATGGGAAAGGGCAGTTTGTAGTAGAACATGGACTTTATGATAGAGAAGAGTACAGTGAGATGGTAAAGGAGTTCAGAAGCAATGAATAGGGTAAGAAGAAAAAGAGTTGAAAAGCCTACTGATTGGAACTGGCTGAAGTTGTTGAGTAGAAAAGAGCTTGAGTCTATAGCCAGCTCCAATATGTATGTTTTTAAAACTACTCCTTGGGCTCACCAGCTGTCTTCATTTCTTGCTTGTATGGCAAACCCAGGGTTTTTGTGTTCTCTTGATTTAGGGACCGGCAAAACAAAAGTTGCTGTAGATGTATGCATGAATCTATATGGTAGCAAACTTAAAGTTTTTGTTGTTGCTTTGAATAGTGCATTAGGAAACTGGAAAGATGAAATACACAAACACTCAGATGCTCAAGCAACGATCTTAGCTGGCAGAATTGATGAGCGCATTGATTTGATTAAGGGTGATGGTTTTTTCATAATTAACTATGAAGGGCTCATGCGTTTGTGTTCAAAAACAGTTACTACTGTCAAAACGGTTGCTTGTGAGACGCCGGATGGCCCAAGGATAATTTCAAAAAAAAGAAATAGATGGGCAGTTGACAAAGCTATGATCCAGAAGCTTATGATGGCTAAATTTGATGCTATTATATTTGATGAGTCTCATATGCTTAAAAATCACTTGAGTTTGACATTTAGAATAGCAAAAATTCTTTGCCGCAGAATAGACACAAGGATTCAGCTCACCGGTACTCCTATTGATAAAAATTTACTTGACCTTTGGTCGCAATATTATATAGCCGATTTTGGTAGTACTTTTGGGACCGGAATTGGCCAGTTCAGGAATGCATATTTTAAGGATAAAGGCTATTTTGGGCCTGACTGGAAAGTAACAAAGTCAGGTGAAAAAGTTATCAAAAGCAAGATGTACACAAAGTCTATTAGGTATACAGAAGATGAAGTTGATGAGCTGCCACCTAAGACATTTAGAACTATTTGTTTTGATCTTACAAAACAGCAAAGAAAGGTTTATGACAGGCTTTCTAAAATTTCTGGGGAAGAGAATGTTCAAGGCATAAAAGTTCAAGGCAAAACTCATGCGTTTAGGCAGATATGCAGCGGGTTTATACTTAAAACAAAGAAGGAGTTTTCTTCAAACCCTAAAATGGATGCCTTTATTGATCTTGTCGACACAATCATTGGTAGTCACAAGATTCTTGTTTTCTATGAATACATAACAGAAGCCAAGCTGATATCTAAAGTTTTGAAGAGGAAGAAGGTAAAGTTTTGTACTTTAAATGGTCAAACGAAAAATAAGCATAAAGAATATCGGAAGTTTCAGGAGAATGATAAGTATAGGCTTATGCTGGCACATCCAAAAACAGGTGGTGCAAGCCTTACTATCACAGCTGCAACCTATTGTGTTTTTTTCAGCAACGGCTCAAGCGTGATTCAGAGGAAACAGTGTATCAAAAGGATACATAGGGCTGGCCAAACAAAACGATGTTTTTTTTATGATCTTGTTGCTAATAGGAGTATAGAAGCATACATGAAGAAAAACCTTCGTAAAGGCATCGATGCTTTTGATCGCATAGTTGATGGCAACTCTTTTAAAAATGCTCTTATTGGGAGACAATAAGATGCTTGTTGATTCTGTTGGGCTTATTGAGCATTTAGGAATTGACTATCATCCATCTGGTAAGAATGTGGCTTCAAATGATATAAATATTTGTTGTCCGTTTTGTGGTGAAGATGGCTATCATTTAGGGGTAAACAAGGATAATGGGCAAATTAACTGCTGGGTGTGTGGATTTGACTACCAGGACAGATATCCAAGCTTAATAACTCTTGTTATGACTTTAAATGACTGCTCTTTTTTGGATGCTAAGAGCATAGTTGATGAATTTAAGCTTGATGACTTCGGTGACTTAGATGATAATAAAAATAGGCTTGTTGAGAGGAAAAATATCTTAATGCCTAAAGAGTGTGAGGACTTTTTCAAGACTAAGCACAAGAGATGGGCAAGTAAGGCTCTTGACTATTTGCATAGTAGAGGGTTTGATGAAAGTACTGTCAGGAAGTATAAGCTTAAATTTTGTATTCATGGTAAGTACAAATACCGGATAATGATCCCTATTACTTTTCTTGGCAAAGTAGTGAATTTTACAGGTAGGGATTTTACAAACAGGGGTGTTAACAGATATAAGCATTGTAAGAATGATTTTTCAGCTATGAGGCAAAAGAGCTTGCTTTACGGGCTGGATAATTTTATCGATTGTGGCAAATCTCACATCAGAATATTTGAGGGCCCAACAGATGTTTGGAGAATTGGAGATACAGCAGTTGGCTTGATGAGAAATAGGATATCAGATAGACAATTGTCTATCCTTTCTGTTTTGGGTCTTGAATCAGCATCTGTAATACTTGATTTTGGATCATATAGCAAGGCAGTTGCCATAGCTGAAGAGTTGAGTGTTTTTGTCAGGAGGGTTAAGGCTGTTGAGCTTGTTGGCAAGAAGGATGTAGCCGACATGTCAGCAGATGAAGTTTTTAATTTAGAATCTACTTTTGATTGGATGGTGTTCTAATGGGTTTTAATTATAAATATTATAGAAGCAGATACAAGCCAAAAGTTGTCAGTGAACTTCCGAAAGACATGAGGTATATTACTGTGAAAGAGGCAGCTGACTATTACGGTGTTACAAGTCAAACTATTCGTCATTGGTATTTGTCCGGCAAATTAATATCGGTGATGTATAACCGGAAGATTTTTGTCAGGGTATCAGGATCAATTAATGATATGTTAGGATTTGTGTCTAAAAAGGATATCAGACCTGGCGTTATATAAGAATTTTGCCGCTTTATTTAGCTTGTATTAAACGATCTAATAAAAACTAATACCTATATATAGGGTAAAAATTTTATAGGCCTTAAAACGGAAATAAGACAGCTTTGCTGTTCAAACCGGACTTAAAGATGATAAATTGCTTAAAATAGGCTAAATTATGTTTTTTTTGATTATTTGTTAAAATTTATGTAAAAATATAAAAATTTTTTATTCAATGATTAGGCGCTGTTATTCAGCGCCTTTTTTATTTTCAAAGATAATGAGAGAAAATATATAAAAAAAGTTTTCATAAAAGCATTATATCATTGTTATCACTTGATAAAAATTTTTACAGTTTTCCGATAATCAATCATAAGCTTGGATTTTAGATGATTATCCGGTTTTACTTTTCCGCTGTATATTATAAAAAGGAACCTAAGTTTTATGATCTTTTACATCGTCGAGTACGTTGAGGGGCTGGCAAGAGGATTGGCCGGATAAAATACCTTATAAAAAACACCCCAAGAATTCAAACTCACTTGATGCCATCCGGGAAAAGTAACCAAGCGGGCCATAACTTAACCTTAAATTTTAAGGTTAAGCCTTTCAGGGCTGCGGAGACGAAATATGGAAGTCTCTTCCTGATAAGCCAAAAATCAGCCAAGAAAACGGGGAAACCCGATAAGGGCTGGGCGCCAAGGTGAAAAATTCATGTTGACCTATATATCTGCAAACCAAAGATTGGATTTCATCTCCATTATAACCAGCACGAATCAAGTAATGCTGCAGGAATTATCCTTTGGGCGGCATACCGCATTGAATCAAGTAGATGTGCAGGAGCATATAGGTCAACAGCAATAAGGGATGATTTATCATCCCAACTAAGCTTTTGTCTTTATATAAAGGACAGAAGTTTAGTTGGGTTTATAAGGCATTTTTATAAAACTTTAACTTTAATTAGGAGGGAATTATGTCTGATAATAAAAATGATATTAGTATAATAGATGCTATAGGTTCTTTAAGGCCTTTCACAGAAGGTGATTGGCAAGGGTACAGTGGAGCTGAAGGCGACAATCCATTAATTGCTGAAATTGGCAGTTTCATCTTTATTATCGATGAAGCTGGCATCCAGGTAGATTATGTCCATGATTTTGATGAAACTGATGAAGATGGAGAACCCATTCTTGGAAGTCCTTGGGATGAGAGGTTTTTGTCCTTGGGCACTCAGTGTGTTAGCATCGCTGTTTTCTTTGAGATTTTCCGACTTATAAATAGCGAAGGCATCACTATGAGTGATGCCTTGGATAAGCTGAACTTTAAATAATATGAATGATATAAGCAGAAAATGGAGGAGATATGAGGGAATTTGAGAGGCTGAGCCATATGATGACAGAGGAGTTTCATTTAATAGACTGCGGAACATTTTATGAGACAACTGATAACAGATTTGTTGGTTACCCGCAAGGGCCAAATCAAAATGATGGGTTGCTTGTGCTTGATCGTAAAATGGATAAGTATGTTGGTTTTTTCCAGGACGTGAAAGAAGCCAACTTTGCTGTAAATTTAATTGAATAGGAGGCAAGATGAAATTAAAAAAGAAGACAAGCCCTAAAATCAGCAAGAAGGAATGGGCAAGGATGCTTGCCCTTGTTGACTCAGCAGCATCTTTAAAAGTTGAGGTTGACAGCCTGAAAAATACTTTGGAGGATATGAAAGGCACTCTGAAGGAATTTGCAGCTCGTGCCAAAGTAAAGAAAATTAAAAGCAAAAATTATACCGCTGCTTTTAAGGACGGAAAAAAGACAGAGATTGACCCTGAGCTGTTTTATGATGAGGTAGATGATATTGATGATTTTATTTCGTCAATATCGGTGAAGGTGACTGAGGCAAGGGAAGTATTGTCAGCAAAAGCGATTGATAAAATTGCATTTGTGGAAGTTAAGCCATATAATTCTGTTTCTTTTAAATTTATCGATTGATGTCTATTTTGAAAGTATTCTGGTTAGATAGCACCGAAACAGCCGCAAGGCTGTCTATCATGGGTGGTTCCATGGTACTGATGAGGTAGCCAAATAAAATATAAAGTTTGACAAACTGAAAATAATGTTTAAAACAGCTTTCGATGGTATTGAACCGCACTATTAATAAAAAGGAGGATAAAATGGTCTTCGCAACTTTTAATACGATCAATGGGAAAAGGTCTGGAAGGGTCATTCAAGCCCATTCCAAGTCCATTATTGTCCAACTGTGTTCTTTTAAAAGGAACAAGATTACCAGGATGCATCAGATCATCCCGGAAAAAGTAATCACTCGGCATCTGGAAAAACACAGAGTAAAAATATATGATGAGAAGGTGATCCCCATCAACTAAAACACCGAAACCGGGCTTGTCCCGGTCGTGGTAGGGTTGTGCCTACCGCCTGATGATGTAGCTGAATGAATATAAAAGGGAGGATATTATGAAAAAACGAAGGCTATATGTGGTTAGAGGGTCCGAAGACGGCATCGTAGGTGTTTACACCAACATCAAGCTTGCTTGGGAAAAGCCATTAAGGGCTTGAATGGTCATACCGGAAGTTATGCGGAAGCCGTGGTAATGCTTAAAAAATCACATTATTTCACAGTTGAGTAAAAAGTCCCTGAAATGGGAGTCAAAGCAATATACTATATCAGTCTTCATTATTTAAATGAATAAGTTTAAAAAACTATAAAGGAGGTAAAAATGGCATTCAGAATCCTAATTCATGATGATAAAATTGGTGGAGTCGAAGACGTTCTGGAGATGGATTTGGACGTGGCACTAACTCCCAAAGGACAACTCACCGCATGGCTTCATCGACGCATTGTCAATGAAATCAAAAAAGTGGCAGAAGTGGCCGAAATGAGTTCAAACCAAAAATGGTTTAAAAAGGCAAGAAGGACAATATTGATTGAACCGGCAAGCGGAAAATAAACACCGAAACGGCCGCAAGGCCGTCGTGGTAGGGTTGTGCCTACCGCCTGATGAGGTAGCCAAATAAAATACAAACAATATAAAAGGAGGATATTATGAAGAAGGCTGATGACATCACAAGTTATTTGAGAGCTGGATTCAGTGCTTTCTGGGTAACTACTCAAGAGCCAAGAAGGGCTGTTGAGGTGCTGACTGAGAAGATTGAGCAATTTGTCCGGAAGGATGGTGGCAAATACAGGATTGGCAATTGGAACTGTCTTGGTGGTGATCCTGTAAAGGCCTTGTCTATCAATGGTGATTTTAATGTAAAATTCTTGATGAACTATCATTGGTTCATCAAGAAACCACCTGTTGTGCAGACAATTCAGGATAACATAGAAGTCTGGAAAAATCATGGCAATGCTATCATAGTTGTTTCTCCTGTGATGGATATCCCCATTGAGCTTGAAAAGGATTTTGTACCTTTGTCATTGGAGCTGCCTGATGAAAAGGCCATTAAAAAGTCTTTCCAATACATTTCTGAGAGTACAAACGGGGCTGTTAAAGTGCCAGATGGGACTGATTTTGATAAGCTTGTGTCTGCCTCAAAAGGGCTTACACAGCTGGAATTAGAAAACACATTGGCCTTGTCTGTTGTGAAGAAAAGAAATTTTGATAGTGAGGTCATTTCTGATCATAAAGCCAGCATCGTTGAAAAAAGTGGACTTTTGGAGATAGTTAAGCCAACTATTACATTTGATGATGTGTGTGGTTATGACCAGATTAAACAGTTTGTCCTTTCTACTATCCGCAAGCCTGAAGCAAAGGGCATCTTAATTCTTGGTCCACCTGGATGTGGTAAAACGATGTTCATGAATGCTCTTGTCGGCACTACCGGGAAAATAGGACTTAACCTGAATTTTGGGAAGATGTTCTCAAAATATCAGGGTGAGACTGACCAGAACATCGAAGCAGCTATAAAGGTGATTGAGGCCATCGGTGACTGTATTGTGATGGTAGATGAGTTTGAGAAGCAATTTGCCGGTGCTGCTTCTACCGGTGAAACAGATAGTGGTGTGACCAGAAGGGCAACTGGCCGATGGTTGAGGTTTATGCAAGAAAGGCCAAAAGGTGTTTATATCATCGGCACATGCAACTCATTTAGAGGCATGCCGCCTGAGTATCTGAGGCCTGGAAGATGGGACAGCAGCCCTTTCTTCATTGATCTTCCGAGTCAAGGCGAAAAAATGGAGATCATGGCATATTATTTGGGGAAATACAGGCTGGCTGTCGATGGGAGAACACCAAGACTGCCGGCCATGGATAAATGGACTGGAGCTGAAATTGAAGCGTGCTGCCGTAATGCTTCAATGATGGAGTGCTCTGTGGCTGATGCATCAAAGTTCGTTTTGCCTCAGGCAAAAACTATGGAAGATGAAATTTCCGAGCTGAGGACATGGTCGAAAGGCAGGACAATTCCAGCAACCATTGTGATAAAGAAAAAGAAAAAGAAAAGGGTAATTGACACATAGTTACAGTTAGGTGACCAGGTTTTCCTGGTCACCTGTTAAGGTAGCAAGCTGAAATCTTTGTTCTTGCTACCTTAACAGGTGATAGCTGTTTACTATCAACACTTATTCATATAAAATGGAGGGATTATGGCTAAAAAAGTGGAGATTATTCTTGGCAAAGACGGCTCTGTAAAGATTGAGGCCTTTGGGTTTAAAGGCTCATCTTGCGAAGAAGCTGTGGAATTTTTGAAAAAGACATTGGGTGATCCTGAAACGCACGATTTGAAATCCTCCTATTATGAGGATGATTGTTTAGTTAATGGGCTGCCCAGCGGTTATTGCGGTTAATGCTTGACTATTAATTGGAGGGACAATATGAGCCATATTAGCACATACAAAGCAAAAATTAAGGACATCGATGCTTTTATTCAAACACTTTCTGATGCCGGATATGCATGGCGTCAAGGGGATTTGACAGTCAAGCAGTTTGGCCGTAACTGGATAAAGTGTCATACTGCTTTCAAACTGCCAGGCTGGCAGTATGAGATTGCAATAAACAATGAAGGTGAGCTGCTCTATGATCACTTTGGCAGCAAGCCTTCAGTGGTTGTCAATGGCAAATCCGTTAGAACAATGGACATTTTAGGGAAGACAATCCAAGATTATAATGAGCAATCTATTGTGTCGCATGCATGGATGGAATGTGATAATGTTACCACTGAAGATTTGGAAGGTGGTGACAAAAGGGTTGTTCTTGAATGGCTGTAATGGATGTCTTATAGCTGTGAATGTTTCAGATCGGAATGGAGGGTAAAATGAAGAGAATCAGAAGAACTCAGGTGATGGAGAAGTTTGATCTTTTTGAAAGAGGGGTGCTTATTACCTTGGACACGAGATGTTGGGGAGCATCAGCCAAGGTGGATGACCTGACGATGAAAGGCCTTTTGAAGGAAGATAAGGCTATGTTAGCTGATGAGATAGTTGCAGTTCAATCTCTTGTGCCTGACAAGTCAAAGCTTGCTTACATATGGCATGTCCGTGACGAGGCAAGGCGATTTGCCCAAACCAATTCGATGCCTTCAACTATTCGTGGTCACATGTTTATTCCGAAGGATATGATTGAGTATGTTGACCATGGGCTGGCTGACCGGGAAAGAAGATTCTGGATGGGTGTGGATGAATTTCTGTTGGAATATGAAGGGCTGAGACTGAAGAAGCAAATTGAAAGCCCAGACTTGTATGATCAGTCAAAATATCCTGATGCAAATAGGATGCGACAGCGGTTCAAGTTCAGATGGACATTCCGGATGTTTGATGTGCCAAGTTCTGAAACAGGGTTATTATCGCCGGAAATGTACAAGGCTGAAGTCAAAAAATTCAAGCAGGATATGGTTGATGCCAGAGACAGTATCATTTCCATAATCTCAAAAGAGTTTTTGGAAAGGATTGATTCTTTGAGGAAGCAGTGCAGCGGTGATAAGATTAGCACAGCAACTGTTGACGGGCTGAATAATTTTCTTGAAAAGTTTGATAATGTTTGGGGCGGATTCTTTGCTCATAAGCAGCTCAAGAGCATGATCAAGGATGTTAAAGCATACATGGCCGGAACAGAAGCAGATATGCTCCGGTATGATGAATCATTCAGGTCAATGGTTGGGAAGAAAATGGCTGAAGTTGGGAAGGACTTCAAAGCTGCCGGTGGTGCCCGTATCGGCAGAAAGCTGGACATATGAGTGCGATGAAACCAGTTGTTCCTGGATTGGATAGGATGATCTATAAGATAGCCCAATTCTGGATCAAATTCATTCCGAACCGGTCCTGTTTAGAGTTTGAGGATTTGGTTCAGGAGTGCTATCTGGAGCATGTTAAGGCACAGAAAAGGTTTGACGAGTCAAAAGGGGTTAAATATACCACCTATCTTTATAAGGCTTTGTGGTGGCGGTGTTCAGCTATAGCCAAAACAGAGCTGAAATATAAAAATAGGGAGTTTGACAACCCATTGCCTCAGAAACCTTCTGTGCCTGAGGATGATTATCTTGTTTATGAGGGCATTTGGGCATTATCACTTCTTAGCAAGTCCTTTGCCGACATGATAATTAACGGTATTCCTGACACGCTTTTTAAACATCTTCGTCAGCATGCTGAGGATATCAAGGAAAGGAATGGCTGGAAGAATGGGTTTAGGACTTTTAGACTAAATAAGACTATTGTTGAAAGATTTTTTGGAATATCTATCAGCAAACTGAGGCACTGTTACTATAATTATAATAGAGATGATTATGAAGTTAACTTTTTAACAATGGAGGGGTTGAAAATGGAAGAAAAAAGATTAAAGGGTTTTGCCAGCGCAGTTGGAATTTCATGGGATGATTCTGTGGACATGCAAGAACAGATTTTAGATGCCATAGATGATATGGGTGAGAAGGAGTGGAAGGAACTTCCTGAAAACATCCGTGCCTGGTCGAATAAGAAAAACAAAGAGGCTGCCGCCGCCGCAAAGGCAAGCAAGCCGACAAAAGCCAAGGACAAAGATGAGCTGAAAAAGGCCAAAGACGGCGCCAAGGAAAAGGCTGAAAAGAAAAAGGCTGTTAAAAAGCAGTCAAAGGAATATCCTACCAGATTTAAAGAGGGCACAAATGGCCATCAAATCACTGCGTTTGTTGAGGAAGCTGGCAGTGATGGGATCAGCATCACTTCTCTTATCAAGAAATGTGAAAAGGCAAAGGTGAACAGCCCTAATGTTTCAGGAAGGGTGCGGCATGTGATGCGTATGTGCACAACGATTGAAGTTGATCCACATTGCGGTCTTCTGCGTAAAGATAATGATTTATTCTTTTGGGTTGGCCCGAAGTCTGAAACTGATGCCGAGAAGCCGGCAAAACCGGCAAAGAAAGAAAAGAAAGAAGAGAAAAAACCGGCAAAGAAAGAAAAGAAAGAAAAGAAAGAAGAGAAAAAACCGGCAAAGAAAGAAAAGAAAACGAAAAAATTCAAAAAGAAGTAACAACTATGTTAAGGCCCACCAAGGGGATGAGTTGAGACTCCCTTTGGTGGGCCTTTTTTTGTGCCATAATTTCATGTGCTGCTTTTAAGGCCTATAAAATTTTTACCCTATATATAGGTATTAGTTTTTTATTTTAGCATCATTATAGGCTTGATCCTGCTTGTTATTTTTATAATATAGTTAAGTACAGAATATACACTATACTCATCACACTATGGAGGATGATATGGATGATAAATATAGCATGAAGAAAATAATTATACTTGGAGCAGGACTTGCAGGATCAGTTGCATATAATGCTTTGTCTTCGATGGCTCCTGTTGTTTACGAAGCAAAGTCAGAGGATAGGTCTGGGCTAAATGAACATCATGCTGTGATGAGGTTCAGGAACACAGATATTGGGAAGTATCTTGGGTGTGAGATGGTCCCGGTTTGTGCTACTAAGTCTGTGTTCAGGGATGGACAGCTATTTGATGTGGCAACTATAGCTGATAACAATGAGTATTCCCTGAAATGTTATGGGTCTTTAGCAGACAGGAGTTTGCATTCGCTTGGAAGGGTTGAAAGGTATATAGCTTGTGTAAGGCCTATGTCTGGGCAAATTGTTGTATATGATGCAAAAGTTGAAGAGGTTTTTAAAATAGAAGGAGTGTGCGGCATGATGTTTAGTAGCCAAGGAGATGTCAACTTGGCAGCATCAGAGAATAGGCTGAGGTATGACATTTGCATTAGCACTTTGCCTTTGCCTGTTATTCTTAGGATATGCGGCATAAATCATCACATGAAGTTTAAATCGAAACCTATCACTGTCAGAACTTGTTACTTGGATTTTGAATCTTCAGTCCATCAAACTGTATACTTTCCATCTCATGAATTTCATGCGTATCGTGCTACACTTCAAAACAGCAGATTAATTGTAGAATTTGATGGCAAGCTTGATTCTCCGATAGATTCTTGTGTTGTGGATAAAGAAACATTGGAGGTAATGAAGATATTTGGCCTTGGTAGTATACAGAGTTGGGGATCAGATACAAAAGTACAGCCGATGGGCAAAATTGTTCCTGTTGATGATGATTCCAGAAGGGCAGCAATAATGGAGTTAACAGATATGTACAATATTTATTCTCTTGGTAGGTATGCCACATGGCGTCCATTGAGGGCAGATCACCTTGTTAATGATATTGCAAAAATCCAAAGGATGATAAATGTATCTGAGAAGAAAAAGAAGTATTATGAAAAGTTATCCGGTAGTCTATAATTAATTAGACAGATTAAACTATTAGAGGAGGGAAGATGAAGGTACATCTACTCAATTACACAAATGAGGCAAAGGACTTGCTTATTTTTAGCAAACGCACAAGGCATATGGCAAATGCAGACGCACTTGAGAAAGTGAAGAGCATGACAGAAGCTGAGAAGGACAAAGAACTTGATTATGTTTTCAACACAATTGGCAGCAGTTGGGAATTTGTCTCCTATACTTTTTTGATTGAGGACGTCACCAGGGCGTTTACTCATCAGCTGGTAAGGCATAGGGTTGGGACGGCGTTTGCACAACAGGCAATGAGGGTGGCAAGGATGGAAGACTTTGGCTATCTTGTGCCTCCTAAGTTTAGTTTAGCTGCTGTTGAGTCTTATTCTAACATTATGAGCAATATTCAGGAAGGATACGATGCCCTTCTTGTGGAGTTTGATGCTGATCAGCAAGATGCCAGAGGAGTACTCCCAACAAATATTCATACAAACATTTTGTTCAAGGTCAATTTAAGAGCTATTGCTGATATTTCTCATATTCGGCTTTGTATTAGAGCACAAGGGGAGTTTCAGAATGTCGCTTTTAGGATGAAAAAGTTGATTGAATCAGTTCATCCTTGGGCAGGAAGAGTACTTGGCCCTGAGTGTATAGTGAATTGGAGATGTGCTTTCCCGAAGTATAAACAGTGTCCTATTAAGGAGATGCATCTGTGGCTGAATGGTCCTGCGGATGAAGAGATTGCTGAAATGAATTTTCAGTGGGAGTCAATTACAGGGTACGACCCTCAGCCAGATATAGTTAAATCATGGGAATAGTAGGTATGATGTGGCAAATCAAAAGTTAAGGCATGAAGAATTGCTCGCAGCACGGCACTCAAGATTTTCAGGGAAGAGTGTTAAAGAGTATATTAATGATCAGCTGGGTGTTCCTGGCAAATCAAGTTTAATCACTGATGAGTCTTTCGAAGAAGCAAGGGAGCAATGTGCTGGAATTAGGAATGGCACTCTTGTTATGCTTGATGGGGTTGTTTATACAAGGGAAGAGTATTCTGAAAAAGTAAAGGCAGAAAGAAGGGAAAGAAGGAGAGCAAAAAGAAGAAGGAGAACAGAAAGAAGGATGATGACAGATTCCCCTTCTTACAGTGATTCTGGAAGGACGATGGCTGATAAAAGTAATGCACAAGGAAATAGATTGCCTATAGGACATTCTCAATCCAGGTCTTATATTGAATTTGAAATAGTGTCTATTTTGAGTCAAACAGATAAATCTTATTATGTTATGTTCAATAGGAACACTTCTGCTTATATAGCAAAAAGCCAATCAATATATGATATGAATAAGCCAAATAGGATCAAGATCAAACCATGGCTTGTTCACAAGGCAGAACTTGTTGTAAGAGCAAGCAAGCAAATAATCAACCCTGTGACTGATTCACCTACAGTTGTTGAAAAACATAAGCTTAAACAGGAGCCAAAGGAAAGATGGGAAAAACAGAGAAGATCGAAAAGGAAAATAGACATATGAACAACCATTTCTTTCAAGGGGATGTAGAAGAGACGGATGCAATGATAAAGAAGATATTTGATGACTCCTTGAGAATGATGCTTGAAAAGAATAGAAGCCGTGGTGACTGTTGGAGAGGAGTTGGCCTCAAAGGTGCTTTTTTAGAGATTAGAGCTTCATTTATGAGATTGAAGAATCTTGCTTGGTATGGGTCAGCTCCTGTGTTGCATGGTGATGAAGCTGTGCTTGAGTATAAAAAGGAACTGTTGAATGTTTTGGTTGATTTGCGCTGCTTTGCTGTTCTTGGTGAGATGTCTGTTCTTACAGACAATTGGGAAGGTGATGATGATATTGATTCTGAACTATGATTTGAAGGAGTATTCAATATGGATGACTATCGATCTTATAAAAATGACAAGGTTGTCAGGTTTGTTGATTCACTTAAACACAGCTGGAGGATATTTCCACCATCACTTCAGATAGGCATAACTGATTCCTGTTTTAATAAATGCCCTATGTGTGGGCATTGGAGGAGAAAGAAGAAATACAGCCTTAACACGGAGAGGCTTATTAGGTTTCTTGAAATGGGGAAGAAGTTGGGGCTTGAATCTGTGGGTTATAGTGGAGGTGATCCACTTGCATATGCCAAAATAAATGATGTTATGAAATGGCATATTGGCAACAATGTGTCTTTCGGCATAGTCACTGCAGGGTATGTACCTTACTGTGTTGAATATAGCCTTTTGAGGTGTGCAAGTTGGGTCAGAGTCAGCCTTGATGCTGTTGGTGAAGAAAGGTATAGGAAATTTAGAGGGTCTGTTGCATTTTCGGATGTTGACAGGTCTATTAATGACATGCTGGATGCCAGGGTAAGGCTTGGTGTTGGAATAACCTTGCATTCAGGCAACTCTGATTATGTTGGTGAAGTGCTTGACTATTGCAAATCAAAAGGGATAGAAGAAGTAAGAGTCTGGGTTGTAAGAAGGCATTCAAAGATGGACATGTCTTTTAAACAGAGGATGAAGCTTGCTTCAACACTTGCTAAGTATTTGGAAGATGATTACTATTCAATCACAGACACCAACTTTTCTACTACCATCGACACATTGACATCAGATAATATTGATGTGATAGGCTTTGACCGGTGCTATGCATGTTTGTATCAGCTGTTCATAGATTCTGATGGCAGTATCTATGCTTGCTGTACTGCTGCAGGAGACACTGAATCTAAAAGCAGAATGGAGCCGTTTTCTAACATATATTTTGATATGCCGATTGTTAGTAGTCTTGGTTGGGAGAGGATTGCAAAGAAGGTCCGGGCATTTCACTCAAAGGAGTATAGTGATCTTCCTGATGTTTGCAAAGATGAATGTATAGTCAGACATCGCATAGCTAATAACATAGCCATGAAGAGCTGGCACAGACAGGATTTTCAATAATGAATGAAATCTATGATAGCCCTGAAACAGGATTTGTGTCTGCTACAAGATCATTGCTATTATGCAGGAAACAATATGGCTCTATGTATCATTGTAGGCTGACTCCAAACCACAACTATGCGTTTGAAGATGAAATATTTGATAGGAGCTGGGGTGAATATAAGGAGAAGTATAAAGGTGGTAGGCTCATCAGTTGGGGTAGGTTTTTAATTGAAGCTGTTTTTCCTGATCATTTGTATATTGAAAATGGCAGGTCATTGATCAACTTGATAAATGATAAGAGGTTCAATGATGAGCCATCAGCTACAAAGAAGGGTACATTTCATAGTCATATTGGCCGGATGTGCAGGCCAAGGGAAGTGTTTGATGACACTGAATATGTTGGGTATCTTGATTACACATTGGATAGATGGTCAAGAGGGAATCATAGATCATATCCTCACTTCTTCTTTGACTGTGAGTCGCCTGAATGGATGTTTAGGGAGCTTTTTGTGAATCCAAACCAAATAAGGTCTGGAAGAGTTGCAAATAGTTGTACTTCAAATATTGCTTTTAGATGGGATAGTAAATCTGAGAAAGCATATATATATCAGATTTTGAAGCACACTCAATGGAGTCATCTGTATGGAGATTTTTGCGGAACTGCTTCATTTGCAAGAGCATTTTGTAGTGAGCTTTCTATACCTATGCCCAGCTGCAATATAGTTATATTTGCAGTGTCTGCAACTATGGACCGCCCAAAACAAGCCAAGATGATTGTACATGATTTTGATGAAAGGTATTTACAAAATGACTAATAATCAGTTTACAGTAGCTGTAGATTTTGATGGCGTTATAAATAATTATAGCCGATATAAAGGCAAAGGTGTATTTGAAGAGCCTGTGCCTGGAGTTGTTGAAGCATTTAGAACTATGAAGGCTGCAGGTTGGACTATAATAATTAATACAACAAGGTCGGAAACCTGGCTTATTGAGGAATATTGCAAGAAACATGGAATTTTGTTTGACTACATAAACCATAACCCTGCTAACAATGTGCTACATTTGTCTCCTACAAAAGTCATAGCAGATGTGTATGTAGATGACAGGAATGTAAGGTTTGATGGCAATTGGTGTAAGGCTATAGATGAAATAAGGAATTTTAAGCCTTGGTATAGGAGGAAAGATGAGGAATAATCAGTGGTGCCATTTGCATTTACATACTCAATATTCTGTTCTTGATGGATACGGATCAGCGGAACAATATGCTGAGAGGGCAAAAGAGATAGGCTTTACCCATATGGCTATTACTGATCATGGCAATGTGGATGGAGCAATACAGTTTCAAAAGGCTTGTGAGGCTAATGATATAACTCCTATTATTGGTTGTGAGGCATATATTGTTCCTGATATGTCCAACCGTAGTAAAGAGAAAAGATATCACATTTCATTGTTCGCCATGAATAGTAATGGTTGGCAAAATATTCTCAAGATGCTTACTGTTGCGAACATGCAAGGCTTTTATTATAGGCCAAGGATTGATCCTGAGCTATTGCTTGAGCACTGCGACGGAGTACTTGTCTCAACTGCTTGTTGCTATGGTTATTTAAGAATGCCTAATGGGGCTGATCTTATTAAGGCGCTTAATGAAGTGACGGAAGTTGTGCTTGAAGTTATGCCTGTTGATATGAAGGAGCAAAGAGAAGTTAACAGATGGTGTCTTGACTTGTCCGAATCCACTGGTATCCCAATCATAGCCACTAATGATTGCCATTATATTCTTAAAGACCAAAGCAAACTTCAGGAAACACTTCTTGCTGTGCAAAGGAAAGTCAAATGGAATGACCCGAACAGATGGAAATTCGATATAGATGACTTATACTTAAAGACTGCTGATGAGATGGTTCCAGGCTTGGTTAAACAAGGAGTAGAAAGGGGCTTGGCAGAGCAAGTATTGAGGAATACAATGCTCATAGCTGAGAAATGCAGTTTCAGAATAGAACAAGTGCCTGTTACTTTGCCTGATATCCACATCCCAGGCTATGAAGAACTACCTGAAGATGACCAGCTGACACATGTTACTTTAGATGGCCTCAATAGACTATCAGAAGTTCATAGCTATATTGATGATGATATTGATTCCTACTATGATAGGGTTGAAGATGAGCTTTATCATATCATCAATCTTGGTTTTTCCAGATATTTTTTGATAGTTTGGGAGCTGATTGACTGGTGCAAGAAAAACAACATACTTACTGGGCCGGGAAGAGGTAGTGTAGGTGGCAGTCTTGTTGCTTATTGTCTTGGCATTACTGCTGTTGATCCTATTAAGTATGGACTTGTATTCACAAGGTTCATTTCACCTGCAAGAATAGATTTGCCGGATATAGATATGGATTTCGAAGATAGGCATAGAGGGAAGATCAGGAAGCATCTTGAGTATAAGTATGGCAAATACAATGTTATAGGTTTGTCTACCTTTGCGAAAATGAATGGTAGGTCGTGTTTAAGGGATGTGGCAAGAGTATTTGATGTTCCATTAGTCGATGTAGGGGCTGCTGCAAAATCTATAGTTGTTAGATCAGTTGGTGATTTTAGATCATCTTTTACTATCACAGATGCGTTTGATACTTTTGAAGATGGTAAGAAATTTAAAAAGAAGTATCCAGAAGTGACAAGGATATCTATAGCTATGGAGGGTCAAATCCGTGGGACAGGCAAACATGCTGCTGCTATGTGTGTTTCAGCTAATGATGTAAGATCAGGTGTGCATAATAGTCTTTCCTATAGATCAAAAGAACTTCTTGCAAATTGGGGCAAGGAAGATGCCGAGTATATGGGGCTGATGAAGCTTGATGTGCTTGGGCTAAATGCTCTTACAGTGTTGGCTGAGTCAATAAGCCTTGTTAAGGATAGACATGGCATAGAAGTTGATCTTGAGACTATACCTTTGGATGATGAGAAGGTTTATTCAGAGTTTTCAAGAGGCAATACAGTTGGTGTGTTCCAGTTTGCTGGCCAGGGAGCAATTAAACTGTGCCGAGAAATTGGAGTGGAGAATTTTGACGAACTTGTAGCTGTAAATGCTTTGAATAGGCCTGGTCCTTTGAGGTCAGGAATGACTACTGATTATACAAATATCAAACATGGGAAGAAGAAAAAGCCAAATCTTCATCCCATAATGAATAGGATAACAGAAAACACTCAAGGCATGGTGATATATCAAGAGCAGATTATGTTTATTATTTCAGAACTTGCTGGGTTGCCTTGGAGAACTGCGGATGTTGTTCGGAAAGTAATATCCAAAGGAAAAGGTGAAGAGCAGTTCATGAAATTTAAGGATATGTTTGTTGAGGGATGTGTGAATAAAGGTACTATATCAAGGAAGGAAGCAGAAAAGGCTTTCAAATCTTATAAACATGCCGGATCATACATGTTCAACAAATCTCATGCAGTTGAATACAGCCTTATTGCTTACTGGGAAGCATGGTTCAAAACTCATTATCCGGTAGAATATATGGTTGGAATATTATCTTATGGCCCAACTCATAAAGATAAAAAGCATATTCATGTTAATGAAGCCAAAAGGCTTGGAGTTAAGCTTGCACTACCTAACATAAACAAATCTATGGCAAAGTTATGGACAGCGGATGAAGAGGGCAATTTGAGGATACCACTTTGTGAAATTAAAGGCATCGGTCCTGCTGCTGCAAATGTTATTGTGTCTGAAAGAAAAAAGAATGGTGATTATACATCAAAAAATAATTTTGAGTCAAGGGTTGAAAAGAGGAGATGTAATAAAAGGGTAAAAGAGCTGCTTGATAAGGTCGGTGTTTGGGAAGAAGATAGTGATGCACTCCTTGATGATAAAAGGCTTGAGGAATTATCTCTTTATTTTGATTTTGACCTTTCTAATGATCCTATGTTCAGATATAGGAAAGCAGTCAAAAAGATTTCAGAGCATGTAGACTTGGTCAAGCTTAAAGGTGTCAGCACCAAACAGGTCAAGGAGAAGAGTTTTTATTTTGGATATATAGCAAGTATCAAGTATGGGTATAAGGAAAAAGTAGGGCAAAACAAGAAAGATGATGCTGGCCTTGGTGGCGTGTATGCCTATTTTGAGGATAGCACTAATTCAACTATGTTGACTTTTAATCCAGAGCTATACAAGAATAGAAAGGATGAGATAGAACATTGTGCTGAGAGGTGGGCTCTTGTCAGGGCAAATTCGCCTTTCGGAACAGACAGCCTTTACTGCAATGAAATCTGGTTTGCTGATGATATTTTATCTGGAAAATTGGATGATTCAGGGATAGCTTTGGCAGATGAATATGATTACAGCAAATCAGATTTGGTAGTAGATGGGGTTGCTTTATCCGACTGTCAAGCTTGTCAGTTTAGGCAGGAGTGTAAAGCTCCTGTTTATCCTACCTATGGAGATGTCAATGCAATGATAATTGGTGAGGCTCCAGGCAAAGATGAGGACAGAGTTGGCAAAGGGTTTGTTGGCGGCAGCGGTAACTTATTGTTTGATAAGAATCTGCACAAGATTGGTGTTAGAAGGGAGCACTGCCATATAACAAATGTGAATAAGTGTTGGCCGAGTAAATCAAGGACTCCGAAGAAAACTCAGGTGAATAAATGCAGGAAATGGCTTGACAGAGAAATTGAGATAGTAAAGCCATTTGTTATACTTGCACTTGGTAATACATGCATGAAGTATTTCCTTGGAGAAGATTCTGGCATTATGGCCAAGAATGCATCTACTGAATGGAATGATAGGTATAATTGCTGGATATGTTGGGGCATTCATCCTGCTTCTGTTCTCAGGTCACCAGAAAATAGAACAATGTTCAAACAGGCATTGGACAATTTTGCTCATGTGTTTAGCACCATAGGGTTTGGTTTATAAGGAAGGTATAACTTTTTACTATAATATAGCAGAGGTAGTTATGACAAAATATGACGATCTAACTTATATTGATAAAAATAATCTTGATGATGAGTGCTGCATTCTTCCTGCTCTTTTTGATTATTGGTCAGAAAGAGAATGTGAATTTAGAGAAGAAGTTGATATTGCTAAAGATAAGCTTGAAGTTGTTAAGGCACAAGTTGATCTTTATTATAGATCGATGTCTTTAAAAGATATCGAAGAAAAAAGGGGTCAGAGCATAACTTCAAAAACAGAAAGTGCTATCAAGTCTTTGATTGTGGATGACGATAGGGTAAAGGCTGCTCATGACCACTATCATGAAGTGAGGAAAAAGCATAGGGTGTTTACAAGACTTCTGAAGAGGATTGAAGTTAAGAAATGGGGGCTTGATAACCTTGTTAAGCTTCATGGTCAAGGGTATTTTTCAGAAATTAAAGGTGGAGTCAAAGAGAGATCAATTATAGCTATGAAGAAAAGGCTTGCAGATGAAATAAAAAGGGATTCAGAGAAAAACGAATCTAAATGGTCAAAAAAGGTTAAAAGAATCAGAAAAAGAAAGGAGAAAAGATCATGAGTAAAAGGAAATGGAGCAAGAAAGGTGTGACTCAGAGTAATCTGAAAAAGGTGCATGAATCTGCCGGCGATAAGTGGACTCCTGTAATTGTTGGGTATCTGAACAGCGATATAAAAATGTTTGTGCCGAAAGAGGGTGAGAATAAGATCAGAATTATTCAGCCTCTTGAAGTGGATGATCTTGGGTACTATGGCAGGGAAGTTCATTTTCATCGTGGCGTCGGGCCGATGGACCATTACTATATCTGTTTGAGAAGGATGAGGTCGCAGAGATGTTTTATCTGTGAACTTCAAACAAGCGAACTGTGGGATGAAGACCCAGAACTTGCAAAAACCTTCTATCCTGACACCCGTGTTTTGATGTGGGTTCTGAATCTGAACAGTGATGATCCTGATGAGCCACTTCTTTGGAGCTGTGCCAAGTCGCTGGCAGAAAGCATTCTTGGCCAGAGTCATAAGAAAGAAACGGAAGTGTACACTGATGTTTCTCATCCTACTGAAGGTGTGCCTGTATTCTTTGACCGTAAAGGGAAGGGGCTGAAAACTAAGTATCAGAATGTTCAATTGGGGGAAGAGCAGACAGAACTGGAGGAATCACTTCTGGATGAGATCGATTATTTTGACAATCTGATCATTTGGCCTGAATATGATCAGGTAAAGGCTGCTTATTACGGAGATGAAGTTGAAGAAGATGAAACTTCTGAGCATGATGATATCCCAGAAAGTGTTGAAAGCTCTGAAGAAGATCAACCGGATGAGGATTGTTTCCAAAAGAAGTTTGATGAGTATGAAGAATGTGATGACTGTAAATGGCGTGATGACTGCAAGCCTAAAGAAGAAGATCAACCGGATGAGGATTGTTTCCAAAAGAAGTTTGATGAGTATGAAGAATGTGATGACTGTAAATGGCGTGATGACTGCAAGCCTAAAAAGCAGAAGAAAGAGCCTAAAAAGCAGAAGAAAGAGGCGAAGAAGGAAAAGAAAGAGGCGAATAAGGAAAAGAAGGAAAAGAAAGAGGCGAAGAAGGGAAAGAAGTCGGACGGCGCTGACAAGAAAAAGAAAAGCATAAAGGAGAAGCTGAAGAAGCAGATTGCCGACAGAAAGAAGAAAAAATAACCATCATTGTGTCTAATAAGGCCATTTGCCTATAATCGGGCAGATGGCCTTTTATTAACCAGAAAGAAGGAATCATGACTGAAAGAGTTAAAAGAGCAAAAAAACAAGATGCCGAAGAAGAGAATATTGAAGAAGAGATCATGAACAAGGAGGTTAAGGACACAAGGCCTGTTGAGTTCATCCATTCAGGATCAACTATGCTTAATGAAGCATTATCTCAAAAGGCCAAAGGTGGTGGTTGGGCAAGAAACAGGATACTCAATATCGTTGGTGACGGCTCAAGCGGTAAGACTATTCTTGCAATCCAGCTCTGCTATATTTGTTTCAAAACTCTGATGGTAACAAAGTCAAATATATTTCCTCCTGTTAAAAAACTCATCATTATTTACAACAATCCAGAAGCTGTTATGGACTTTCCACTTCAATCAATGTATGGTGAAGATTTTATTGATGCTGTGGAATGGCGCCATGATTCTACAGTAGAAGCAACAGGAAGGGATTATTTGAGAAGAGTTAAGGCCTTGAAAAAGGGTGAGGCTCTTATTTATGTTGTTGATTCATGGGATGCTCTTGATAGTGAAGAAGAGTCAAAAGCATTTGATGAAGCGATAATGAAAGATGAGCAAATGGAAGGTAGCTATAACTTGGGCAAGCAGATGTTTGCTTCAAAGCTGTTCTTTAAAAAGTGCTGTGATGAGATGCTTGGCAAGGATGCTACTTTGTGTATCATATCACAAGTCAGGGACAGAATAGGTGTTTCATTTGGCAAGAAGAAATACAGAGCTGGCGGTAAAGCTTTGGACTTCTATACTCATCAGGTTTGTTGGCTGCGAGTTGTCAAGAAGGTCCCAAGAGTAGTGAGAGGAAGGGAAAGAATCTGGCGTGTTGAGATAGAAGGGCATGTTGAGCGGAATAAGACTGCCATTCCATATAGAAAGGCTACTTTTGGGATTGTGTTTGGATATGGCATTGATGATGTCTCATCGATGGTGGATTGGCTTTTTAAGAAAGGGCCATATATATTGCCAAGCATTGATAAGCCATATAAAGATCGGAAGTCTTTCATTCAACGTGTTTATGATGACAATCTTATAGCTGAACTTAGGGATGAAGTGGACAAAGAGGTAATGGAAGTTAACAAAGGTTTTGAGGTAGATTGGAAACAAGAGTTTTAATTCTGCTTGTATTTTAAAAATACAGCCACCAGCATGCTCTATATTAAACGATCTAATAAAAACTAATATAAGGGTATAGGGTAAAAATTTTATAGGGGTTAAAAAGGAAATAAGAGGAAATTGATGTGAGGGTATTAATTGTTGACTGTTATGCTGTAGCACGTGCTGCTCAATATGTGAAATCTTCTATGCATATGAGGTATATTGACCAGCCTACAAATGTTATTTATGGATTCATAATTAAGATCATCTCAATTGCAGAGATTGCGCAGCCCGATGTTATAGCATTTGCTTGGGACTCAAAGCATGGTATAGATGGCAGACTAAAAGCTTTCCCGGATTACAAAAAAGAAAGGATTAAAAAGAAGAAAACGAAGACTCCAGAGGAAATTGAATCTGATAACTTTGCAAATCAGCAAATAGACTTGCTGAGGGATGAGATTTTGCGTTCTCTTGGTTTTTCAAATGTGTACTTTAAAGATGGATTTGAAGGGGATGATATAGTAGCAAGCTTGGTATATTCAAATCCAGGTAATAAGTTTATTATTTTATCATCAGATAATGACTTTTATCAGCTTCTTGGAGATGATACACATATGATACTTCCAGGCCAGGTTGTTTTTACCGAAAAATCATTGATGAAGAAATGGGGAGTTACGCCTGATGAGTGGGCTATTGTCAAATGTATAGCTGGATGTAAAGGCGATGAGGTGCCGGGAGTTGAAAGGGTAAAGGAAAAGACAGCTATCAAATTTTTACATGGCAAACTTAAAGAGACTACAAAAGCATATCAGAAGATCATGGAAAGTGAAGAGTTGATAAAAAGGAACTTTGATCTTGTAGTTCTGCCGCTTGATGGTACTCCTGAGATAATAGTTAAGAAAGATAAAACTTTTAAGGCTAAAAATTATATGGATGTGATGAAAAGATTTGGCTTTATGAGTCTTATGACTGATGAAAGATTAAAGCGTTGGTTGAGGGTTATGAATGGCTAAGAAAAATTTATCCAAAAAAAGTAAAACAGCTCTTCGGAATAAAAGAAGGGGCAAAGGTTTCCAGTCTACTTTGGCCAAACTTACAGGTGGCCGGAATATAGGAACACTTGGTGGCGAAGATGTAGAGCATGATGAGTTTTCTTATGAAGCCAAGACTTTGAAAGGTGGCTTCATAGGAGATAGATGGCTTGCTGCTCTTGAATCTAAGATGGAAAACTGTAAAACTTGTGCAGTGATATGGTCAAATGGCTTGGGCCACCCAGCTCTTGCTATGTTAAGGTTTGATAATTGGGTTAATAGGAATGACTGCACATATTTTTGTGCCAAAAAGATTACAAAGAGATTTAAAGGTGCAAAGATGTTTGATCAATGTGTAAAAAACTGCCCAGCCGGTAAGACTCCGGTTGTTGTGGTCCATTCAGTTGGGCAGTATCATAAAAATGACATAGTTGTGATCCAGTATGATGATTTAGCAAAGCTTGTTTGTCTAAGAGTATCGAAGAAAGTAAAAATATGATCAAGCACATAAGGCTTAAATATTTTCAAGGGTATAAAGACTCTACATTTGAATTTACTCCTGGTATTAATACAATTATAGGGGTTACCCAATCAGGCAAAACATCCCTACCAAGAGCTATTGATTTGGTGAATAGGAATAGGCCTTTTGGGTTTCAGTATAACCATAATTATTCAGATAACAATGCCACTGAGGTTGAGATCGGAACTGTTGAAGGAGATGTGGTTTCAATTGAAAAAAGTAAAACTAATAACAATTCAGTCTCAACTATATACAAGGCAAATGGAGAAAGGTTCAAAGGCAAGGTAGTGCCTGACATGGTCAGCTCTATCCTCAACCTTGGTGATTTGAACTATCAGAACCAACTTGAAGCAAGAAAACTATCATTATCCACTCCTGGGGATATTGCCAAGATAATAAATAAGGCAGTCAAGGCAGAGCAGTCTCATATGATGATAAAAGCAGCCAATTCAAAGATTGACTCTATGAAGGCTGAATGTAAAGTCCATAAGAAGGATATAGAACGTGATGAAGCAAGGCTTGTAGATTTTGAAGGGCTTGATCAAGTAAGTGTTATGATAGCTGACGCAGAGGAATTATCAGATGAAAAAGTAAAACTTATCGATGAACTTCAGTCTATATCTGAACTCATAGAAGATTGGTATGATTCTGATGAGGATGAGCATCGATATTCAGATTTGCCAAAGATACAAAAGTCCATTGGGAGGCTTGAGTTTAAAATAGATAATTATAAAACTTTATCCGCTGATAAAAATAGCTTGGATGAGCTGGTCAATGAACATAACAAGGCAAGCTCAGCATCAGATATCAAAGTAGACACAATAAGCAAGCTGATATCCGATGCTGAAGAAATTATAGACAGTATAGACAATTTGGAGGAAATAGGTGATGAACTATGTAATTTGTTTGATGCCATAGACAGAGTTGATGAAACATCCGGAAAGTCAGCCAATGCGTCAGGTAAATTAAAGGATGAACTGTTAAAGCTTGGTAAGTGCCCATTTTGTGATACTAAAATTACCAAGAAGAAAGCATTGGAGGTCATTAGAAAATATGAAGTTTGTTAGTTTAAGCGACATACATTTGGTCACTGCTAATCCTGTTGCGAGAAAAGATAATATTTTGGATACTCAAAATTTGAAGCTGGAATATGCTTTTGAGTTTGCCGCAGATACCGGCTCATCTATACTTCAAGCAGGTGATTTTCCTGATTCCCCAAGAAGCTGGCATTTGCTGCCAATGCTTATAAGGATGATTCAGAAGCATGGAGTTCAGATATTTGGCGTGTACGGCCAACATGATACATACCTATATTCAGAGGAATTAAGGCATGCAACTACTCTTGGTGTGCTTAACCACATAGGCCTTATCAACATAGTTGATGATGAGCCGTATGAAGCGGAGCCGGGAACTTTTATTACAGGTGTCAGTTTTGGCGGTGAAGTGCCAAAGCCTGTTGAAGGTGCAGATTTGAATATTCTGGTTATTCACAAAGGGATATCAAACGCCCCACTATGGCCTGGTCATAAGTATACAAAGGCAAGTTCTTTCCTCAAAAAGCACAAATATGACTTTATTCTGTGCGGCGATATTCACAAGAAGTTCATTAACAGGTCAAAAGGCAGGATTATCTGCAATACTGGACCTATGTTAAGGATTGAGGCTACTGATGAGATGCTTACTCATAAACCAGGGTTTTATGTTTATGATACAGAAGATCGCAGCATCCAATGGGAAGAGATACCACATCTACCATCTTCAGAAGTGCTTTCCAGAGACCATATAGAGTCAAGGCTGAGAGCAGAGGAAGCAGCAGAGGAGTTTTCCTCTGGCATTAAGCAAATGCTCAAAGAGGACGGCTATGACTTTGTTACTGATAAAGATAAGTATAGTTTTATAGATACACTTCATAATATTATACAGTCAGGAAGTCTTGAAGATGAAATAACTAAAATTTTGATTGAGATAGCGGGTGAAATCGATGACACCAGAGCAAAAACTGATTAGTTTGAAGGATATCGCAGAGTCACTGATAACAAAGGTAGCAATAGCCAAGTCTGAAAAGGCAAAGATTATCAAGAATCTGCAGAAAAGGCACAATATTAAGACTATAGATGCAGCTATTGCCAGAGCAGATGAAATATCAGAACAACTTCCCGAACTTGAAAAGAGCCTAAGCACTCTTGTTGATGACATAGAGCTTAGGTTGAAGAGGATTGAGGATGAGCAATAATTTATCTGCTTTAAAGGAAAAATATATAAAGCTTGAGTCTTCCCGTCAGTCTATCCAAGATTCTATAGGTCATAAGACAGAAAGGATAGCTATACTGGATAAAAGAATAATGGACTATATCCAAGCAAGGTCCATTGTTTCTGAAATTGCCCAAGCAACAGTAGGGAAGTTTTTGGCTAATATTGAGAAGATTATATCCAGTGCATTAACTTCTGTTTTTGAAAAACCACTACAACTTAAACTTGACTTCAAAGAAAAGGCCAACAGACTACAATGCAAATCCATTATCATAGATAATGGTTATGAATATGATCCACGCTATGATAAAGGCGGAGGTATGCTTGATATACTTGATTTTGCATTTCGTATTGTCTTTTGGGCTATAGAAAGGCCAAGGAGAAGGAACTTAATCATATTAGATGAGCCCTTTACCGGCTTAGGTGTAAAAGCAGTAGAAGCAGCTATAATGCTTAAACACTTATCCAAAGCAGTATCAGAGGCGTTGAAAACAGAGCCATTACAGATAATCATATTGACTCATATAATTGAATTGATGCAGGTATCTGATACCTGTTATAATGTGACTAATGACGGAACTACGAGTACAATCAAAAGACTAAAGTGATTCAAATGGCTACATATGTTTACACTTTTAGTTGTAATTGCTTAGTACCAACATCAAAAAGGCTACCAAGAAACCAGAAAGGACGCAAGGCTTGCCCTATTCATGATACAGCAGTTGTCAGTATTGAGAAGCTTTGCTCATGTTGTAAGTCGGCTACAGTACACCACACCAATTATTTCCTATGTATAGATTGCTTCAGAAAACCAACCAACCCATTTGATGAGGAAGGTGAACTTCCATGGCCAAATCTCAGCAGCAGCAGCTCTTCTTAATAGTGTTATTTTAACGGTCAGTTTATTAGTTAAAATGGTGCTATAGTATTCTATTAAGTGCCTTTCAAAATACTTCTAATTTTTTCAAATAAAAAAAGTCTTTATTTAAATATAAATTTTTTATATATTACTCCTTATGCTTTCATATTATAGGAGGGAACTGTATGGAGAGGATTAGGAGACCAACAAGAGCTGATACGAGAGTGCCAAGGAAACCAGGTAGGAAGAAGGGGCAAACTGCTGGTATAACATGGCGTAGGCAATTGTTCATTAATGCTTATTGTGAAATGGTAGTACCAAGTGTCTATGCTGCTTTCAAGAAGGCAGGGTATAGGGCAAGGGGTGCTCCAGGTAGGGTTGCAGCTTGGAAGGTGAGGTGGCAACCTGATGTAGCTGAGGCTATTAGGGAACGTCAGCTGAGGATGAGGGCTGAATCGGAGCTGACTGAGAGGGATATTCTTGAGGAGTTGAAGAAGATAGCCACTATAGATGTCAGGAACCTGTATAATGGTGACGGGTCACTAAAGGCTTTGCATGAGATTGATGATTATACTGCCGCTGCTATAGCTGGTGTTGATATAGCTATTAACAAGGAAGGTGAGGCCTATATTAGGAAGGTTAAGACGTGCGACAGGCAAAAGGCCTTGTTAATGTATGGCAAGCATTTAGGCATGTTTACTCCTGATAGGACAAGTGATAATCAAGGTGCTCCGGTTGAGCTGATAATTGAGGAAGACAAGGATGACTGATAATGTGACACCTAATAGGACAAGATATCTTGCCCGGTCTCATCAGATGAAAGTAATCAGGTCAACTAAGCGCAATATATTTATGGGTGGTGGAGTAGGGTGTGGCAAAACAGATGCAGGATCACTTTGGGTGGTTAAACAAGTGAAGAAAACACCAAAAGGTGTAATAGGAATAGTAGCTGCAAACTCATATAGTCAGCTAATAGATTCAACCCTAAGAAACCTGTACAAAAACTTCAGAAGCTGGAACATACCTATTTCCCCGTCAGAACCACCTACAAGGCATCATCCTGTCAATTTAAGAGTATGGAATGGAGTAAACTGGATAGAGATTATTTGCCGATCTTTGGACAACTATGCATTGCTATCTGGTGTCGAAGTAGGATGGACTTGGACAGATGAATGCTGGATGACTAAAAGAGAAGCCATTGACATCCTATTTGCCAGATTAAGGGACAGGAGGATGGAGAACCAAATGCTATTTACAACCACTCTTGATGACCCTTCCTCCTGGATGTATGAATTATTTGTGGACAACTTTGATGAAGATATCATGGAAGTCTTATATGCCACAACTTTTGATAATGAAAAGAACTTGGCAAAGGGTTATATATCCACTTTGCAAAGGTTGTATGATAGAAGACTTTATAAGAGAATGGTGCTGTCTAAATGGGTATCCCTTACAGGTGAGCAAATATATCACTCTTTTGACCGGACTAAGCACAGTAATGAAATAGCCGAATTTGACCCAAATTTACCTATACTTTGGAGTCATGATTTCAATATTGGGGTTGGAAAGCCAATGTCCTCTTGTCTATGCCAGATGAAGAATGGTGAGTCTCCAAGCGGTATATTTAGGCCGGAACTTCATGTATTTGATGAAATCATATTAGATGGGACAAGAACACAAGGGGCAATAGAAGAGTTCCAGTCTTCAGACTATTACAGGAAGGGCTTATCAGGCGTTGTGATCTATGGAGATGCTACTGGAAGGCATAGGGATACCCGAAGTAATAGGACTGATTATACACTGCTGGAAAACGAAGGATTCACAGATCAGAAAGTCCCAACAAAGAATCCTCCTATTAGAAGCAGGCATAATGCTGTTAACTCTTTGTTGCAGAATCAAGAGGGTGATGTTAGATTGATAGTGCACCCAAGATGCAAGACTATTTTGAAAGGGTTGGAAACAGTTCATATTAAGAAGGGTGCTCAATATATAGAGGAGGAAACCAGGGAGCAACACGTCACAACTGCATTAGGGTATTTAGTGAATCGTGAGTTCCCAATAGAAAGGCCTATGGCTGTAAGCCAAGAGGTATGATATTGGAGGTAATTATGAAAGCTGAAAATTCTGTTAATGTGCCGACTGAAGACTATTTAACCTATATGGCTCATTTAAGCCCTGTCTTGTCATTGCTTAGTGGGACAAGAGGCATGAGAGAAGCCGGTGAGATGCTGTTGCCAAGATCAGAGGGGGAATCAGAGAAGGGTTATGCAGCAAGGCTTAAAAGGTCATTTTTGAAAAACTATTTCAGAAGGACGTTGCAAAAGATGACAGGAGAAGTGTTGTCTAAAAAGATTGTTGTGAATCCTCAGAGTAGTTCTAAAGAAATTGACTTGATTGTAGCAGATGTTGATCAGCTTGGGAATGATATAACAAGGTTTTCAGGACCTGTATTGTTAAGTGGTATAGCAGATGGCTTCACAGCAGTTCAAGTTGACTATCCGGATGTCAAAAAAGTCGAGAAGGATGGTATCTTGTACTATAATGATGAAGATGGCCCTGATCCTGGGTGGAAGCAATTTACTGCTGAGGTTGAGCAAGCAAAAGGCTGGAGGCCATATTTTATTCATATCAAATCTAAGAACATCATAGGAGGTAGGGCTGAACTTGTTGATGGGAAAATAGTGATAAAACAACTTAGGATCAAAGAATATTCAGATGAACCTGCTGGCAGCTATGGGACAAAGAGGGCTGAGCATATCCGTGTTCTTGAGCCAGGCAAGTGGGAGTTATATGAAGAAATCAAAGATGCTAAAGGGCAAAAAACATGGGAAGTAATAAAAAGCGGAACAACGGCGCTTAACTATATTCCTGTTCATTTTTACAAAACTGGCGAAGCACTATCATTACTTACCAACAAACCTCCATTAGAAGATTTGGCAGACATGAATATATGCCACTGGCAGTCAAGTAGTGACCAACGCAATATTTTGCATTACTCAAGATTTGCTATGTGGTTCGGGAAGATGCTACCTATAGATGGGACCGGCAAAGTTAAGTTTGGGGGCAATAGGCTTTTACTTGGCAAAGACCCAGAAAGTGATTTAAAAGTTGTAGAGCATACAGGGAAAGCAATTGAGGCTGGACGGAATGATCTGAAGGATTTGGAAGAAGGTATGGCGATGTACGGCTTGACATTCATGATGCCAAAGACTGGTAATATAACAGCAACAAGTCATGCAATTGATAGTAGTGAAAATGATAGCTCTTTAAAGCTTTGGGCACTGCAATATCAGGACTTTCTGAAGAGCTGCTTTGAAACGGCGTTGGATTTTATGGGGGCTGAAAGTGAAGTGATAGTTGAGGTGAACACAGATTTCAAGTCATTTCTGGAAGATGTATCAGTTCAAGCACTGCTTAAAGGATTTGAAAAGGGGCTGTTCCCAAGGGAGTTGGTATTTGATGAGTATAAAAGAAGAGGCATCATCCATAGTGAAACAGATTTTGTTGACGTTTTGGCTATGATAGAAGACGATTTGAGATCAAGTACTGTTTAATATTTGATGAACCTTGTTGCTGTTTCTATAATAATATAGGATATAAAGTTTTATAATTTACATAGAATGGCCAGCCTATAATAGGGGGATCAATATGAAACAGGAAATTAAAAAATTTGCTGAGAGGGTAGAATCTCTTTTAATAAGGAAATATCATTCATCCTCACGAATCGGTATAAACTTCGGTAAGAAGTATGCCAAGTTAATTCATACTTCTTTCGAAACAACCCAAACAGTCTTTTGTTTTGTAGTTATTGAAACAGGAGATATCTTAAAACCTGCCAATTGGAAAACCCCGACAAAAGGTTTACGTGGCAATATTAATGATGAGCACAAAGGAATGTCATGGGTCACACCTACCGGTATTCGCTCAAAAAGATAATCAACTAAAGTAAAGGTAGGTTGTTATGAAAGTTGCAAAGCTTTTCAGGAACTTGATCGAAAACCAACAATTCATCAATTGGAAGACTTATGATTTGGTTTGCCAATCAATAAAGAAATGGCACAATATATGTTATCATTTCGGTGAAGACCGTCGGGCTTTTAACTGCTCATTATGTCTTGAGTATCAGGAAGTGCAACAGGGCAATTGTTGGGAGCTTTGTCCTCTTTCAGTAGTTATGGAAGAACATTGTAATGATGACAGCTCTGTATGGAAGAAATGGTTTAGTCATAATATGGAGCATTATCAGTATGTTTATCCTGATATTGATATTGTAGGAGATGTAAATAGAGTCGTGCCTAATTGCAGTATTTGTCTTGAGCTGGCAGAAAAAATGCTTTTTACCCTCGTCATGCTGAACACCCTTATATTTGTGGGACTAAGCCATCATGGGAAAGCAACTGCAATCGAAAGGCGTACTCCTCCAGAAATGCAGAAACATCATCTTTGTGTTGCTATGGAACTAATGATGGCAAGAATGGAACTAATGATGGCAAGAAGTGAGATGGACAAGGTGTTTTGTGATACCAAAAAAGGTAGGTAATAATGGATAAATTATGTCTGTGGTGTGATAACTTCCATATGGACCCCGGATGCGATGATTATCCCGAATATACGCCGGGAGACCTTGCGGAAGTCTCTTGTTCTAAAGGTCGCTATTCATTAGTAGATTATATTACAAGGGAGGAGTATTCAAAGGCGATATTAACTGCTGTTGACTGTAATGACTTTTACCTTGATCCTGCCGTTAAAAATCTTCTAATGGAGAAGGGTATTTTGTGGGGGTGATTGAATGAGTGCCATTTGGGTACATGAAGTTTGTGGTAATGCTCCTGTACACCCTGAAACTCTTATATGTATGAAGTGCCAAACACCTGTTTTTCTGGAGGAGTGCAATAAGTGGCAGGTGTCGGATGAGTGGGTTAGTAACCACCCAGCCGCATCTATATATCTGGTGGATGTGTCAGGAATGAGGGATAAAGCAAATGAAGATAAAACAGATAGATGAAAAAAATAAGATGGATTTAATAAAACATTTAACCCGGCACAAAGAATTTTCTGAAAAAACCTTTGGGCCAGGGAACAGAACATTGGGTCTTTGTAATCACATTGCAAAGGAGTTGGAGGAAATAAAGTCCTCCCCTTTCGATCTTATGGAATGGATTGATGTTGTGATTTTGGGTTTTGATGGTGCTTGGAGAGCCGGTTTCACACCTGAAGAGATTGCAAAGGCGTTAGAGGTTAAGCAGTCTATCAACAAGGAAAGAGAGTGGCCCGATTGGAGGACAGCAGAATCAGGGAAGCCCATAGAGCATATTCGCACAGTGAAAAGTGAAGGGAAAGTGAATAATGGGTTGTGAATTTTCAGACAGAGTAAGAGCGTTTAAAATAAAGATGGTGCAAGAGTTGTTTGACCAACTTACCGAAAGTGACAAGCAAGCATTTGTCTGAACATATGGTGACATAAACAAGATTCCAGAGGATAAAACATACCGAATTTATTACCACTGCAAAAGAGCATTGAACCACCGGGCAGCCATTGCCACTAAGGCGAAAGGAAGGAAATAATGAAAAATGGAAATTCAAGCAGAAAAAAAAGTCTGGGTTGCCTGGACGAACACAGATCGTAATGAGGGGCGAGGGTCCGAAATCCCTCTTGCGGTCTGTGAAACCAGAACAACCGCCGAGCGTATCGGCAAGGCGGGCGGAGTCCAGGGTCATGACTGTAAGGTTACCGAGGAAACCGCAATAAAGGTAGATAACCGCTGGCTTGTCCCGGTCATAGTCGGAATCCAGGAAGCAACTGACGAAGATATTCGAAAAGAGAAAGCGGAAAAGCGCCTTTCCGCCACTTTAAAAAAAGCCAAAGACGCAGGCTTGTCAAGGGAAGAGATAGAAATTTTAAAAGGAAGTGGATGAACCCCATTGCCGGAAAGGAGAGGATATAAAAATGAAAGAGTTTGGATATTTTGAAGGTGATCCTGCAAAAATACACCTAATGAGTGTTAGGATTGGTGGGGGAGAATATACTGTTTGTGGGCTAGCTTACGATATTGGAGGACCGGAAGAAGAGAAATCATGGTTAGGTGATTTCATTACCACCAATAAGCGAACGGTAACTTGCCCAGGTTGTATCGTTGAAATAAAAAATTGCAGAGGCGTTAAGTGCGCTTCATAACCGGTCCACGCCGGGCAGGAAGGGAATTATGAAAATAAGAATTAAATTACCGCAGAACAACCCGTCATGATTACGCCGATCAGACACCCTCAACGATGCGTTAAAGCGTGCTGATTTTTTGGCCGATCCGCATGGACGGTGGTATTCCGGCATGATGTCCGATAGGAAAGATTTACGCCGAATTGCATTATTAGCGAAGGAGTAGCTGAAATGACTATCGATGGAGATACAATCATAACCAACTGAACAGGTCAATGCAGGTTGTTGAGGGCATAAAGCGCAATCTTCTTCGGCTGGGCCGTAGGACCCCTTGCAATCATATTCCTGTCTCATGGCCGGATAAACTTGATAAAGACAAAAAATAATTTATATCTTTTTTCTATAATAATATATAATGGAATTAATCGGGGTGTGGCCCAGCTTGGTAGGGCGCTTGCCTTGGGAGCAAGAAGTCGTTGGTTCAAATCCAACCATCCCGACCATTAAAATACGCACCGAAGACCATGGGGTCAAACTGGTTCCAGACCAGTAGAATAGGGTTCGATTCCTTATCGGTGAGCTAAGAGAAGTAGAGTGTAGAAAAGGAGATGATATGTTAAAGGTTTATATCTCAAAAGATTATAGGTGAAACCCTATTGGTGTAATATTGTCCAAGAATCAGGCTATGGCTGAAATAGCCTTTGTTGCTATGAAAATAGGACATCATATCATAGAAGAAATTGACCTTACAGATGAGGATGTCGGGGTTAATGGTACTGTATTCTTGTTGAGTTCGGTTGAAAAAAAGATTGTAGGTTCGTCCGGCAAAACAATAGAATACCGTCACTGGCATAGAGGCATATGAGGAGAACTGCATGGCTGAAAATAAAGTTGAAGAAATATTATCCGAGCTATCTTTAACAGGGGAAGCTGTTTTGGATAATTTAGATAAAAGTCCTGAATTTATTACCTGGAAATGGTTGGATATTACCTACCAGTCAATAGTAAAGTGGCGTAACATTCGGTTTCATAATGGCAATGATCATAAGATGCAAAATTGTGCTTTGTGCCAGGAGGCTGATAATATATTTGCCCGTCCACTATATAGCCTTGATAAAGATGCCGAGCACCATCTTTGTGATTATTGCCCACTTGGTGTTTGCATTGCTGAATGTGATGATGTTGGATCACCATACTGGGAATGGAATGATTATTTATATTCTTTTGAGCATGGTTTACACTCTGCGAAGGAAGATAAGAGTTTGGGGTTGGCTGATAACATGATTTATATGTTGTTTTTTCTTCACTATTCGATAAAATTGAAATTATATATCAAATATAAAATATCATCTTATGCTTATTTTCAAGATAATGTAGAACCGGAGTTATATGATTATGCCTTGGTTTCTTGGTGGGCATTAATGGGATGTAGTTTAGGAATGGGAGTATATAACGGATAATTGGAAGAACTTTAGTGTGAATTCAATCATTTGTACTATTTAAGGAGGAGTAATGGAAAAACTTGCAAAAGCGGTAAAACTTGCGGTGGAAATAAAGGAAGAGTCATTTGATAAGGAAATGGCCGAAGAAAATAAAGACAAAAAATTCTTTGATTTTAACAAATGCTACAAAATCTCTTTGAGGGAAGCTGCAGACAAGGCTGCTGAGAAAGTTGGGTTTGATGAGAGGGGAGCATTTCCGGTTTATCTTCTGTTAGAATATTGCTGGAATGATATTCTTGATTGGGCAAAAAAGTTCGATTAAGAGTTGCATAAAGAGACTATAATAGATAAAGAACTATAAAATATTTTAGGGAGAAAAAAGATGGCATGTATAAATAGAATTGGGACAAGCACAAGAAGATCAGACTTGTCTATACATGCCATCTTTTTTCGGCCCTTTTACGTCGGAAAGCCTGTCATTATTATTCCCTTTGCCATAAGTGTATTATTCTTCGCAATGGGTAAATGCGTCCGGCGTTTGGGATATTCATTGACCCCGGTTTTTGCCAATTGGGCCAGGAGCCCAATTCTAAAATTTATTCTTACTGCCCGGTAGTTTTTACTGACCGGGCAGAACTGCTGTTCTGTTGGACACTTATTGGACCGACGAGAATAGTGGTGACTCTACTACGCCATAAAAAAAGTATATAATTAGTATGGAGGACAGAAGCCAAATGAATGGACTTCTTAAAATTGAAAGTTGGCGTATTGTGTGTGTGGCCGATACTTGCTAACATAATCATCGGCTTCATGTAGCACCTCAAGGGCATAGTCCCGAGTCTCTGTTGAAGAAGAGTAAGATCATTGACTATGCCCTTGAGTCGGATAATTGTGAAGTTTCCGGTTGCTGTGGGAATATTGCTGATGAACTACCTGTACCCGCCGCACCGGTCGGTATTAAACCCTCGCTCGGCACCACTCGGCATTGGTCTCGATTATTTTCACCGACTGAAAGTAGTTACTGTAACGGTGATTGATTCGACTTATAGATTGTGCTGTACCGGGCCAGGAGAGACATTGTCATTGTAGATTGGCATTAACCCTTTCCCCTCCCCGGCAGACTTACTTTTGGTGTTCCAGTTATGTATAGTGATGTCGGTGGTGCTGGTATTAACACCTTGGTTCTGCCGGGGGTTTTTGAGGTTGAGTAGTTATCTGTTCCCGTAGTCCAAAAAGGCAAAGGACACGAGGCTTTCAATCTCGGTACGTGGGTTCAAGTCCCACCGGGAACACCAACCTGCTTTATTGAAATTAACAAAAGGGCAGTGGTCGTTTATGGCCCTGCCCTTTTCTTTTTGGTTCTTTTGGTAGAATAGGAGCAGATATGAAAGCTTTCATTTTTAGGGTTTTCTGTGATGATTACAATACTGCTCATGTGATAAGAAAGACCATAGAGCTTATTGGAAATGGCGATTCTGTTTGTGTAACTACCTTTGATGGTAGAAAGTATGAAGTTGTGCAGCAGCAGAATTTACCTGTCAAAGTAAGATCGGAAGTGCCTTTTGTCAATATCATGGCTGGTGCTACATTTGATCTTGTGAAGAGTCGCACTTGTGGGGAAGGATACTTGCATAGGGGGAGTGAAACTCTGCTACCTATAGATTTTGTAATGCAAAACTTGGAAACAGGAGGTTTTACCGGCTTTTTTTAAGAAAACCATAATAAGGAGTTATAAGGATGATTAAAAGAATTATCGAGATTAATATGAATGATGAAGATTTTTACAAAGTGGTGGCTTTTGTTTCTAAAATGGCAGGTATGGTTGCTGCCGAAGGTAAGGGTGAAATTGAAATATATGACGATGCTGATTTTAAGGTAGTTAAAAGGCAGGAGAAGTATGTCTTAACCGAGGACTATCATGGAATAAAAAAGGGGACCATTGCATATTTGGAAAGAAGAGGTCCTGTTTCCAGTAATTCATATACATTGATTGGTCCTGATGGGGAGGCACCTTTGGTTGTTGGTCGCAGCTTTGTCGAAACCGAAAGACTTTTTGAACCCTATAAAGGGTAGGGCAAGATGAGCAAAAGGGGAAGCAATGGAATTTATATGGTTTTGGATTTGTAAGGGGGCGGCTGAATTTTTAATCGGCTTGTTTTTTGTCGGAGCTGTGTTCTCGGTTATATTTGCCGGTGATTTTGCCAAGATGATTAAACAATGGCGATGCAAACATAAAAAGTATTACAACTACGCAGGACAGGCAAAGTGTGTTAAGTGCCGTAAAGTTCTTGGTAGTTATCAGGAGTTCGAAAATGGAGGCAAAATGAAAACTATTGAAAGTAAAACTACCTGTCCGATGTGTGGGCATAATAAATGGGAAGTACAGAAGAAGACTTCCGGCATGGGTGTTTTCATTCTGGTTATCGGTTGGATAGTATCGTTGTCGGCTTGTTCGAAGGTTGCAACGTCCGCTTCTATTGGTGGTTTTGGTGGAATACTTTCGGGTATTCTTATTTTTATTCCATTGATCTTGATCTTCTTTTTTACCGCAAGGAAGTATGATAATATTGATTATGTTTGTTTGAACTGCAAGCATATAACAAAATTATAGGGGTAGAACTATATTAGCAGGTCAGTTGGTGATGGAAGGAGACTTTATGCAAAAAATAATAGTGATTGAGTCTAACGATGAACTGTTCCTTTCCAGCTTCCTTGACGCCTTGGATGGAATCATGATTCCCCCTAAATTTGGTGAATTTAAAACCTATATAATGTATGATGGGGATGGTAGTACTCCAAACTACTGCTTTGATCCTGATAATCCCCATCCTAAATTCAAGGTTGTTCAATCTTTAGTGGATAAAAACAAATATCGAAAGGGGTGTCAAAATGACTTTGCCAAACCCGAAGGATAGAGAAGAAATGGTTAAATTGTTGGGCAAGATGATTATAGCACTTGAGGATGATCCTGATGTTAAAAAAAATATTTTTACCCCGGCATTACTGGTTGTGATTCAAGGCTTAAACTTCGCCTTGAAAGCAGGACTGCAGGAAGAGCTAATTGTGGCGCTTGACGATGTAGTTCAGGAGTCCATCGAGAAGACAAAGCCTAAGCCTGAAAGGAAAGTGATAGAAGTCTATTGGGTAAAACTAAATGATCTAATTACACTTCTGACTACCGAACCGGTGACTCCCGGCAAAGACCGTTCTTTTCCTGTTTTGGGATACATTGAACGTGTTTATAAAACCGGAATATGGTCTGTTTGCTTTCTGCCGGATGGGTCAAAAACACAAACAGATGCGGTTGTGATGGTTTATAAAACCAATAGTCAAGAATCAGCACAATCTAAACTTATTAGTTATATTGAGGAGAAAACGAATTGCCCATTAAAAGAAGTAAAGACCCCAGCAAGATAGTTGAGCGGTGTAAATTAAGATTAAACCTGTGCGAAGATATAGCAGCACAGTGAATTTGAAAACACTTTAATGAAACCACACAACCTCTGCTAAATAGATTATAATAAGAGTAGATAGGCTGATCATTAACTGTTCGGCCAAACTCTTTAAGGCCTATAAAATTTTTACCCTATACCCTTATATTAGTTTTTTATTTTATGCTGATAGAATCTTAAATAAACAGACAAGGATTAAAGATTATGGG